TATACCATTTAATTTTGTTTTGTCGGTTGCACTCATAAGACCAGCTGTAGATGTAGTAGCTTCACTATATGTTGTATCTTCATCTATTGGTGTTTTCCATGTTCCATCGCCACATAAGAATTTAGTTTCATCTCCTGCAGTTGGAGCTGGTACAAGTCCTTTTTTTCCATTTGTACTTGCCGTGGCACCATTCATTATTGCTGGTAAATCATCTATAGAAGATATGGTTTTTAATGTGTATTCCACAGAACCATCTGTTATACTCATTATTTATCCCCCTTTTTCTATTAAGTTATTACCAAACATTTATAAGATTTTAAACATATACATTAAATATTTTTATTTTAGAAGGATTTTTGTAAAGTAAAACAATACCATTAAAATAAATTTACATAAAAGAAAAACATAGATAAAAATATATTTATTTTATGTATCTACGTTTATAATTTTTAAAATAACTTAATAGTTTCTAAAAATAAAATGGTGAGTTATTACGATTTCCTTCATAAAAGTACATATATAAGATATAAATAGTAAAAATGTATTTATTTTTACTATTTTTTTATATTGATTTTTTAATTTTCCTTGAATATATTGAAAAATCTTAGCATTTTATAGCAGTCTAATAAAATACATGATAATAACTCACCATAAAAATTAAAGGGAGGATTAAAAAATGAATATAATTGATGGTTCTGTCGAATACGAACTGAAAACTATTCCTTCTATAGAAGATTTAAATATAAGCGACTTTGCACATACATTTTTAGATGATACTTCGGCGAGTGAAGTTAGAAATACATTGGATTTAATCAGCAAAAATGAATTGGGTTATCGTCAGTCTAATACAACATACTCTGTTGGCGACATCACATACCACAATACATTACCTACAGGATGGTACTTAGAGTGTACTATTGGAGGTATGAGTGGTAGCAGTGAATTAACGATTAACAACCCAAGCATTAATGGTACGGTTACTGATGGTACTGTAACGTGGACTATAATGAAAAATTTGTCTGTGTGTGGTAATATAACACCTAATGGTTTTACCATAATGACAGAAAACAATAACGGCAGTATTCAAATTCACTCGGGGTCAGTTTTTTATAATGGATCACATTTAGTATTATTTGGCAAAGACTATAATGATGGGGAATCCGGAATGTTTAGACTATGTGCTGCGAATGGCGATGAATGGAACGTGAAAAGATTAGACGGATCTCCTGATGGCAGTTTGACATGGGATTATAATGACCTTGCAGGCTCAGCCATCGTCACAAAATCACTCGGCACGAATGGCTATATTAAGTATGCATCGGGGTTGATTGTGCAGTGGGGGATATATGAAGTTACTGCAGAATCAACAGATGATTTTACTAATGAAAATATTCCTGTACTATTTCCTATTAGTTTTGCTACATATGCCAACGCTACATGTATGCCCTGGTCAAATGATAATTTCTCTCAAAATATTTTTGCCATAACGGGTGGTATTTCGATATACTCTATGAATATGACTCTAAAAGGGAGACGCACCGCTGGTCGGGGCTATGGTTTCTACTGGCAAGCAATTGGTTATTAAGGAGGCATAACAAATTGAACTCTGTAAATTCGACACAAATGATAGACACACTGAAACTCTGTTGGTTTGCAAATTTATCAAAGAAGAAAAAAGGGATATGTTTCAATTAATTTCTTCAAAAATTTTAAGAAATATAGAAGTTTAATGTACGAATATACTTATCTAATATAAATGGAATTTACAAAAATAAAAATAATTAAATCATTTTTATCATTTATATATTTATATACGTACACCTATTGGTACTCTCCAGAGACATTCTAGAGTGTACATGAATAGTTTATACAAAACAAAACCAGGTTATATAAAAATAGAGAGGAGCGGAAATCCTCTCTTTTTTATAACAAACATAATGATACACAAAGATATGTCAAATTTGATTCATTATAAGGTAAACAAAATTTTACCTTATTTTTTATTGCCACATTATGATCTATTTTATAAATAAAGGAGTGATATTAGATGGCAGAAAGAGAACAGTTAAAAAATATTATTGAACAATTTATTTTTAAAGGATATGCCACAAAAGAATTTGATTTTTGTAATAAAACATGGGTCTTAAAAACAATTTCATATGATGAACGTAATGAAATCTCTAACTATGTTTTAAAGCTCGATTTAGATGATTTAACAAGGCAAAGAAAATTTCAATCAATGATTTTAACAAAATCTCTTCTGTCTATTAATAGTATCACTTTATCGGACGAACAAAAATCACAGTTAATCGATCATTTATCTCCTATATTATTTGATAAATTATATGAGAAATATGATGAATTGGAATATATTCAGCATGAAGCTATTTCTCACGAAGATATTATAGAAGAATTTACACAACCATCATTTGAACGCATTAAATTTTATGTTATGCAAGATGCACACGCATTACCAACAGAACAACGAGTAAAAGATATGAATGATTATCAGTGGTTATGGTATTGGTATAATATGCGTAAAAAATTTGATGAAGATGAAGAATTAGAAAAAGCAAAACGTGATTATTTATGTATGTTTATGAATCCTGAGCTATTTAGTCATATAAAAGAAAAAGAAGAAGCATTAAAAGATAATTCTCCTTTACAAGGTATGTCTAAAGTTAGTTATGGAAGTACCATATCTGACGATGATTTTGACGAAAAATTAAAAGTTATGATGGAAGAATCAAATGAAGAATTTACTGAATTACCAGGAAGTGAAGTAAAAGGAAATCAGTACGAATCTCAGGAAGATTTTATAAAACGTACATTGGCTTTTGAACAATCTGCAGAGGAATATAATCAACAACATTTTAATCAAGATTTAGATGAAATTATACCAGTGGAGTGAGGTGAAAAAGTTTGGCGACAAATACAAAATTTGGTGCATTAGACCAAGCACAAAATACTAATATAGCAAATACTACATTTAATGATTCTTATCGTGAACAATTAAAAACAGATGCAAATGCACAGATTCCGTTTTTAAATATGAGAAATAGTATTCCTAATTCTCAGCATGTAACAGAAAATTCATCTTTAGATGGATTAGGAAGACAACTAAATGAAAACAATTACTCTACTGGACAATCAACGTCTCGTCCTGCTGGTGTTGTAGATACTATTCCTATAAATGATATTAAAACACCTGCTTCTTCAAAACCAGCTCAAAGGTTTGTTAATGTTACTCAAGAAGAACAAACTGCAAGAGAACACATTGTTGGAGCAAATGTAATTCTAAGGGGATTATCGGAAAAAATAGATGATTTAAAATCTCAATTAGAAAGATTTGAATCTTTAACTAACAATAATATAATTTCTAATGATGTTTTTAGTGACTTACAATTATTAAGTGATGCAATAAAAGAAGTTAGCGACATCATGATGGATGTCCAAAACATTAACGAAAAAACAAATATTGGAAATCTTGCAAAACAAGTAGAAAATATTTCTAATACAATTAAAGATGCTATAAATGTTTCTGAATTTAAAAAGCAGATTGAAAGTAATTATGAAGAAGTTTTAGAAAAAGTTAATAAAGAAACAGCTGAAAAAATTAATGAACAATTTTCAGCATATAAAGAAGTACTATCTGTATTTGAAAATATTCCCAAATTCATTGACGAATCTATAAATGTAGAAACATTACAAACATTTTTTGATTTGGTCCAGAAAGTTGTTGATGCTGCTAATGATGCAGGAAATGTTGTTTCTGATGTAGCTGAAAATGTTAACGATTTAGCTGATGATGTTAGTGGATTATCAGACCAGACAAAATCAGGAATAGACGCAGCTGAGCAAGTTGGAGAAACAATAAAAGATGTTTCTGAACATATTAAATTACTTCAACAGCAATATGGAGATAGTGTAAAAGCTATTGATGAAGTAGAAAAGGTAACTGATACATATTTAAGAAATGTCCAAGATGCTATTGCTGGAAATGTAAATACATTCATGACTGAAATTAAGTCATTAATGGATAAAAATGATACCGAAGCCATTGTTAATCTATTAAATCCTGAAACTTCTGGTTCATTTGGTGAAATTCCAAAAACGATCGCTGAAGTAGTATCACAATTAAATGAAACAGCTGAAACTGCAGCGGAACAAGATAATGGTCTTGAATCAATGGTAAAAATGATTCAAGGAATCAGACTTTTTTCTTCCAATACTACCAATATTATGGATTCCATGTATAAAAATATCAAAGAAATGGGAGAAAAAAGTCATAATGATGATTTATTAAAATCAGCTGAAAATCTAAAAACACAGATTGATGCTGTAAGAAAAGTTCAAGAAACAACAAATGCCACTTTACATCAAGGATTAAATGAAGTAGTATTAAGACAAAGTACTCAAATTCAGGAATCTTTAAAAAATGTTAATAAACCTGGCACAAAAGAATATATGAGCTCGTCTATGGATTTAGCTCAAAAATTCACAGATACATCTATTCAAAATATTGGATATGCCGGGAGTAATTTACAGAATGTATCTAATGCCTTAATGATGGGAAATGCATATCATGATGCTGGTCAACAAGGCATATTATATAGAATGACTTTTGGTAATTTCTTAGGAAATAGAGATAAATTTGCTGGTTCTGTAGAAGCTGCACAGCGAACAAACATTCAAAGTCAAATGGAATTACCAAAAATGTTTGAAGAAGCTAAAAAATTTAAAGCAGCAGGAAATGAAAAAGATTTTAAAGCTTCAATAGAAAATATAGCAAAAATAGCTAATGAAAATGCATTATCACATATGACTATGATGAAAAATGTTAATCTTCATCGTGGACAGTATGATAAATTATCACAAGAAGATAAAAATGCATTAGATTCATCAATAGCTTCTTCTGAAAATGCAGCACAGTCATTATCACAAATTATAGCAGCATTATCACAATTAGACCCTGAAAATAAAACGTTAGATACATTAAAGAAAACAAATAAAGAATTATTAAATACTACTCAACACATTAAAGATATAAAAGCAGAATCTAATCCTATTGCAGATATTTTTAAAGCAGCTACCTCAGGAGTAAAATCTATATTAGGTGTTATAACCGCAGGGGCAGGATTAATGGGATTATCTGCAATAATTCCGACTCCTGGGAATATTAAAAATTTTATATCTAAATCATTTGATTTTTATAAAGAAGATGGACAGAGACGATATGATTTAAGTCGTGCACGTCAAGCAATGGGAGCTAGTATTAGCCCTGGAATGGATTCCTATTTAATCAATGATTTAGCTGATAGATATTATGAAATGTCTGTTGGGAATATTGGATTTGACCAAACAAAAAACTTCTATACTAATTTAGCATATAATGTTGGTGGACATTATGGGTCTAATCCTGAACAAGCATCTAAAGATATGCAAGCAATTACTAATAATACATTTGCATTAGCATATTCATATAATATGTCTGATAGTGATGTTAGTAATTTTATGAAAACATATTATAAAGATATGCGCATGTCAGTTACTGATGCTAGTTATATGATGGTTAAATTAGCTCAGTCTGCACAACAAGCTGGAATTCCTGTAGCTAATTATGTATCAGCTTTAACAAATATGACATCTTCATTACGTGAATATGGAATGTCAGCCGAGAGTATAGCAGGAATGATGGATACGTTAATCAATTCACAAGGATTACGTATGGAAGATGCTCAGGGATTAGTTAATGAAACCGCTAAAGCTAATCGAAATATGGCTAATGACTGGGGAATGTCAGGATTCTTTGGGATGGTGTCTGGTCAAAGCGGGGATTTCTTTGGGAATATTGCAGCTGGATTAACGCCTATTGATTCTCAAGGTAATGTTAATAAAGGTTGGAGCCAGATGATGACACAACGTTTATTTTCAGAAACAGGATTAATGGGTGGAATTGGCGGAGGACCAGGAAGTCCATTAGGTGCTATGATGGTGTCTAATCAATTAAATAAACGTGGTTATTCACAACGTAGCGTTTCCATGTTAACAGACGCTTATGCTAATAATGATATGGAATTATTCCAAACATTATTAGAACAAGCAGAAGAAGAAAAAGATGGTGCTCAAGAAAAATTAACTAAAGCTATGCAAGATGCAGAAAAAAGTATTACTGCATCAGGAACACAAATGTCTGGTATATCTAAAATCCAAGCAGAAGTAACATTAGCTGAGAAAAAACTAGGTGAAGCTATTTATACTCATCTAGACAAACCATTAGCTAATTTTAAAGATATATTTAAAAAAGGTTTAGCTATAGTAGTAGGAGCATTAAAACGAGTAGCTAAAGCATTAGGTGAATTCTTTAATTCTGATTTAGGAAAAAAAGCATTAGACAATCCTGGATATTTAGCCGCCGGAGGAGTAGGTATTCTGGCTGGCGGGAAATTAGCAATGTGGGGCGCAAAACGGGCTGGTAAAGCATTGTTTTCACCAGGCGGAGCAAAAGGTGCGTCAGGAATAACCAAAACATTACTGGCTGCCGCAAAAACAAGTGGAGGAAAAATAGCAGCCATAGCAACTGCATTAGCATTAGTAACCACATTTTTACCTAAAATTGTAGATATTTTTACCAATGGAAGCTTTTCTGCAACGCTCAGTGGATTATGGGAAGGATTAAAATCTTTCTTTGGATTTGGTAGTTCGGACCCACAAAAAGAAAAGAAAAAATTTGAAGCTAAAAAAACAGAAGAAAGTTTGTTTGATGAATTAGCTAGAGAAGGCGGATATAATGAATCCGAACTGACTAAAAAAACAGAGGAAGATTTACAAAAACAAGCTGAAGAAATTTATAGTGGAATAACAAAAGATACTCCTATTCAAGCTGGTGCGACATCTGCTCAAGATTATCAAAAACAAAAAGAAGCACAAATAAAAGACCCTATGGCAATTGCTATGAAAAACGCTGTAGATAAATATGGTGATATGGATGAAGATGATCTAGCTGAACAATTTGGAGAAGAAGATGGTGGATTTAGTCCTCTTGCAACAACTGCTATGCATGCAGTAGGATATGGCGTAACTGGTGCACAATTTTATTATCAGGGAAAAAAATTAGCAGATCAAGCAAAATTAAAAGCTGGTCGTGAAGCAAGATTAAAAGTTTTAAAAGATTATCGAGCAAAACAAAATGCTGCAAACAAAGCTGCAGCTTCTGGTAGATGGTCTCATATGCCATCAGCTGCAAATGCACGACAAGAAGCTGCAAAAGCAGCTAGACAACAAGCAAAATCTGCAGCAACAAAAGCTGCGGAAAAAGCAATAGCTGAATCGTCAATAAAAAATTTAGGAATGAAAGCAATTGCAAGATCGACTGCTCCCTTAACTGCTGGAATTTCAGTTTTTTCAGAAGTTGCAAAATATAATGCAAATCCAGAACAATTTACTATGGGACAACGTGTAGCCCGTGTAGGAATTGATATTGCATCAACTGTTGGTGGAGCTATGATAGGAAGTATGCTCGGTCCTGCAGGAATGATGGCAGGCGGAATGTTAGGGTCTATGGCAGGTGACCAATTAAAAAAATTATTAAAAATTTCAGATGAAGATGGCAAAACATATGCAGAAAAATACGAAAAATCTTCTACATTTGCGGCTGGAAAATATACGGACAATACTAATAGTTTAGTAAATTCTAATGATGCTCGACAAAAAGCTGCGGCTGAAGGATTATCAGAACATAACATAAAATTAACAGAATTAACAAAAGAACAACAGGCAAAATTAGATCAAATATTTAATGAATTAAAAAATCTAGGAATGACAGATTTACAAGCTGCATTAGCTGCAAGTAGTACTCTTGGTGGATTCATGAATGAACAATCAAAAGCTACATATAGTGATAAAGAAAAATCACTTGAAGCAGTTAGACGCGGTTTAAAAGAAGGTGGGTTACAAGGATTTGATGAAAATGCTTCAGATTTAAATAAATCTGCTAATGAAGATAAAATTTCTCGATATAAAGTAGCAGAAACGGTATTATCAAAAGATTTAAATTATGCAACTAAAGATTATATGTATCGTTTAGGTAATCACGTATTAAAATATAAAAATCAAGGTCATACTGAAGTTAAGAGACAAGCTGAATTATTTGCAATGAGAAATTTATCTAGTGATACAAAAGGTGGAACTGCTAGTCAAAAACAAATAGATGATTCATGGAAATATGCTCAATATGTATTACATATGGGTGATTATGAACATTTAGGAAAAGGTACAGAAGAATATGCATTATTATCTGGAAATATGCGAGATGATTCATTTTCAATAGATAAATATATTGATGATAGAATAAAAAATGACCCCGATAAAGGATATAATCGTCCAACTGTATTATCTGCTATAGGTTATAAAGATGAATCTGGTGGTTATAATACATTCGCTCAAGGCGTAAGTAATACTTCAGAAGGTGTAAGATGGGAAGCTGCTGAAAAATATCCTGATATGGGAAGTTCTTCAACATCAAATACTTCAAACGAAAATAAAAAATCAGATAAAGGGAATACAACTTCATCTCCGTCTCCGTCAAGTACACCAGGTTTTGAAAGTTCTCCGATTATGGAAAATATGTCATCTCATGGATTATCATCAGAAGCATCATCAGGAAGAATGCATCCTGTAAAAGGTTATGTACGTCCTCATAAAGGAAATGACTATGGAGCACATTTAAATGATAAAGTGTTTTCCGCAATGGCTGGAAAAGTGACGGAAGTTGATGTTGACCCTGATGGATGGGGAAAATATGTTACAGTTGACCATGGAAATGGATTACAAACAAGATATGCGCATTTTAATAATTATGCTGAAGGATTACAAGTTGGCCAAGAAATAAAAGCGGGACAATTAATTGGATTTGCCGGTAAAACAGGTTCTGCAACAGGAGAGCATGTTCATTTTGAAGTATTAAAAGATGGACAACAAGTTATAGACCCTGATTATATAGATTCAATTGCTCAAGGAAAAGCACCAGGTTCTACTAGTGTATCGCCAAATGCAGCGGGAGCTACTCCAGGAGAAGGTGTTGGTGGAACATCTAGTGAAGAATTTAGAAAAAAATATGGTAATGATTTATTTGCTGCAGCTGAAGCAAATAGAGAACAAGCTAAAAAAATGTTAGAAGCAAAAGGATTAGCAAAAATGGATTATTCTGACAAAATTGCTTCAGGACGATTAATATTAGATGGTACTACAGCATTTTCTAGAGATAGAAGTGTATTTATGACTCCAGAAGGAGTAAGAGGAAAATTCTTATTAAATTCCGGTGTAAAACAATCCGATTTATACGGTTACACTTATAATGGATATTATGATGATAAAGGAACTTTCCATGAAACCGGAGCTATGAAAATTATTCAAAAAGAACAAGAAAAACGTTTAAAAGAATTTGGTCATTTACCTAATTATAATAAAATGATTTCATTACGTAGTCCAGCAGAAGAAAAACGTCAAGAAGCTATTAATAAAGCTAAAGATGATGCGCAAGAAGCTCGTAAATTAGCAGAAGAACGTTATGAAGCAAAAGATGCAGAAAAAACTGGAACAGATATAAATGATAAAAATTCCGTAGATATACGTGTTATGCCTATTGGTGGAGAAGAATCAAAAGGATTAAAAGAAAGAATAGTTAAATTGGAAACATTTACTTATAAATTCGTAAAAGATGTATCGGCAAATTTTGATGGAGTTATATATGCTGGTGGTAAACGAGATAAAAATTTCTCAAAATAAGGTGGTGAAAAAATGGAACAAGATATTAAAGATTCATTAATTGAGCTTACTGAAATTGTAGATAAATTAATTAACAAATGTGATGAATATGCCACATCGACAAAAACAAAAATCTTATATTCATATATAGAAAAATTAAAATCAGGATTACAAAAAATTCAAGCCCAACAAAATCAATTTTTGACAACAATAGAAAATATTGATTATTCTAAAGACATAACTGATTTAGAAGAATTTAATGATAAAGTACATTATTTTTATCAATCTATTTGTGATGAACTTTCAGATTTTGAATTAAATTTAAAAATATCTGATATAGCGAATGTTGAACAATTTCAATTTAATTCTGAAGATATAAGAAATAAATTATTATCTGCAGTTCAAACAGCTGATCAAAAATTTAAAAGCATAAAAAAAATATCTTATCCTGAAGTAAAACACATTGCTTCGATTAATAAAAAAATAAAAACACCGCCTTCTGTAAATGAATTATTAGAAAGTTTGAATTTAGCTTTAAATAATTTAGATTATAAAGTATTACAACAAGATTTTGATGCAATTATAACGAAAGAAAATAAACAATCATCACCTGAAGTATCTGTATTAAATAATTTAATTGAAACAAAAAACAAATTATTAGAAAATCTTGAACAAGATATAAAGTTTACTAACGAAGAAAATCAAGAAATTTTAAAAGAAAATATTATTAAACATTTAAATCAATTTAAAAATCTATCAAATGCATTATTATTTAAAAAGATTTCAAGAAGTGACATTGACCCTAAAAATGAAATTTTCTTAAAAACACTTAGTGAAATTGATGATTTTGCTTTGGATATTTCCAGAAGTGTAGATAAATTAAAAAACGAAGTAAAAAAATCAGATACAGTTGATAAAGATTTATTAGATAAAATTAATAATTTAAACTATGCCACTAAATTTAAAGAATTAAATAAAATATGGAGTCTTAATCTTATGGACTCCATCATTTTAACAGGAGATTTATACGCAAAAGCATCTCAGGGAACTACTCAAGATAGATTAGAAGCATATCGAGAAAAGAATCAAGAAACAGATGTAAAAGAATATGATGTTAATAAATTACACGATCCATTAAAAAATCAAGATATAAAAATAATATCACAATTAAAAATTGATACAAATAACACAAGAAAATTACTAGATACATTTTATTCAGATAAAAAACAAAATCAAAGTATATTGCAAAGTTTTCAATCAAGAGTATTATTAGGCTCAAACGATACAATGCTTAAAAAAAATACTCAATTATTATATGAACAAAATGAAGCAAAAAATCAATTAGAAAAACTAGTAAAACAATATGGGAAAGTTGAAGATACTGGTTCTAGAAAATATATGTTAGAATCAATGTCTAAAATTTTAGATGAAGTTTCAGATAAGCACTTACAAGCATCAAAAGTTAATTTACCATTATCTAGTTTATCACAATTATCAAAACGTGATCAGCAGATTATATATCAATACATTAATAATTTAAACGATCAAATTAAACAATACAATGTTATTATTTCAGCAATTGAGCAGTTGGATAAAGATGAAGTATTAATCAAACATTTAAAAGGAAAAAGAAAAGAATTAATTTTAGCAAAAGAACATTTACAAAATATTCAATCATCAAATAAATCTTTTGTTAATGCAATAAAAAGTATTTTTTCTACTTCAAAAGATGCATTATTTTTAATGCTCGGTTCTGCTAGTATGATGTTTGGTTCTTCAGGATTTAGCTTTTTAGATTTATTAAATCCTTTTAAATGGACCGAAGACATTCAAAATAGTCTGGTAGAAGGCGGACAAATTATGTATAATTTGTCCCGTTCGGATGTGGCACTAGGAAATAATGTTTCTCAATTAAACAACGAAACAATTTTATATAATCATGAAGATAGATTATTTGCTCAAACTTATGGTCAAGTACAACGAGGAGCTATACAAAAATTATATTCACAATTAGCGTCCTCAGTAGGTGGACAATATAATTCTTCTCCTCAACAAACTAGACAAGATTTGACTAAATTTTCCACGCAATTAATTCATGATAAAACAGTAAATAATATTGATGATGGGACAATGGCATCATTCATTAATACTTTTTATAAAGATTTAGGATGGAATGCAGACCAAACAATTATAGAATTTAGAAAATTAGAAGGCTTCGCAAATGATAATCAAATTCCTATTAATACATTTATAAAAAATATTTCACCATTAGCAAAAGAATTTCGTAATATGGGAATTTCAGAAACTAGAGCTATTGATATAGTTTCATCACTAATGAATAGAAGTAATATGTTATTAGAAGACGCTATATCTATTGCTAAAAATACAGCGGAGAATGCTAGTAAAAACTGGTCTTCTACTAATTCTCAAAACTGGGCAAAAAATATCTTATTTGGAATTATTTCTGGAGATAGCACAACATCAGCAGATGCCATTATGTCTTCCATGATTTCTACGGATAGATTTGGTAAAGTAAATGATGCATATTATGACACAGTAATTAATCGAGCTATGTCTCAAATAGAATTTTTTGGTGGATTAGATTCTAATGTAGGTCAAACATTATTCTATAAAAATTTAAAAGAAAATGGATATACAGACAGAGATGCGTCAATATTATTATCCACTGCACAAGAAGGAAACTGGGAGGAAGTCAAGAAAAAATTAAAAGAACGAACAGAATTATCTGACCCTAATGCACCATCAGATGCTACTAAAAATTACACCGAGGCATTAATTAATGCTTCCGAACAATTAGCTGAAACACAAAAAATGGAAGCTGATTATAAAGATGCTATTAATAGAATCGCAAGAATATTACATGTTAATTTCGGAGAAGTTTTTGACCGATTTATTAAAAAAGCATTTGACGAAGCAAAGAAATTTGTACAAAAAGTTATAGATATATTAGAAAAATTTGCAAAAATAAAGATTATAAAAGATTTAATCAATTGGGCTGAAGAGCATCCTATTCTAGCATTGGCTGGAGGATATGGATTATATAAAATGGCATGGTCTGCTTTAGGCATCGCGCCTAAATTATTAGGAATGTTGTTCAGTTCTGGAGGAGCAGCCGCTGCTGGTGGAGCTGCTGCGGCTGGAATGGGATTTGTCCCCATTATATCTGCTATAATAATTGGTGGATTAGCTATTGCTGGATTAGATTTATATATGAATGGAGAAAAAAGTTTTGTTTCTAAAGCATATCGATCTATTACAGGTCAAAGTCATGAATTGCCATTACTAACTAAAGAAGGATTTAGTATTCCTATGTTTTTAACAAGCATTGGATTAGGCGGATTGACTTTAGCAGGATTAAGACATCTTTGGAATAAAGCTAGAGGATTCTTTTCTCCTACAACTGCATCAAATGCTAAAAATCTAGGATTCTTAAAATCATTAAAAAATATGAAAGGTAAGGGAAAATTCGCTTTAGTAAGTATAGCAGCTGGTGGAATATATTACGCAGCATCAAGTGTAGCTTTTGCAAATCCATCTGAACAAGTACCCGAACAACCATCTTTGCCAAAACCTAAAAAAGGAAGTTCTCAAATAGATTCCAATGTACATGAAATAGCTGAAAAAATTCATGATGAACATGAATATGATGATGGAACCGAAAAAAGTGAATTAAGAAAATCTCTAGAAGATGGAATACTAATGTCTCAAGATGATGAACATTCTTCTCAAGATATAAGTGAATTAGCAAATCAAGAAGAATTTTCTTATTTAAAAGAAGAGCCACTTTTACCTCAAGCTCTTAGACTTCCTGAAGAAAATCAAAATCAAGATGATATATCTAATTTACCAGGATTACGAGCATTACCACCACAATATCAAGCAAATTATCAACCACAAAAAAAATCTAAAATTAACAATGCATATCAACAAATGTTAGACGCAAATGTAGCAGGAAATAAACATCTTGGAGTATATAATGAAAAAGATGCAGAACGAGCTGGATTTTTAAAACCAGGAAAAGTAGAAAACAAAAAAGATAAAAAAGATGATAAAAAAATTGATTCTTCTGACCCCAAAAGAAAAGACGAAATGAAAGAAACAGTGGGTATTGACAAGAGAATGAATGATGTTGATGCTGGTACTGAAAGTAATTTCGAACAAACTAAAGCATTTGGTGATGCTGCAGCTAAATATGGATTAAGTAGTAGAGAATTTACATCTATAATTACCATGTCATTAGCTAATCATAAAATTGATTGGGGAAACTTAAATGAAAAACAAAAACAATATTGGTTAGACCAATTTGAAGAATTTAAAAAAGCTGATAAAAATATGCAAGAAGCTTTAGCATTAGCATCAAAAAAATTAAGTGAAAATCCAACGGTAAATTCACCAGAAATAGAAGAACAGGCTAAAAAAGAAGTAGAACAAGAATGGGAAAATGACGATAATACTAAAGGTAGTTTTTTTCAAAGATTATCTGAAGGTGATGGATATACTGCAGAAATGCGGAAAGAAATGGAAGCAGCTGCGAATTATTATTATCATTCAACTGAAAAAGATAATGAATTTTGGGAAACGCAAGCAAATGCATATCACGAAGCTGCAAAAGAAGGAACATTAGATGATTATTTAGAACGGCAATTTAAATCATTTACTAGTCATGATAAATCATCTAGTTTAGGAACTGCTACCGCGCAAGAAATAAAAGATTTTTATAAACATTTAGCATTAAAAAATTATGAATTAGTAAAAAGAGAATATTTAACTATAAAAACCAAAGAACGTATAGAAGAAAAAAATAAAGCATTAACAGCATCTCTAAATAGTTCATATAAAAAAGGAGCTGGTGCAAGAGCAGTAGAGGCTCAAGTATGGAATTATTTAGCTCCTAGATATGGAACAAAAATAGCCGCCGCAATTATGGGTAATTTACAACATGAATCTGCTGGCTGGCAAAACGATGTAATAAATAGCATTGGCGCAAAAGGTTTAGCACAATGGTATAAAGGTCGTGCAACTAGATTAGACCAATTTGCTGCTGAACATGGAATGGATTGGCGAGATGTCAATTTGCAAATGATGTATCTTGATTATGAAATAAAAGAAAAAGGATATAAATGGGTAGTAGAAAAAATGCAAAATCAATCTTTAGAAGATGCTACGATTACTTGGGAAAAAGGTTTCGAAATTTCAGGAGATACTGGATCATATCAACGTCGTATTAATCATGCAAAAGAAATTTATAATCGATACGCAAATGGTATTGAAACAGCTGGTGCATATGATTTATCTTCTTTAGGTGGAACATCGGGGAACAAATCTCCAGTAAAAGCACCTCCTCCAAAACCAAAAACACATGCACAAGAAATGTCTGATGCAAATTCTTTTATGAAAAGATTATCTCTTGGTAGTTATACAGGACGATTAATTGATGGGGTTTTTGTAGATAAAAATCAAAAACCAGAAAGTTTGGAAGAAAGAAAAGCTCGTGCAGCAAAAATGTGGAATCATACATATGAATCATTAACACCAAAACAAAAAGATATTACTCCTAAAGAAGTAAAAAAACCAGATAATAAAGCAATTTTTTCTCCTTCCCAAAAACCATCTCAAAAAACCGCACAACCACAAAAACCTGCACAATCTAAAAAGCTAGCACAACAACAAAAACCAGTGCAACCTAAAAAACCGGCAACAAAATCAAGCGCCGAAATAAGTCAAGATAAACAAGAATCTATAGAAGCCGAAAAGACTCATTTACAAGCACAAATAGATGAAGAACGTCAAAAATTAAAAGAAGTAAAAGCTGAAATAACTAAAAATGAAGATTTGATTCCTAAAAAACATTTTAAAGAAGCTGTGCAACTAATAGAAAAGATTGCAAAAAAATATATGAATAAGGTAAATATTGAGTCAAATGTAGATTTTAAGTGAAAAACTATTATAAAGATATATAATTTTAATATTTTATTTATAAAAATTAGAAAGGAGCTCCTTTGATATATGAGAAATGAAATAGCTGCAGATAAAATTATTTCTGATTTAGTATCTATTGGTAGTGGCGAAGTTACTTTAATGAAGTTTGGTAAAAAATGGGTATTTAAAATGTTAAATACCAAAGAACATCTTCGCACATTAGAAGAATCTAAAGATAGTGCTGATGATGTTGTTAGCCGTATTTTTAGAATGCAATGCCAGACTTTAAAAGAAGCATTGATTTCCATTGATGATTTTCCACTATCTGAAAGCGATAAAAATGCATTATTTGATAATGTTAATCCTTACATTGTTACTTCTTTATACATGCAATATGATGAAGAGCGTGGTAATAAAGAAAAAGAATTAGCAGATATTAAATAAGTTAAAGAGTACCGGGATTGTGGTACTCTTTTCAATTTATTTTTTTTAAAAGAGGTGATGAATAAATGGATAGAAAATTCCAAAATAAATTGCAAGATTTATTGAATAACTACGAAACAAATATAAAACAAGCAATAAAACAAAACAAAATACCAGAATTAGTAACATTACAAGCTGCAATAAATAACTTAAAATTTATATTGGAAAATTATAAAAACAAAAATGTATCAGAAGGTACATTGATGTTAAAAAAGATAAATTTATTAGATTCTGTAGATTTTTCAAAATTATCATATTTCGTTAGTCCTTCATCAAAACCAACATTTGATGAACTATATAAACAAACACATGAATTATTAAATTCAGGAGATTTAGCTCCTATATTTGGAAATTTAAATAATAATTCTAAAGAAATAGAACAGAAGATTACTGAAATAAAAAGAAAAAATGAATCTAATCGACAAAAAGAACGGAAATTAAGAACTTCAAAACGTTCAGAAAATAAAAATAAAACTGAAGCTGAAATAATCGATACAATTGAACGTGAACGTCAGGCAAAAGCTGGAACATTAAAATCTATATCAACAACAGATACGTTTTCTAAATTAATGACAGGATTTATTAATTTATCTTATTTTGATAGTCCTGAATTAAAAACATCATGGCGAGGCATGTCTGAAAATATAGACCCTTATACATACTTAAAAACATATACAGAAAACGTTCAAAATGCATTACATAGATTAATTCAATCAAAATCATTATTAGATAAAGAATCACTTCAAAACGAATTTAGTGCTATTTCTAGTTATATTGCCAATGATGATAATAAAAAATCTGTAAGTGATTTAATATCCATTCATTCATCATTAGAAAAATTAAAATCTCAAAATAAATCATTAAATAAAATTTCCGCAGCTGATGCAGAAAATAACGATCCATTAAATAACAGTCGTGATGAAACAGAAAATATTAATATTGCAATTAAAAAAATATTAAATGATTTAGAAGAACAATTAGAAATAGAAGGAAATGAAATATTAACACGAGTAGCAGGTGCAAAAACAGACCATGGCTTAGACAATCAATTAATTAATAAACATATTGCTCAAATTAATATGCCAGTACTAACTAATACATATATACCTTCTAATAATGTTCTCAAGAGAAATTTTTTTAATCGTAATAGTTATTCTAACGTATCATCTCGAGTATCACGAGAATCAATTCTGGTGAACGACAAGCTTAATCAAGATATAACTTTAGCTCAAAGCGCTGATATAACAGAAAAGGGAGCAGTCTTAACTAGTGTAGGGAATATTGCTGAAATAAATTCATCAAATCTTTTAAATTTAACTGACCAAATTTCAATTAAATCATATAAAAATTTAGATAAAAATGATAAAGCATATTATGACCGATCATTAGAACAATTAACACAACAAATTTTGTCTAATATGAATTTAATCCGGTCATTTGAATTATTAGGAGAAAATCCTGAAGTTGTTGACCATGTTAAACAATTAAATAGAGAATTAGTTGAACGAAAACAAAAACTTGAACGAGCAAAAAATACAAATAACGATGAATCTATAGGAAATAAAATTCTCAGTTATTTGAAAGGTCCCTGGGGATTTTTAAATAGCGTAGCTGCTATGTTAGGTCTTGGTGGAATATTTTCATTATATAAATTATTAAAAGATGTTCCTGAACAACAAAAACAGTTAGGACAAATTAGATATAATGTAGCAAGAAATCAAGTTCAATCTGGTGCAGATATTAATCCTGCTTATGGACGCACATTTACTGAAATGGGAAGATATTATCATCATATTTCAGGAATGAATATTTCAAAAGAAGCGCCGGCAAAATTCTTTGGTGCATTAACAAATAGTATTGGTGGACGATATGGACAAAATCCTAATCAAAATCAAAGAGATATGTTCGAATTTTCTACTAATCTATTTGCCATAAAAGAAGCTCATGGATTAGATGATAGTTCTTTTAATCCATTAATAAAAACATTATATAAGGATTCTAATTATGATGTAGAAACAACATCGCGATTAATTGCTACTACTATAGCAAATGCAAAATCTTCAAATGTACCTGTAAAAGCATATCTACAACAAGTTGGTGGAATGGTATCTTCAGTATATGAATTATCAATGTCTGCTGAAGATGCTATGGATATTACAGCACATTTTACCAATAAAGGATATTTAATTGAAGATGTTACTTCATTTGTAAAGCATTCTGCTCAAATTAGAGCTGATTTTGGAAAAAATGCATCTCAAACAGCTTACTTTGGAGGAATGGCTGGATTTGGTGGAGATATGTTTGCTAACATGATGTTAGGACGTATTTCGGTAGATAGATTTGGGAATAATATAGAAGATTTTCAACGTAATATGGGAAAAATTATGTTAACAAAATATTCTATGTATGAAGATTTTCTAGGTGGTTCTGGAGATTCAAATCTAACATTAGCTTATTTTGGTAAAATGTTAAAAGAAGATGGCTATAACGATAAAGAAGTAAGTATGGCTATGTCCATGAAAAAAGAAGGAAAAATAGAAGATTTAGAAAAATTCTTAGGTGGGAAAAATGATCGAGAATTAAAAAAGAAAGAAGATTTAGCAAATGCCATAGCTGGAGCAAATGTTGCTATTGAAGCAAATGGAAGTCAATTATCGGAAATACAAAAAATATTAGCAGATAGAAAAGACGCAACATTACAATTAGCACAAGCATGGGAAGATGCATTCGGTCCATTATATGATATGCTTGGAAAATTAATTGAAGGATTTTTACGTGCAGCTGCTGACATTATAATGCAAATTTATGATTTTCTAATGAATTTATATGATAGCAAATTTGTTCAAAAAGGATTATCATGGGCACAAGAAAATCCTAAAACTTCAATAGCTGGAGCAATTGCCACTGCTGGTGTTGCAGGAGCTGGCGTTCAATTAGCAAGAAGTGCAATTAAATCTCAATTTTTAGGAAATAATCATGCTCCAAGAAGACTTCTTAATGCTAATACTATAAAAAGTTTAGCAAAGGGCGGTGGAAAGATAGCACTGGGTGCAGCTGCGGTAGGAGGACTTATATCATTTATGACATCTAGCGCAGAAACTTCAAGTATTAAAAATGAAAATATAGAAGATAAAATTATTGACCAAAGTAATCAAATTGGGAAATCTTCTCAGGATGTTATAAAAATGTCTGAATCAGGAAATGCTCATATAAAATTAATGGCGCCTGGAGAACAATTAATTGAGTATGAACAAGATAATGAAGAAATAGAAGATGTTCAATCATTTGCAGGAAATCTTCTATTCGGAGGAATATTAACATATAAACTTTTAAATCCAATGTATCAAGCTTATAAACAAGCGAAACTAAATATTGCACAACAAAAAATAAATGCAAAAGCAATAAGAAGACATAATGCAAAACTTACACGTCCTCCAAAACCACCTAAACCTCCTAAAATGAGTAGAATTGGAAGATTTACTCATAGAATTACCAGTAACATTGCAAATAAAAAACAAGGATTAAAAACACAATTTAAATATAATGTAGACACAAAAATAAAAACATTTCAAGAATTTCGTTCTGTATATAATGCGAATGCACAAGAAGCTGCAAAATTATCTAATGTAGTAAAAGAAGTAAAAGGTGGAACAAAATTCATAGGAGCATTTTCTTTTGCAACAGCTGGAATATCAGAATATGCTGACTATGAAATGGGTAATATTCGTTCAGATGAAGAACGTTTAATGCGTGTACTTATTAGAGGTGGACTCGAAACCACAGGAGCTGTTGTTGGTGGTATTGCTGGTGGTGTTTTAACTGCTCCAGCAGCAGGTGTTGGTTCATTTGCAGGCATGATGGTTGGTTCCTATGCTGGGTCAAAAACTGCAGACTGGGTATTAGAAAAATTAGGAATGGGAGAAAAATTAAGCGAAGGAACAAGACAATGGGCATATTCATTAACTGAGAACTCAGATATGTTTGGAAAAAATATAGAAGAATTGATTAAATCTGAAACCAAATTAGGTCAAGATTTAAGACAATTTTTAAAAGAAAATGGCATAGATGTAGAAAATATGACTGACATTCAAAATAAAATTATGTCTGAAATGTTAGATAGATTTTCTAAAGAACATATGACATTAGCACAGTTAATGAATCAAATTGTATTAAATAATACTCAAGGATTAGGAATAAACAATCAAAATAATCCGAAAATAGAAGAAATGATGAATGACAATACCCAATTAGGAAAGTTCTTTGAATATATGTCAGAACAAGAAGATAATCCTCAATATAAACAAGTTTATACACATATTGCAAATTATTATTATCATCCTAATGCGGGTAGTGACGATAAAGAATATTGGGAAAATGAAGCATATCAATTAAAAGAAGAAGGACAAAAAAATTTAAGTGAATTAGGAAAAAGAGTAAGAAATAATTATAAAGATTATTTAATGCAAACTGGAAAATGGCAAATATATGAGCAACGCGCAAAAGCAATGTCAAGTACCAGTTCATATGCCGACAGTGATGATACAGAAGTTTCTGATGATTTAATTTTTGAATATGCTTTTGAAGATTTTAACGCAGATGCAGCTACTGAAACCATGGCAAGACTCGCAAAAAATGCCAAAGATTCGCCAGAAACATTTTCAGCATTTCAGTCATGGGCAAAATCCCAATTAGATTCACAAAATCATTTTGATGTAAGTAAAACCCAATTAGACAGAAATATTATGGAACATAATTGGAATTGGGACCCTAAATATACAGACCATGAAAAATTACGTCCTGAAGCAATAGAAATGACAAATGCTGTAGCTTTAGCATATATGCAATCTCATGGTGGGGAAAAAATTACACTTACTGGTGCAGCTGAAAAAATAGGTAGCGATGGTCGTCCTGTACATCAACCTGGCGAATATTCTCATCATTCCGGTTGGAAAGTAGATATTGTCGCAAATGATATGGAATGGGTAGCTAAATGGTTAAGAGAACATGGTTACGCAGCTGGAATTGAAGATGCCGGTTCTAGAAATGCTCATGTAGACGCCAATGCTTCTGGTTATGATAGTCGTGCTAATTTTAAACCTACAACAAAACCTCGTGGAGGAAGTGGTGGCCCACCGCCTTCAACTCCAACTACTCCCACACAAAGTAATAGTGGATTTGAAACGGCTGCAGCAAAATTAGGTGTAGGATTAGGAAAATTGCGTACTGCTCAAATCATTTCTCAAAGGACTGGAATTCCAGTAGAGTATATATTAGCTCAAATGATAAAAGAATCTGGTTGGACAGATGATGAAGCTGGAGGAGCATATCATAATTATGGTGGATTAAAAGCTGGAGATATTGGATATGGATTATGGGGAAAAAGAAGTAAAGACCATACAATTTTTGCTAGTGATGAACAATATGCAGATTATTGGGTAAGAAAAGTAATAGCAATTAATGATCCGCAATATAAAAGTCGATTATTAGCGGCCGCAGCAAAAAATGATGTAGCTGAATATGTACATGTTATGAAAGAAGCTGGATATTTTACTACTACAGAAGAAAGTTATCGAAAAAGTATGGTAAATATAGTACAAACACTTCAAAAACATGGCATAACAGGCGTAGCTGCTGGAATTCCTTTAATAGGAGGAGGTTATACGCCAAAGCCTCCAAAAACATTTCAACAAGAAATGGCTGATGCAAATGCATTAATGAAAAAATTAGCATTTAGTTCTTATACTGGACGATTAATTGATGGAGTATTTGTAGATAAAAATCAAAAACCGGAAAGTTTGGAAGAACGAAAAGCAAAGGCTTCAAAAATAAATTATAATGTTAACACATATTATCAACAAATAGCTGAAGAACAATCGGCAATAAAATTAAGTGAAGATATATTAGAACATCAACAACTTCTTTCAAAAGAACAAGAAGAATTAAAAGAAATTCAAAAACAGAAGGCAGAAGCTGATAAAAAGAATATAGCATTAATTATCATAAAAGGATTTATGAAAGAAAAAATGTCTTCCGATGATATGTTACAAGAAATATATTCTACATTAAAAACCCATAAATGGACGAAAGATATTTCAATGATTGAAGATACTGGAGTAGAATTAGGAGGTGCAAAAGCTTGAATTATAATATGACAGGAAATACTGGCGTTGTGGGAGGATATTCAGAGTCAATTAATATCCCTGGAACAATCGTAGGAACATTAAAAGACGTAGCTGCAACAAACCAGTACTTACAAAATGTTCAGCGTTATAATAATTATTTAATAAGTAATTATGGTGCTGCACAAGAAGCTTCTGATAGATATATGACATTAAAGGAACGCATTCCTATGTCAATAGAATATTACTTAACACCAAAAGAAAAAAAGGAAGTAGTATTGTATATCAACCCGAATAAAATATCTATAAATACTCAAAAATTAAAAGCAAAAGTTGTTACTCGTGGTGGAATTTATTTCCATCATTATGGTGATGACATCTGGAATATGACAATAACCGGAGAAACTGGTTTATCTAATATGAAAGGAATAGAAGCTTTAGAAGAAGTATATCATTACTCCGGCGCATTATTAAAATATCAAGGAATTACTCAACAAACAGTACATACTAATAATATTGGAAATATGTCTCAAAGTAATAGTAATGATAATAGTGGATTATTTGGAGGATTGTTAGGTGGAATTGGTTTAGGCGGATTTGGCGAATCTGTTACAAAATATTTAAACGATAAAGTTGTGGGAACCATGAAAGATAAATTTGGTTTTGACAACAAAAGTTTAGGCATATCACTAAAAGGTGGAGATTGTTTTGGTGGTAATTCAAATAATGCAGCAAATAATAATTTAATTGGTGGTATTACATCATCAATGTTAGGAACTTTTGCTCAAGGAGCTATAAGTAGTAGTTTTGGAAATCTTGGAGTAGATACTGGAAAATCTTTTAAAACAAATATGGATAATACTAAAAATGCATTGGGGACTTTAATGCAAGGATTTGATAAAAATACTATTGGAAATCTCGCAGCAGAAATTGTATTAGGAGGATTAGGCGGAGGTGGCGATCCTTATACGCAACAATTAGGATTTAACTTGGATAATGCTATTGGAGCAATATCAGATCTATTATCTGGAAATAATTCAAACACGCCATTAAGTAATTTATCTACATATCAAAGAAAATCTACACAGGGTAATTTTTATGTATTAGGTCATTTAAGTGCCAGTAATTTAAATTTAATTGTTAATAGCGTTCAAGCAGTAAATAAAAACAATCTTATTGACCATCAGCGTGTAGCTAGTAATTGGAGTGATATGGAAGATCATTATACGGACCTCTATCGTCCACGGCAAATCTTTATTTATTTTGATGATCGAGTATTTATTGGACATTTTGATTCTTTTAACTGGACTCGTCAAGCTACTACAAAATCAATTTCTTATGATATGAAATTCACCGTATGTCGTCAAGTAATTGTACAAAGAAATCAACAAGGATTTGTATATGGAAATAGCGGTGGCGGTGGATTATTTGGAGGAGGCCTAGGTGGAGTTTTGACAGGTGTAGGAATTGGATTATTAGGTGGAGCTGTAGGCGGATTATTTTCTGGTTCTACTAATACAAAAGCAGGAACATCATGGTCTGGAGGAAAAAATATAGACACATTAACAAATGGATTTACTGGAATGGTTAATTCTGGTACAACATATAGCGGTGGAGCAAATGTAAATCTTTTTGGAAATCCAGCTAATAGTCAATTGAATTGGGGAAGGCAACCATATGACGATCCTCGCAAAAAAAATTATCTTGGAGATATTTCTTTTTAATTAATATAAAGGCGTGATGATATGTCAGAAAACGATAAGACTAAAGAAACAAATGCTATACAAAGTACAAATCAAAATGATGGAAAATCTGGAAAAGACCCTTATTCTACTCCTGAAAGCGATCAACGAGTAGGCTATAATGTTGATGCTGGCACCATTGAATTAAGTGCTAGTGATGATATTTTACAAGGTTCTAAATATAAAATGTATGACCAACCTCAACATTTAGAGGGCATACAAGAACAATATAAACAACGAGCTGGTTCTAAAAAAATTGTTAATTTTAAACAAGATTACGTTGTATTTATTAGAAAAAAATTATTTTATGCAGCTAATGCAGCAAATCAAAGAATGTCTGTTGGTGAAATAGATAAAGACAAAGCAAGTAAAGGAAATTATATGCGCACTTATAAAATAGATAATTTTGTCAATGTATCTATTTCAACTTCAATATTATCGTCAGGAACATGTTCATTAACCATTCAAGGTGCAGAAAGAGTAATGTGTTATGAACAAGATACATTCGTTGAAACGGGAATTCCATCTATGAATAGAATGATAAATGGAATGGAAAATCCTGGATATGCAGATATTTATCGCGATGGAAATAATTCTATGGGTCAAAGAAATGGGGCAAAAACCGACCAAAATAGAATTGATAGTAACACTGAACAAGGTGGAGCAACTAAATTTGCAGCAACAAATGAAACAAAAGATGGAGATATATCTAAAACAAAAGTAGGAAATCGTACTTTTACTGCAATTAACAAAACGACAAAAATTACTGAAAAAACTACATTTGATAATGAAAAAGCTACTACAACTGAAGCAACATTTGATTACGGAAACGGAAAAACAGTTACGTTAAACCTTCCAACTGAATATCCAATGGCATATGAAAAAGTAAAAAACGTTGATGATACTCCTGGTCCTACATCTGGTTGGAAGTTTGCTGAAAAATGTGATTGGGAAAGTATGGATGAAGTATGGGTATTTGGTAAATCAAATTTTGAACGTGATGAACAAACTAATGATTTTAAAATGAATCAAATATTCTTCGGATATATTAATTCGGTCAAAAAGACACATACTTCAGGAGCAAATGCTGGATGTCAAATTATGATAACAGCACAAGACCAATTAAAAATGCTTGAATTGAGTTATGTTTCTACAAATCCTACCATGATTGCCGGTGCATCGATGGGAAATACAGGATTAGACTTAAGATGGGGAAATATTGATAATAAAAATTTTGGTACTGTAGAAATTTTTAATCCATTTGAAGTATTAGCAATTATGAAGGAAAAAAATATTTCCAGTGCTAATAAAGAAGAAGAACGTGCATTACATGCTGCATGGAAAAGCATGACAATGCAAAATATTTTTGCAGGATTAAGATTAGTAGAAATAGTAACGCAATTATGTTTAGATGCTGGTATTCCAACATGGTATTTAAGAGAAAGAATAGAACCAATTGAATTTCCACCTTTTACTTTTAATATCAAACAAGCAGCATCTGACCAACTTATGTCCGCTTCAGCTGAAACAAGATTATCTGTTTGTAAACGCGCTGCTCAAGATTTATTATTAGAATTTTTTGCAGATGAAGAAGGAAATATTGTATTAAAAGCGCCTAATTATGCACTTGGAGCAAATCGTCTTGTAAAAAATAATATGGGATATGAACAATTAAAAGATGGATTATTGGATTCAGAAGAGATTAATACAAAAAACATGATTAATGGATATTGGGCTAGACATGATGAAGAACTTCCAATCCAAAATGATTTAATTGGTAAAGATGAAGAAATGCTAAAAAATGGCATGATGAAAATACCTGGAACAAATAAAGATTCAGTACCAGACCCCAAAAAAGGTCAAGTTAAAGGTAGTGATGGATTATATGTTCGAGACCCAGATAAACAGAAAATTGTTCATATGAGTCAAGCTCAAAAGGAGTCTATGAATGCATCTGCTCAAGAAAGTTTTTATGAACAAACACGAAGACAAGGAATAAACGCAAAAGATGAAAACGTAAGATTAGGTACATCGGGGTCCGCAAATACTGCGGGATTAGCAAATAGATTAGCAAATAATACTACAACTATTAGAGTACAACAAGGAGATACATTAGTTAGTCTTGCTGAAAAATGGTTGGGAGACGGAAATAAATATAAAGAAATTATAGCACAAAATCCTGACAAATTTAAAGATGTTGACCCAAATGATTTATATAAATTAAATGGCGAAGCATTAAATATTAATACATCATATGAAAAAGCAGTAGAAAATGCAAGCTCAGCTTCAAAAGTATTAGCCGAAGAAGCTGAGAAAAAGGGAAAAGAAACATATGAATATGTAGATACTGGAAAAAATATTTCAAAAGCTAAATTGGAACGTGCAAAACGTCAATGGTATGATTGTACATTATCTGAATTAACAGATGCATTAATTCCCGAAATTCCACAAGAATATATTATTTCTTTTACTACACAAGAAAGTGACGAAAATTAAATCATATTAGATATCGACTTTCTAATATGAAATAGTTCGTATAATATGGAAACGTATTATATGTATTCCCTCGAATTGCGGGAAACCCCTTAGAGTCTTAATTACCAAATAATAATAGTGATATTATTATGGATGAATTAATTACTCATGTATGGTAAAAACATTAAGAATTGGGCAATCCGCAGCCAATCCTCCTTTTATTAAAGAGGAAGGTTCAACGACTATGTAGCTGAAATGCTCGTACTGGTCAAGTGACTGGGAAGTGGGGGACAAAACCTAAGTCATTTCGTTTTATAAAATGAAATGATATGGTGAGAATGATATAGTCTATGCTCTTATGAAAATAAGAGAGCTATAAAATAGCTAACACGTCTAACGAACGGTAGTTAAATTTATTCATTTCTTTTATTTAATTATAAAGGAGGTGAAAATTGTGACAATAATAAAAGGTTATAAAATAAGGTTATATCCAACAAAAGAACAAGAAGAATTATTTTTAAAACATATAGGATGTTGCAGGTATATATATAATTATTTACTTGAATGTCAAAATAATGAATATAAATTAAACAATAAACATATATCAAGATTTGACATGATGGAAATAACAAAAAATTTAAAATATGATGGTCAACATGATTGGCTTCAAGAAATAGCCAATGCATCATTACAAATAATATGTACCGATATGCATTTTGCATTTCAAAATTTTTTCAATGGAAATCAAGGATATCCTAAATTTAAAAGTAAGCATAAAACAAAGTTATCTTTTCCTACATGTCAAACGAATGTTTATTTTCGAACAAAAAATTTAGTAAATATTGAAAAATGCGGAAAAGTAAAATGTAAAACAAAATTTAATTTTCCATTGGGAAGATTTAAATTACACGCAATTAATCCTAGAATATCATTAAAAAATGGAAAATGGATTTTATCATTTGCATTAAAATACGATAACCAAGTAAATAATAATAATAATGCAAATAACGATAGTATGGGTATTGACCTTGGAGTAAAAAAATTAGCTGTTGTTTCTTTTGGAAATAAACAATTCGCATTTAATAATATTAATCGATCTAAAAAAATGAAAAAATTAGAATCACAAATAAAACATGTTCAAAGAAATTTGGCTAGAAAATATCGTATAAATAAAAAAAATAAAATACGTTGTTCAAATAGATATTTTAAAGAAGTTCAAAAATATCAAAGATTATGTGCAAAACAAACTAACATACGTAATAATTATATTCATCAAATAACAAGGTTTTTAATTAATCAACATCCAAAACGAATTGTGATGGAAGATTTAAATGTTAGAGGAATGATGAAAAATAAATATCTTGCAAAAAGTATATCTGAACAAAAATTTTATGAATTTAAGCGACAAATAAAATACAAATGTAAATTTGAAGGAATTGAATTTGTATTAGCTGATAGATTTTATCCTAGCTCAAAAACATGTTCAAACTGTGGACATATAAAAAAGAATTTAAAATTAAATGTTAGAATATATAAATGTCCAATTTGTAAATTAATAATAGATCGAGATTTAAATGCAGCTAAAAATTTAGAAAAGTATAATACTTAATAAGAAAAGTATTAACTTTAGAGTTGTTGTTACAACTTTAAGCTATTGAGAACTATACAAACCAAATTAGTTTCGACAAAATGGGGTTCGATGAAATAGCAAATTTAACTTTTAGTTAAATATAACAGTTTTACAATATGTATGAAGTCGAAATTATTGGAGATCATTCTCCTTATGAACAAGCAGGTCCATTGGGAAAAATTCGTCGAGTATTTCCTGATATTAATTCTATGATTCGTTTTGGATGTCGTCCGTCTCCACGAACTTTTAATATTCCTCATATGGGAAATAAAGAAAATGCGCATGTATTAGGATATATGATGTGTGCAAAATCTGTAGCTGAACGTTATTCAGGTACATTAAGTATGATAGATGATAGTGCTATAAAAATTGGAAATCCTGTAAGATTTTTTGCATATGATGAACATCCTCATAAGCCATTAGCTTCTCAAGAAAATGGGTCTAGTGCTCCTTCTGCATGGGGAAATATGTCAAATCAACATAATTATCAATCATTACAAAATGCTCAAAATGCAGTAAATGGAGGAATAGTCTCAGCATTTTCATCAATGGGAAAAGATGTGGTAAATATAGAACTTCCAAAATTAACTGTAAAAACAGAAGAACAAAGTAATAAAAAAGATAGTTCTCCAGAAGTAATGGGAGATAAAGCACAAGTGCAAAGTGCTGAAAAAACAAAAGACAACGTTTCAGCAAATAACGGAACTGAAGAAAAAGCAGCCGAAGCAGTTAGTGATTCAAAAGAAATATCTGGTAGTGATTTAAATGGTACTATTGGAGGAATAAGAACTAGTTCATCGTATAAAGGATTACGAGCAAGTTACGCAGCACAAAAAACAGACGCGCAAAGTATTTATTATGTATCTGCAATAAGAAGAAATATTAATACAAACAAAGAATCAACAATGACATTATCATTGACATTTGGACGTATGATGGGCGAACCCTCAGCAATTGATCAGATGTTATTATTATACAAAACATATTATGATGTTAATACTGGGTATTGTCCGCAATTGGCTGATATTGTATCTGAATCAAAAAAATATCGAGATACTAATAATTTTAAAGAATACACTGTACTTGCTGGAGACACTGTAAAATCTATTGCTATAAAAGAATATGGAATAGATATTTCACAACCAGCAATGAAAGCTGCTCAAGAAAAATCCGATGAAGAAAAACGAGCAGATAAATGGACAACATTAGCATTAAAAGAAGCAAATAATGCTAATGAGCCTTGGGATTCAGAAACATATAATTTAAAATGGAATCGTAGAACTGGAAAAAGTACGGGAGAATTTTATAAAGTCCAACAAACACGTTTACCTAATGGCCAAATTCAAGAAACGCCACAAAAAATTGGTGATTTTGAAATCTTTATTTATGATTTTGATAGAACAAAATTTGTATATAAAGGCGTTACAAATATTAATGGTGAAATAAATAATGGTGAAATAAATAAACAAGATGGAAGAGATTACGGAACATATGTAAAAAATATAGCAGATAATTTAGCAAATAGCGCAGGCGTAAAATCATCTGCTACAAACGTAACAATGACATCAGATAAAGCTGGAACACAAATAAAATGGAAATCAGACCTAGATTTAAAAACATATGAAACCATAGAAGCATTTAAAGATGTATTAGAACAAAGTAATATACAACAACAATTTGATGAATTAAAATATGCTATTATAGCATTAAATGAAGGAAAATTTGGAAATTCTCTTGCGCAAATAGAAGAACAAATTAATATTGTTTTGACTAATTATATTGATGCGGCAATAATTATCCCTAAAAACTTAGTATTAGGTGAATATAAAGTCCCTTCAAAAGGAGAAACAACAGATTCAAAAACAACGGAAGGTCGTCAATCACAAGCTCAAGAACCAGAAATAAAAAGAACAAAAACGGAAACCATAACGGGTCGTGACGGTGAAATCAAGGATGTAATTACAGAACAAGAATTTGATAATAATTATAGATGCATAAATAATAGCAAAGGAACAATTACTGGAATTTCAAGTGAAGGAAATAAAAAGGAAATACAACGAAATAATAATAACATTCAAAACAAAGATGATGTTAATGCTGAACGAAAAAGAATAGAAAAAAATGTATAAGATTCAGAAATTTTAACAAAACTTCGTCATAATCAATTGAAGAGGTGAAAAAATAAATGGCTAATCCAATTTCAGGAGCAAAAGCTCAAGCTTCAAATGCAGTTTCCGGAGCAACGACTTCTGCAAAAAATGCAGCATCATCAGTTACAGGAAAATTAGATGAAATGAAATCTATGGCTGATAATTTAAAAAACATGAGCAATTTATCTAATGTTTTTAATTTAGGTGGATTAATGGGAAAATTAGGTGACGCTGCAGGAGTATTAGCTATGGCTACTCCTGATGCATTGTTACCTGATTTAGCTGGAAAATTAAGAGGTGCTCAAAAGATTTTAAAAATAGCTGAAAACATTACAAAAATGGTATCAAAAGCAAAATCAATTGGTGATGCAAAATCTGGTATTCCCAGTACTGATTCGGCAAAAGCTGGAGCCATGGATAAATTAAATGAAGCAAAAAATGCAGCTACTGAAAAAGCAAAAAATTCGACAAATTCAACAAATATTTCAACAGCTACTTCAACAATATCTGGGCAACAAACTGTTAATGGAATATCAGCGGGAAAATTAAATACAGATATTGGAAGTAGTCCAATAATTGGAAAAGTTTCCGGAAAATCATATACAATTGGTGGAGGATTAAGTGGTCCAACAAATTTTTAAAATTGATATACCTTGATTCATTTCGAGGTATATTTTTTTTAGAAAGGAGTGATATTAATGCCTTATTTATATCACGATGGTTCGTTTACTTATGTAGAGCCGACCGATGCTCATATTGAATATGGACAAACGAAAGATAATAAATTAGATGATAATACAATCATGTTTATCCGTTCCGCTAGGATTTGGAATCCGCAATTAAACAACTTATCTCCAACAACATATAACATGTTGGATGTAAAAACAGCTGTTAATGAAACAACTGGAAAAGTTATTTTAACGATGGAAATTGCTGGATATATATCTCCTAGACAAAGTAATATGACAGATTATAAAGATATTAGTTATAATCCTGAAGATAGAGTATTAGATGAAGTAACAAATAAATCAAATGAAGAAAAAATTCCATTATCATATCCATTCATGTGGGTAGGACAAGATACTTGGGCAGGAATTAATTATATTCCTCCCTTAAATTCTGAAGTTATTGTAGGTTTTGGACGACGTCATGATGTTTATATTTTAGGATATTTGAATCCAGATTTTAAATCATGCAAACCATATTTAAAACCTGGTGAAATCATGATAAAAGGTGCAGGAAATAACTATATTCATACTCGTTGGAGTAATAAATTAGATATATTTGCAGCTGCAAATGCAGGCGACCAAGACCGTGATGCGAAAGAAGGAGACCAAAAAGTTAAAGCATCTTGTGAATTATGGATTAGAATGGATGCAGATAATGGATTTATAGAAATCTCAGCACAAGGTGCATCAAAAGAACAGCGTTCTGGTTTAAGAATAACACCACAAGGAATTAGTATGCTTACTGGTGGTAAAACATCATTAGAATTAACTCATGATGGAATCAATAGAACCGCTGGTGCTGTACAGAGTAACGTTGGTGCTATGAACGAAAATACTGCAAGCCAGAAGAATAATTAATCTCCATATTTGGAGGGGATTTTATGTCGACAGATATTAAAATGTTTTGTCAATGTGACCATTATTCAAATGGAAAACAATATACTTACGATTTATGTCCTAAATGTTTAGGGAAAGGGTATTATTATGATATATCATTTGACCCTACTGGAAATCCAGTATTAGCAACAGGAACAATAAAACTTCAACAAGAAGTATTAAAAATAATTAATGATGAACGAGGGAATAATTTATTTTTTGATAGATGGGGTTCAACAATTCATAATATCATTGGTACAAAAATGACTAATATGCCTGTAGCAAAATGTGAAATGGCTATACGTATGTCATTAGATTATCTAAAAATGTTACAACAATCTCAAAATGCATCATATGATAATATGACTAGTGATGAAATTCTATTAGATGTAGAATCTATTCAAACAACACAATTTTCTCGTGGATACGATATAAATGTAACAATAAAAAATCAAAGCAATGAAATTTATGACCAAACTATTTATACAGGATAGGAGGTGAATATGTTTGATTAGACAAAAAATGTTTGATGAAATCTCTCAAAGTTTAAGAAATGGAGTAAATGACCGATTACCTAGTGCAGATACAAAACCTGGTACTTGGACATCAGATGTAATTATTATGCCAGTATCTGATGAACTTGGAGCAACATATGCAGATTTAAAGATTATGGAAATCAATCAATCTGTTTTAACTGCTTCTGGACAAGATTTAGATAGAATAGCAGGAAATTATTTTGCAATGAGAAAAACCGCTACAAAATCTACTGGAACAATAAGATTTTACGTTACTAATACAAATAAACAAGATGTTAAAACAGAAGATTTGCCTGCATCTATTTATATTCCATTAAATTTTAGAGTAGCTACAGTAGAAACAAGTGTCGTTCCTTATGTAGAATTCATTACTACAGAATCTGTATTTATTACACGTAATGAAATACTAAGTCTTTTAACTGATTATACGAATAATTATAAATATATTGAAGTTCCCATAGAAGCAGTTGAAGCAGGACAGGATTCTAATGTATCATCTGGTACAATATTAATTGCTACATCTCCAATTGAAGGAATTGACAGTGTGGCTAATGTCTCTGCTACACAAGGCGGAGAAGATATGGAAAATGACATATCTCTTCGTTTCAGGATTATGTTGTCAGTTTTAGGAGCCAGTATTTGTACTAAAAATGGATATCTAAAATATGTTATTCAACAAGATTATGTAGAAGATGCATTGGTTGTTGGTGGTGGAGATCAGATTATGTTTCGTGATGGTGGATATCTAAATGTTGCTGGCGAATATGTTTTTGGACGTGGCGGCATGGTAGATATTTGGATTCGCGGAAGACAATTAATGGAATCTACTTACCAACATCAAATCACCACAGAATATTTATCTCGTGAAGATAAAGATATTACATTATATAATCAGCCGGTTTATTCAATTACATCAATTACTTCTAATACATCTGGATATGTATATGAAAATGCTGATAAATATGAAGTTGAATATGGTGTATTAGATAATGTTGAACAAGAAACATATTTTAAAGATATTTTATGGGATTTTTCTATTACTGACACATTCCCTGATGTAGATTTATATCCATTAGATATTCAAGACGCAACTGAAGTCGAAATTTTGAAAAAGCAATTAGATGAAGAATTAAAAGACGCTTTAAATTATTTGGAAAATATTAATTATAATATCAATTGGAGTCTTGTTACTTATGAAGACATATCACAATACGAAGTTCCTCCGATGTTCCAGAAAGTGTATTTCAATGGTATTCCATATAAAATTATAGCTGTTGATAAACGATTAAACGGGAGAACATTCGTGAAGCGTGATGACCGCATATTCCTTCGGTATTACGATACACCTGATTACATATTACTAAAAAATGATTATTCAGGACAAAAATATGAATCATTAATTAATGAAGATTTAGGCGGCAGCGTATTTGCTACTAATCGTATTCATTGGCTAAAAGATAATATCTTGCAAGAAGGAGATTCATTAAATATTAGTTACACATATAATACATTAATTTATTTATTGCAACAAGATATGAATTCTATAAAAATCTTAACTGCAGATATTTTAATGAGAGAAGCTTACGAAGTACCTGTGCAAATATTAATGACTTGTTATTGTACTGAAAATGTAGATTCGTCTGTAGTATCAGGAACTATAACAACAAAAATATCAAATTATGTCAATAATTTATTAAGAATGGGTGACGTCTTAGAAGAATCTACTTTAGTAGCATTTGCAAGAGATACTTATGGAATTACTCAGGTTGATTTAGACAAAGTATCATTATCTATTATTAATCATAGTGAAGTAGCTAAAATCCAGTTAGAAGCAAACGAATATTTTAGAATCAAAAATATAGAAATCAAAGTTATTTCTGAGTCAGAAATTGTAATATAAAGGAAGGTGAAATCTTTTGAGAACTGGCGTAAGACTGACTGCTTTAAAAAATGGTGATTCATTATTAGGAGAAGTTTGGAATTATAAAGACTTATCTGGAGTAGAAGCAGTACAACAAAAATTAGAAGATTTATTCCTTTATATATCAAAATTAAATTTTACTGAAGTCATTGACAGTATTCCCATTGCTAAAGATAATTATAATCAATTATATATTGCTAATTCAGGAATTAATGGCGAATTATGGCCTTTTGTTGAAAGATTAAAAACATATAAAGACTTATGTCAACACTATAAATTAAATCTATTTTTAGAAATAGATTTTCCCACAGTAGTTACTCAACAAAATTATATGGCATATGCTCAATTTACAGCAAACATTATTAATAATTATTCTTGGGTAAAATACTGGCAAATTTGTACAGAACCAGATAGTTTAGATTCTGCGGGAAAAATAAAATGTCCAGCACATTTATATGTCAAAATTTTAAAATATGTTAAAGAAGTTATTTCTATTAAATATCCAGACATACAAATTGGTGGTCCAGGATGTAGTCATGGAATTGCTAATTATGTAAAGTCTGCATATCAAACTCCAGATAATGATACTTATCATTTAGGCTGGTTAGCTGAAGCAATTGGAGAATATTATGGAACGAATCAATATACTGATGTAGACGAACCTGCAGGATTTTTATCTTATATTGATTTTTTTGCTTTTCAAGGAAGACAAGATTTTGAAGACTTAAAATATGAATCATATCCTGAAATCATAAAAAATTTAAAAGATGGAATCAATACTCAATTAAGACGAAATAATTTATCTAAACAATTTATTTATTATTCTACATATCAAGGACATCAAGCTGAACAAGGTAATTTTTCAGATTTACAGACTCAAGCATTTAGAGATTTAAGAGAAATCATTAATGCTTATTCATGTGATGTTATTCCTTTTAAGACACAACTAGTAGATGAATTTTATAATGAAGATTCTGATTTAGAAAAAAATTGTTATGGCTTACTTTACTATTTTTTAGGGAATACTAAAAAACCTGCTTATGACCAATTTAATTTCATATTAAATAAAATAGAGCAATATACTCAATTAGCAGATAACACCTATCATTTAGCAAATAAACGTCCATATGTTATTAGTGATGATGTCACCAGCATTATGTTAATGAATAGTGATAAATCATTATTAGGTACGATTATTTTTCCAACAAAAGAACGTCAAGTATTAGTAAAAAATCCTGTTTATACTAAAGTAACATTAAAGCCTGCAGCAAATAGATATTATTATTTGCCTGATAAAACTAATGGAATGTTATTAAATCCATTAGATATTGTCTTTAAGACTTATGATTTTATTTTTGTAGAAGAAGAAGTATCTTTAGATGCGAAAGTAGATGACAGTGTTTATGCAGAAGCAGAAAAACGAATGCAAATTTATCGAAATTATGCACGAGTTTTATTGGATGACGTTCCTAATGATTATCCTAAAGAAACATATGATGGATTAAATTATCCTAAATTCTTACGTGCATTAGCTATGGAATTAGGTGATTTAGAATACGAACGAACCATATTAGAAGATAATTATTACTTAAAAACCGCCCATGGAGATATGATTTATAATAACTTCGGATGTATGATTCAAGTTGAACAGCGCAGAGACTGGGATGAAGAAAAATATCGTTCTGTAGTATCTGCAATTATAGAATCATTGCTCCACGGCGCAACCAAACCAAGTATAGAAAAAGCTTTAATGACATGTACAGGATTTACGGTCCATATTTATGAAATGTATAAAGATTATGAACGATATGGCATGACTGAAGATATGAGTTTTGAAAATCAGTACCGGTTTTATGTAGATGTCGAAAAAAGTTTTGATGCTAGTGGGGATTTAGATTTATTAATTAAAGACATTCATTTAGTTATAGATATTACAAAACCAGCTCATACAATTCCCATCATTATTATTTCATATGTTGGTGAAGAAGATTATCAATCACAATATGAAACCATTCATGGTGAAGAATGGAAAAATTCTGATAAAAATGAAGTTATAGTATATGATTTTGAAGAATCAAACCAATATGGCTGGAAGTCATTACAATATCCTCTAGTATTTCATCCAAATGTTCACAACTTAAATTCTGCATATGTTTTAGGGCCTAAATATACTTTGCATGATAGAGATAATTATATTTCTGTAATTAATCATAAAGAATATTATCAAACTCCTCATGAATTAGATGAATTTGATGTATATGCCAATTATAATGAAGTATATGAAAAAACGCCTGAAGAATTTGATTTATTAAATATAGAAATGCTATTAATTGAACAACGTTTTGGATATCGGAATTATAAAGATAGAGTATTAAGAACAGGCTTAACTACAAATAATTTTGTAACTGGATTTAAATATATGTTGTCTGATGATTGTACATTTGAATTATCTATGACATTAAGTGATGATGTACCCAAACCATTAGATGAATTACTTTTAACTGTAGAATTATATCATCAAGATAATTATGAACCTAAATCAGATGATTATTTATTCAATTCACAATTATCTTTTTCTGAACTTCCTTATAGAATAAAATTAGATAAAGTCTTAAAAACGGGATTAAAGACAAATTCCTATAAAACCGGATTTGTTGAGAAAATGGATGATGTATTAGAAATAAATACAGATTTTATTTTAAAAGAACAATTCCCTAAACCAAAAATTGAATCAAAAACATCTTTGGATATTATTCATCAAGAACAATTTCCAAAACCAGAAGAATTTAATCTTATATCTCAATCTATGCCAATTATAGAAGCACCATATAATTTTGTGGAAAAACCAAGTATGCTTATTACAAACCATTCTATTACAAATCAATCAACTACTTGTTTTCCTATAAAAATGCATGATGCTTGTTCAATAAAAGTATATGAAATAATTGACGGTGTTGAAGTACTCGTTAATGAGGAGGATTTTTAATGTATATACTATTTTCGAAAGATATGGATATTAATTCAAAATCTATCGGCTGTTCAAATTATATAAAGCCATTTACTGTAGGCGTATATGTAAATGATTTAAATGAGCTAAAGAAAATTGTAGAAAAAGAAACAATTTCTGATATTTTAGATGAACAAGGCCGTCAATTATATATTGATAAAAATCATGTTATTTCAACCAATAAAATTGGAAAGAAATTAACACAAAAAAATACTTCATTTAATATAGTTGATTTTGCACATTATCCTAAATATTTTTCATTATATGATGTCATGATTTGCAAGAAACAAATTTATATTAATCAAGGCTATGATGACGCCAGATTATATGAATTTAATTTAAATAAATACATGGATATTAATGAAAGTGATAATTGCGATGCAGGAGTAAATACCATTAAATTACAACGTAATGGAATTATTTCATTACTTCCCTTAAAATTAGAAGGAAAAACAATTTCAGTACAAGTGCATAGTGATAAACCAATATCAGTATTGTATAGCTATGATAATAAAAATTATAAAAAAGGAGATACTTTTAAGAATAAAAAAGCTCCTTTATATATTAAATTTAAAAATCAAACAAATGAAGAAAACACAATTTATGATTATCAAATTTTAATCAAATCATAAAGGAGCGTGATAGGATGTCCCTGATAGACTCAAATCCCACTTTTACATATCCATATAAAGGAAAATATAATCAAAAAGCCAGTTTTAAGTCTTTAAATATTGGCTCTGATGCATACGTAACAGAACAAGAATTAAATGAAATGCAGTTTATTAATTCAGAACAAACATCTAATTTAATTCGAGAAATCACCAATTCTGGAGTTATTACAGAAAATCCGGAATTAGACGATGAAAACAATATTCATAATTGTAGTAAATGTTTTCTTCCTATATTAGGAAAACCAAATACAGTTACATTTCCCCCATTTAAATGTGTAGTAAATGGAGATATTATTAATGTAAAATATATAGAAGACAATGTAGAAAAAAATATTGATGTACGTCTTTCTAATCCTCCGGTTGCTGGAACAAGAAATGATTTTATATTCTTACAATGTTGGATTAAAGAATTAAAGCAAAATGACCAAGTACATTGTTATGGATATGAAGATAATGATGTTCTTGCTTATTCTATTATTGATGACAGATGCGGAATTGAAACGAGTAGAAGATTACAATTCCAATGGAGAATAAATGTTTACGAAGATTATGAAGACAAGACAAATACGGGATTTATTGATGATGATAATAATCCTAATCCTAGAATTCATCCGACAGGATTAAATGGTTTATATTATACAGATTATTATTTCATTCCCTCAACAACTGATGAAGGATTATATATTGCTGGTGAAGGAAATACTTCTAGAATCCCAACGGTTGACGGGTATATTTATGCAATTCCATTATTTACTATTAGACGATTAAATAATTCTGGATATTCTGCTGAAATGAATCCATATGGTGGAATTGATTATATCAATGAATCTTCAATATCTGACCGTCCGGATAATAAATTTTCTAATATTATTTATGAAGACCAAATTGTAGATTTACGACATTTATCAGCATTAGGCGAAGCACAATATAATAAAATTTATGCTAAATTAGAAGATGCTTATAAATATCAAACCATGCTAAAAAATAAAATCAATCACTTATCTATTGATTTAAAAGCATGTGATACAATTTTACATAATCTTGGATATTCAATTCCTTCTATATATGATAAAAAAATTTATGGAATAGATTGCTATCGTCAAAATGGTATTACGTCTGGTGGGTATTTAATCCCTCATGATGATGATTCATTAATTATTTATCGTAAAAATAAATACTATGTCGGAAATCAATTTGAAGAAGAAGATTATGTAGTAATCCCGACATTGTATGAATATAATTATGATGAAAAGGGTGAACTTGGCGATTATTTTATCACTAAAGGTAAAAAATATTTCATCTTTAATAATACTGGTGCTAAAGACTTACAAATGAATTTTGCTACTTTTAATGCAAATGATAAATATGTTATGTCTGGCACAGATGTATTTAATGGTACAGATGGAACTGAAATTGATGTCGGATTTGACATAAATAACGATATACATTTTATTTCTATTATTCCAAATGAAGATACTAATGGACGTAATGGCGATATTTATATCAGATTAAATCAAACATCATTTACAGTATTCAATACTGGTTTAACAACTGATGATACTGGTGAAACTGTTTCTACCACTGACAATGAATTTACTTGGGTATTAATTGATATTTCAGATAGTACAATTCGTAATCTTGAAATGTTTTCATTAAATTTAAATGGTCCTGAAGGCATTACAAAAGAATCACTATCATTTGGGGAAAATTATAGTGTATGTTTAAGTACGCCATGGTTAATTTCCTCTGGTGAAATAGATGAAACTGGACAAATTGGTGAAACATTTGTTGATACTGAAGAAGAAAATAAATTTACTGTATATCAATCTGGCAGTATAGATACTGAATTATTTATTAATTGCTTAGTATTCTGCGAAGTACCTCATCATGATTTATATGATGTAACACCAGTACGTAAAACTATTCCCATGAATAAGATTGATATAGATTAAGGAGTGAATCATTTTGATTTTAATTGAAAAAAAATATAAAAAACCTCATGGTGAGATAAAAATCACAATGTATGAAAAAGATAAAGTCGTACGAGAAATAGAAGACCATAACCTCATTGTTTCTGCAGCAAGTACGTTAATGGCTGGTCGAATGGCTCCCGGCGCTATTACAGGTGGTGAAGAAGAAAGTTTTGAAGGAGATTATTTTGACCATGGACTTCAATACCTAGCCGTAGGAACAGGAATATTAACAGACTCTACTAGAGAATATGATAAAGAAACAAATCCTGTAGATAGAGATGCATATGATATTTTAAATCCTCCAGAACCAACATTAGATAGAACACAATTAACCAATGAAATTTTTAGAAAACAATTTACTTCTTGGAATTTCTTAAATCCTGATGGGTCAATATCTGATGTAGCTACAAATATTCTTCAAATTAGTACTACACTAACTGAAGACGAAGCGAATGCCCCATTAAATGAAGTAGCATTATTCGGGGGAAACGCTACTAGTGAAAAAGGATCAGGTATCATGTTCAATATGAAAAGTTTCGAATGTATATCTAAGACAAACAACCATAGGATTTCTATAATTTGGAGATTAACATTCTAAATAATTTTTATAAAATAATGGTAAAGAATTTTTACCATTATTTTTTATGGGGTGATAAAATGCTATTAAGTAAATTTGCTACGGTAACATGGAATGGAGTAAATAAAAAATATTATGAATCAAAAGGATATATATTTACAAAGTTTAACGATAAATTTCCTGTAAAAATTGAGGATTTAAGTGATTGTTGTACTGCAATTGTTGATTGTAAATGTGATGTATGTTATAGAGAATTTTCAGTTCCATTTGGAAGAATAGCTTACCGTGTAAAAAATAATTTACCATTTTCTTGTGGAAGAAAATGTGGAAATAAGCTATCAAAAATAACAAATTTAAAAAAATACGGATGCGAAAAACCAATGCAATGTTCACAATTTAAAGAAAAAGCGTTAAATACATATAAAAATCATTATGATAAAGAGATAAATCCTGAAGGATATCAACAGCTACAAGAAAAATTAAAAGCTACTAGTAGAGAAAGATATGGATGTGACTATCCATGGCAAAATCCTAATGTAAAAAACAAATTTAACAACACTATGCTAGAAAGATATAATACAACTAATCCAATGGAAGTTCCTGGAGCAAAAGAAAAACAAAAACAAACAATACAAAATTTTTCTTCTGAGAAAAAAGAACAAATTCAAGAAAAACGAAAGAAAACATGTATAGAAAAATACCAATATGATAATGTTAGTAAAAATCCTGAAATAAAGAAAAAAAGTTCTGAAAGTCATAAAAAAGCATATCAAGAACATCCGGAAATACTTGAAAAAATAAAAGCAACTACATTTGAACGTTATGGTGTTGAGTATATGTATCAAAATGATAAAATTATGGAAAAAATGCTTATTGGTAAAAAAGAAAACGGCACGTGTCAATCATCAAAAGAACAAGATTTATTAGCACAAATTTTAAACGCAGAACAACACATTATAGCAAAACGTTATCTTTTAGATATGGTAATAGAGAAAAATAATCAAAAATATGACATTGAATATGATGGTGGAGGACACTTGTATTATAAAAATTTTGATACAACTAATTATGAAGAAAAACGAAATCAATCAATCATTAAACAAGGATATAAGATTATTCGTTATGTAACAACATATGATATCATATTTGAAGATAAAGAACTTTTATCTTTATTTGATTTTTGTTATGAATGTTTAAAAAATTACGATTTAATATACATTAATGTTGATTCATTATGCATTCATGATTCGGAAAATATATTTGCTATTTTTGATGAAAACGGAATAATCCAATAAGATTTTATTCATTAAAAAGGACAGAAACTAATCTGTCCTTTTTATCATATAAAATTCTTTAAATCTCTACTATAACAATTTCCTTTTACAAATACCAAAGGCTCATCATCAATTAAAATCTGTTCGTATAATTTTGCTTGTTTAATAAAATCATCAGTCAAATCATCGTTGTGTAATACTATTACAGGAAATATCTTATCTTTTATTGTGGGAGGAATATGTAAAAATCTTTTCTTATCCAAAGACGTTAAAAATTGAATATCTTTTACTTTTAATCTCATATCCAATACTTTAGAAAATGTTTTTTTCAATGGACGATTCTTATTCATAACATATAAATGATGAATAAAGAATTCTTTTCCATATATAGAAATTTTTCTTTTCTTTAAAAAATCTTTTCCTAATTTTTTAACATCATGATTATATGCTGTTTGATATGCTAATTGATATAACTTACTATTTTTAGTAGCTGTTTTAATAGGATTCTTTTCAAACACAATATCCATATAATTGGTATGAATCATTCTACTATACGACATAATATCAAATGAATCATTAAATATGTTAAACGTTGAATCCATATGTTCTTTGATACATTTACCAAAATATTTTGTCAAATCTTTTTCACTAATAGCCGTTAAATTAACTACTAATTTTAATTCTCCATGATATACTTCAGGTAAAGATTTTTCGTCTTCTATATAATCGTCTTCTTCTTTATCAGAATACCAATTACATTCCACTTCCTTTTCAAAATGAATTACTCTTGGCGTTCCAATAACCAAATTTCCACGGACGCAACTTTCCCGGTCTTTATTTAAATCACAAGTCATATTGTAATAACGAAAATCGAATATATCATCTTTTACAGCAGATTTAATAATGCATTCAATTACAGCTTTTCTTGTATCACATTTTTTATTTCCGGGATTCCAAGACATACTTTTTAATTTTCTATAGTATTCTTCAGCTTTTATATAATTCCGTTCATTTAATCCTTCATTCTTAAAATTAACGTGATTTGTTTGAATATAATCAAAGATGTCCATCTCTGCTAATAAATCAGATTTATGTTCATCAGTGAATTTTCCGTAATAAGTACCATTTTTACCATGATAAATTAATCCACCAATTTGTTGAATAGCTGATACTTTCATTACTGCATCTAATACATCTTTATTATAACTTTCTGCTTCGATTAACATCTTGGCGGTTTTTACATTTAATGGTAATAATGACATACGCATTCCTAAATCAGTTATTTGATTATCAGATAATGCGTTTAATTGAATACATTCTTGTTTTGCTAATTCAATCAATTTTTTTGGTGGCTGATGCAAAAATTCTAATTCACTAATATCAATTCCATAACTGGCTAATCTCAAAATAATTTCAGATAAAAACATTCGTTTAATTTCTGGAACTGGATATAGTGGTCTTTTTTTCAAAGGAACTTTACTACTTAATATGTAAATTCCAGGTTTGGTTCTTCCTACTCTTCCTTTTCTTTGTAAACAATCACTTTGAGAAATATCTTGTAAAACCAAAGCTTTCATTCCATCTTCAATTTCACTAATTTTTGCTTTTCCTGTATCTATTACAACATCTATATCACTTATTGTAATAGATGTTTGACAAATATTAGTACATAATATGATTTTTACTTTTGGAGAAATATCATCAAATATTGGACGTTGTTCGTCTATTGTCTGGTCACCATGAACTTGATAAATAACGTATCTATCTTGAGAAGGAAGATTTTTTCTAATAGCATATTCCATATCTTCGATTTCTTTTTTCCCTGGTAAAAACATCATAACATTCTTACCTTGAATAGCATAATCTACTGCTAACAACTCATGTTTGATTTTATCATTAAATAATACATCGACATGATAAGGAGAGTTTGGACATTTTACCGTAACTGGGTCATACTCTTTAAAGAAGTATTCCAATTTCCCAATATTCAATGTAGCAGACATTAAAATAATCTTTTTTCCACTATTCATTAAATGATGTTTTGACCAGGCAATTAATGTTTCTATATTTAATGATTGTTCATGAACTTCATCTATAATAATACAATCATAATCACACTGGATTCCTGCGGCCACTAATAATCCATCGGTGACAAACAAAATACGATTATAGTTATGGTCATATTCTTCTTCAAATGCGGTTTTATATCCTACAATTTTGTCATCACCAATTTCTTGTTTTACTCTATCAAATAATGATACACAAGCCAATCTTCGTGGCTGAGTAGAAATACTACTTAATCCTAATTCTCCCAATAAAATCTGCGGAACCTGAGTAGATTTGCCACTTCCAGTTTCCGCTTCAATAATGATAACATTATGATTTTTTACTGCTTCTATAATTTCATCTTTGACCTGATAAATTGGCAATTTCATGATTTTCCCTCCAAAAAATTACATAATTCATTCAATGTCCAAACTCCAAGAGAAAACAAAAGTAACAATGGGATAAAAATCATTAATAGCATTATTTGGTCAGAACTCATTACATTCTCCTTTACATTTTTTTTGACAATTCATCAACAACTTTCCTTCTTAATGAAGGACTTTTGTCTAAAATTTTTCTTAAAGACCGTTGTGGAACTGCCATATACAACCACTTACGTTCATTCTTATACTTTAATGAAATTGGCGGTGGAATCCATAATGGATTTTGCTCCTTATGCATTTCCATAAATACATCTACAGAAAAATCTACCACATTATGTTTTTTATGTGTTTTTACTTCTTTAATTTCTCTTTTCTTATGTCCATGTTTCCAAAGATTTTCGCCAAAATAAGCATATCTACCTTCTGCAAATTTTAAAAAATCAACATATTCACTCTTATCTAATCTTCTAACATATCGTTTAGCAAATTTTCGTTCCATAACCGGAGGAATTCCTAATTCCTCAGTTAAATAAATTCCTCCACGTAAAACGCCTTCACTATCTTGATATGTTCTAGCTCTACAAACAAACACATCTATTCCGTTATAATCGTAATTTACTTCTATGTATTTTTTAACATCAGGATATAGAACATTTAAGTGGTCACAAATTTTATTCGTAGAAGCTCCATTGAACATATAAGGACGAATTTTAATATAAGTAATGTAGTTACAATTAAGATGTGAACAATATTGGCCTTGAAGAATAAATGGTTTATTTAACTTTTCCAAAGCCAATATTGTATTTCTTAGATAATTTCTCCCGTTCATCCTAACACTCCAAAATTGATACATCTAAAATGATATTAGAATCCATTTCATTATCTTGACAAAAACATTCCAAAATATCCAATGCTCTTGTCAATTCTACTTTTGTTAATGCAGTTATGTTAAATACTTTGCTCCCATCTTCAGGGTCAAAAATAACTTCTAGTAAATAACTTTCTACAGGTAAATAAAGAGAAAATGTTTCTTTAATCTTTTTTACTTTTTCATTTAAATCATTATTTTTTAACATTAAAGCGGCTTCATCCGTTATTAAATCTTTCACGTCAATCCCTCAGTAAATACATCAAAACACAACTTAACTATAAAATCACTTTTTAACTTCCTTAACATAATCATCATCCAAAAGAACCCATAAATCCTTTTGATGATGCAATTGTAAAAATCTGTCAGTATTCTTATCGTAAGAATATAAAAACGCTCTTTCACACGTATTTCCATCAAATACTAAAATTGTATTAGAAATATTTTCCAATCTATTCAACCAATTAACTATATAATTATCATCTTTATCATTTTTAGCAACCATTATCAAAATTCAATCACCTCATCATTTCTTCCAATTGTTCTGGAGAAATCAAAACCGTTCCTAATTCTCTAGCTTTTTTAGCTTTACTGCTTGTACTATTAATATCTGCAATAACCAAATAATTAGTACTATTAGAAACGGATTTTCCTTCTTTAGCTCCATTACGTTCTATTAAATCAATGTAATAACTTCTAGGATGTTCCATTTTTCCAGTTAATACAAATACCTGACCAGCAAATTTTCCTTCATTTTTCTTTTCTTCAATAATCTCAATATAATGTGCTAAATGGTCAACCGCGTCCCAGAATTCATTGGACATCAGTTTTTTAATCGCTACTTGTCCTAATCCTTTTAGTTCAGATAATTCAGTTTCGACTTTGATTTTACTTTGTTTAAATATTGCATTTCTAAAATTATCTAACCCATTATAGCGCTCATATAAAATCTTTCCTACATTTTCTCCAATTCCATCACAGCAACAAGCTTTGATAAATTTGATAAACGTAGTCTGCCTGCTGTTTTGAATATTATTAAATAACTTTTTAGCAGATTTTTCAGCAAATCCTGGAAGTGTCATTAAATCATCTTCATCTAAATCGAAGATATCATTTTGGTTTTTACATCCAAATTTTTCCACGATTTTCCGAGCAGTTTCGTTACTCAATCCTTCAATATTCAAAACATTTTTCTGTCCTAAGAATGCCATATTTTGACAAATCTTCTCTTTACATTTAGGATTTGTACAAAACTGTTGACCATTAATATTTTCTAATACATGACCACAGGAAGGACATAATGGAATCTCAATTTCTTTATATCCATTCTTAATTACTCTGTCAATCTGAGGAATAATTTCATTAGCCTTATAAATCTCTACTTCTGCTCCAATTTTAATCCCTAATTTTTTAATCATATCCATATTATGCAAAGAAGCTTTACATACTGTCGTTCCATCAATTTCTACTGGTTCTACAATAGCTACAGGAGTAACCTTTTTTCTGCCATTAGTCCAAATAACATCTTTAATCACAGTACGATAAGTAACTTTACTTGGTTTAATGGCTAGAGCATTATTTGGATGATGTTGTGTACTACCAAATTTAGTCAAACTATTTTCCTGACAAGATTTCATAACCAATCCATCAATAGGATATTCATTTTTAATCTTGTCATATAATCCCCAGATATCATCATAAATGGTATCTTTATCAAAAGTATAGCCTTTAGTAAAATGAAAAACAGTATTTTCTTTAATATACTGTCTCATTTCTTCCGGAGTCATTTCACTGCCTGGAATATCATATGTAATAAAGCTTAACAAATCAAGATTAGTACTGCGTTCTTTTCTCCGCAATAATCCTGCAGCTGCATTACGAGGATTTTTCATCAATTTCTCCCCAGCAGCTTCTAATCTTTTATTTAAAGTAATAAAGTTCTCAGGTGAAATAAAAACTTCACCACGAATAGGAAACTTTTCTCCTAAATAAACCTTGCCCTCATACTGAGGAATAAAATTAGGAAGTAATTCTCCTACATCTCCTCCACCACGAGTAACAAACTTACCAGTGCCATCAGAATTCGGATAAACCACGACCGTAAGCCCGTCATACTTTGGCTGTATTTCTACAGGCCAAAATTCATTGCATTTCTTAATAAAAACTTTTTTATCATCTACATCTTTAGTCCATTTATCTAAGCTAACTACAGGTGTAGGATGTTTGAATTTCTCAAAATCTGCTTTAACATTTCCTGGAGTGTAATTTAAATCTTTGCTTCCATATAAATTAATGTAATCTTTTCTTAGTTTATCATATTCTAAATCACTAATACTTGGATTATCTAAATCATAATATTCGTGATCATATTGTTTAATTAACTGCAAATGTGCTTCTCTAATCATGTCAATCACACTCCTTTACTTAGATTATTTTACCATAAAAATACAAAGATGTACATAGTTTTTTTATAAGTTTGACTTTTTGACTATTTAGTCTTTTTTTTAATAGTGCAAACATATGAACTTAGTCCTTATTTATCTTAGTTCTTTTACTAAAATAAATTTCCTTTTATTTCTCTTTAAGTCGCCTCATGAGAGGCGATCTAATGAATAAAAGTCTCTAAAGAATAGAAGTTATAACGCATTTCAGAAAAATGTCTCTACAGTGAACTAAGAGTCTTAAGTATGAATGCAAAAAAGCGTGCAAAATTCTAGTTATCTGGATAAGGCTTGACAGCCGTTTCCTAATTTAACATAATTTACTACTACTAGCATGTATGATTAGTAGTACACGCATATTGGTGCCTCACTGTACTAAGAGTACTTACTTTACTTAATTCCTTTAGAAGTACTTTTAGTACTAACTTTCTAAAAATAGATTAACTTTCTTAAAGTAGACTAACTTTCTTTAAGTAAATTAACTTTCTTTAAGTAGATTAATTTTACTAAAGTAAATCTAATAGAAAGTATCTATTCATAACTGCATGCTTAGCATGCATGAAATTACTAGAAATTAAATGAAATACTAAAAAACTAACTGTAGTTAAAATTTTATCTAATAGAAAATAAATTTCATAATAGAAGGTTGAAAGCCTTCATGAAATAGATTAACTTATTAAAAATAACTTTTAGTCTTAATTTATTTTTTATTTTCTTTTATGCGCTCTCTGGAGCGCTCTATTAACTTATTTTTATTAAGTAAACTAAAATTAGTCTTTATCATGCATGCTGAAGCATGCTTATGAAATTTACTTTATTAGTACTAGGTACTAAAAATTAATTTTCTTAAAAAAGAATTTAATACTAAAATTTATTTTAGTTATTTTTACTGTCTTTTATCATACATGCTGAAGCATGTCTATGAAACTAGACTTTAACTTTCTTTACTAAAAAATAATTTTAAGATAAGTACTTAAATTAATTATATTTTTTTTAGTTTCTAGTAAATTCATGCATGCTTTCAGCATGCTACTATGAATAAATACTCTCTACTAAATTTACTTTATAAGAAATTAATTCTTTAAAAAAAATTAGTACCTGGTACTAAACTTTTTTTTTTTAATAGTTTTACTATCTTTTATCATGCATGCTAAAGCATGCTTATGAGATTAGATTCTAGTTTTCTTTACTAATCTAAGATAAAATTAATATACTAAAGTTAATTTACTTTCTCTTTAGTTTCTAATAATTTCATGCATGCTAAAGCATGCTGTTATGAGTAAATATTTTTTACTAAATTAATTAACTAATTTAATTTACTAAAGAAAAGTATTTAAAGTACTTTAGAGAAATAAGTTCACTGTATTCACTTCCGACACCGAGGCGAAAATGCCTAAACATATCATACATATGCTAGTAGTAGTGAAATTATTTTAAATTAAGAAACAATCATGAGACCTTATCCGGATAACCATTGATTTTGCACGCTTTTTTGCATATGAAAAATATAAGGAAAACTATAGAAACAAAAGATAAATAGAAAAGCCTTTTTATCTAAAATTAATTTAGGTGATAATAAATGTCTAATAAAGAAGGAGTTCATATTATGAAAGATGTACTTAATGAAGTCTTAACGAATCCTATGTATGAAAATTTATTTGATGTAAAAATGAAATCATTTGGAGGAAAATTAAATTTATCTAACGAACATTATGATTTGGCATTGCAATTAATTGACTTTTTTTTGAATCATCAAAAAGAAAATTGGGATAAACAAGAAGATAAAGATAAATTTGAACAAGAGTACAGGCAATTTTTGTCAGATTCAGAATTAGATTGTGAATATAATTTAGTTGCTACATTCCCATATCTTAGTTTAATGAAATTTTTATTGTATATTGATTTGTTGAATCCAGTATTTGAAATAAAATGTACACAAGAAGATTATTTTACATATTTTTCACATAAATATGTTATTTTAGTAAAATGTTCAAGACAAAAAATTGATAAAGATTCGTTTGCACAATTTGCTTTGGATTTTTATAAATGTAAACGTGAAGGGAAATTTAAGACCCAAAGTCAAATTATTTTATATAATCCTATAACTGATTCAATGATGAAAAAAAGTGTTAAGATGATTGAAAAAATGTTAGTTCCTTTATTTAGTGACTGTGAATAAAACAGTCACTTTTGTTATTTTTTATTCATAGCATATTATTTTTTTATAGAGAAAAAACTTTATTTTATGAAAAAAATTTTTAGCGTTGATTTTTATAATAAATTAAAGTTGTGCTAGTTCGTAATTTTTTTAAAATTAAATAAGAAAGGAAGGTCGATTTTATGTATAATAGAATTGATAAAACCTATGCTCAGATTCAGCAGACAAAATATAAGTTGAAAAATCATTATACTGGTGAAATGATTTATGATATATACATTAATCCAGATAATCAATATGGTCTTGAGTTAGATGATAAGGCCGCAAAGATATTATGTCAAGATATTAATGAAGATTTCGATGCAATTTATAAATCACATCAAGGAAAATCTTTAGATACAAGAGAGAAATGGTTCGTAAAACCTGAAGAAGAACAAGGTGTTATTGAAACATACAATAATATGAAAAGCACGGAATATTTTGATTCTAAATATAAATTGGTATTTGTTCACGAAGAATTAAATCCTCAGTTAAATAAAAAGAAGAATATTCAGAATATTCAACCTAAACAAGTAGAAGTAGAAGTTGTTCAACCTGAAGTTATTCAATCAAATAACATTTCATTACAAGATGTTAAAGAAAATCAAGATAATTCAAAAGATGTGTCTCGAGAAAAAATTAAATTAAGTCAATGTAATAAAATTGAAGCTACGCAAAAATTTCAGAAAGAATTTAAAAAAGTTGTTGAAAAAATACCATCTATTCGTCAATATTGTAATGAAGTATATTATACTAATGAACGTAATAACAAGTCATTTACTGAGGAACATTATATTCTTACTGCTAAAGATGAGCCACGTGCGAAACACAAAAAAAATAATTCTGTAATCATTGAATCGTTTAATGGTGATTTTTATCCTAATGAAGAGTTAGTAAATAAAGAGCGGAAAACACTTTTCAAGGGAGATAGTTTTATTGAATTTTGTGATAATGGTCTTAGAAATTCGCAAAAAAGTATTCAGAATTCTCTTGATGATATTGAAAACGGGAAAGTTAAAAAGCAATTAGAGGATTATGCATATGCTGTATATGGAGATACATTCAAAAATGGTCTTTGTCTTTCTCAAGGGATTATTAATGCTGAATTCTATATTAAAATAAACGATCATGAAAAGAAAAAAGTTTCGATGAAAGAATATCGTAAATTCAAGGGTGAAAAATATGTTCTTGCATATCAGTCTTTTAAAGATGTGTACTATTATAATATAGACCAATATCTTGACAAGGCAAAACAATCTTATGAAAGAATGCAAAATGGCGATATTGAGGGAGCTTTTCAGATTTGTAATATTTATACAGCTCAAGCAGTTCACGATGTTCATAAAAATAATACATATAAATTTTATGTTAATGACACTAACGCGAAACTTGATTTAATTAATCATATAAACACAATGACTGATGATGAGAAAAAGAAGTATTTTCATCAGTTAAGAAAAAAACATAAGAGTGAAGATTTTTCAAAATTTATTTTAACAGATTTAAAAATTTATCGTGATAAGAATTCAATGAAATTTATTCGTACATTGATGTTCGATATTGATTTATTTGAGAATGTAGAACAAAAGATTCACTTTTCCTCCAAAGAAAAGAAAGATGAATTGAAAAAACAGATGAATCTTGAAATTGAACATGTTATGATGAAATATGGTTTGAATTTAACAGCTAAGATTGAATCATGTAATGGTTTTCAGATTGTTTTGTCATTGGATAAAACGTATTATTTAAACAAAGCAGATTATGAATATCATCATAATATTTTAAAAGAAGATTGTGGTTATTTGTCTTATGAACATTTAGAAGAGTTATTTTACTTTTTAGGCATTGCATTGGGATATGAAATTCCTATAGATATGAATGCCACTTTTACACCTGTGCGTATTTTTAGATTTCCGTATAGCGTTCATATGAAACATGACAATAAAGATTTTCCTGTATCTGTTTTGAGATATATAAAGGATTTAAAAGATCCTAAAAATTTAGCATGTCTTCATTCTCCTGGAGAACTTATGGAGAAACTTCAGACCATTTTGACAAAACATGAAGATACGTATTCTTTAAAAAATTCATGGTGTTTCTATTCTGATAAACCTGAAGATTATCAAGCATTTAAGTCATTTAGAAAAGAATTCCATCATCATAAAAATGCTCCTTACGTTGAATCACAAAATAAGTTATGTGATTATATTGTAAAAAATGATTATGAAGGTGGGAAGGATTATATCTTAAAATTGTTTTATGCTAAAGATCGTGGATTTTCTTTAAAAAAATCATTAAATGAATTAGCCGAATTATCAGATTATGAACGTCATGGAGATAATCCATTAAAAGGAAAATGTATTAATCTAGCTCATTTTAAAGGATTTATTCCATTTGAAAAAGTGAGTGAAACGGAGAAAAAATTTCCTAATGGTAGACACAATTTTTCTAGTGATCCACTTAGAATAAAGGGCGAAAATAAAACCGTAGGAAATGTTTTTGAGACGTTTAACGAACGTGGAATTTCTGAATCAAAATGTGTTGCATTCTTTAATAAAGCTTTTCGTAATGATAAATGCGATAAGATTTTCTATTATGGTCTTAGAAATAAAGAAGTTGATAATTATATTTTATCTCTATATAAATTGGTAGAAAAATTTGAGGAAAAAAATCGGAAAAATAAAAATGTATTTGAATATTGTGCTCAAGCAATTCGCGTATTAGCCATTACAATATTTTTGAATTTCCATAGTAATTATCAAAATATTGTCCGAAATGGATATTTTGTCATAAATGCAAATTTGATTGATACAGTAAATGAAATTATATTTGGTTGTCAAGAAAAATTGGGATATCAATATATGATGATTTATCAATATTTAAATTTATTTAATCTTTATTACATTGATAGTAAGGAATTTGGTATTCCTCAAATGAATTATAATAAATTTGTAAAGGGATATACATGCATTAATTTAAAATCAACGTTTAATACAGATGAGATTATGAAAAAAGTTGAGAATATTTCAAAATTATGCAGATATGATTATGTTGAAAATATTTTTACTACAAGATATACCGATAAACAATTAAAGATGTTCTATAAGGATATATACAATAGTCATGCTATAATTAAAGTTACAAAGACTGATGGGATTGTAGCTGATAAAGAAACATTATTGGCTTGCGATATTAGTGATTATTTTACTCATCAAAAAATAAGTAATCCGAAAAAGGCATTTATGAAAATGTTGTCTAGTGTTATGGTTTATATAGTTGATGAAGAATTATCAAATAATATATTCAATGAATTAAGAAAAACAGAAACAGGAATTGAAGAATTAAGAAAAAAAATTGTTGAATTATCGGTGAAATTTGATGTTATTTTCAATAATATTTATTCGGAATTTAATAGACATATGCTTGATCATTATACAAGCGCTAATGGTACATTCATTAAGAAAAAATCGTATTTTTCAAAAACAGAATTAAAAAGCTATTATGAAGCAATAAAATTCAATTTATTAGAAACAAAAATGGCTTTATTGAATAAACGTTTCTTTAATACTAGGACTGATTATTGTATTAACGATTGTGGATATAGAGATTTTGAAACATATCGTTTAACATATTTGTATACGCCTGAAGCTCGGAAATTAATTAGTAAATTTATTTCCGGATTTGAAAATGATAATGTAGATGTAAGGTTAATTACAAAATTGTATAAAACTAAAAGTGGATTATATGACGTATGCAGTAAATATTATGATGCAAATAAATTTGATGTAAGTTTTAGTCAATTTTTATCATATGAAAGAGCAGCTGCAAAAGGATTAATAACAAGTGAATTAGGAAAATTTAAAAACTAAAGAAATAAAATGTCTTCAAAGAGGTATATTAATATTAATTCTATTATACACAAATTAACCTTCGTGGAGAAGACATTCACCAGTTGTCTTCTCCACATTTCATTTATAGTGGTGTTTTACCTCATTATGATATTTACTATTTTATTTAAAAGAGGCAGGTGAATATGTTTGAATTATTTTGAAAAACACTCAAATTATGACCCTCGTTCTGGATTTTCTGAAATAAAATTCGGTTTTGATCGTCCTTTACTTGACGTAGAGCAAAATGAAATGCAGGAAATCCAAGAAGAGGCAAGAAAAGATATAATCAGAAAAAGTGTATATAGTGGATTTACTGAATTAGTATCATCAGAATTTACTGGTGATAGTATGATTTTGAATCCTTCTTCTAATGGATTGATTTTAAAGAATAGATTAGCCATAGCTCCTTTTAAATGCATAGTAAATGGAATAACATTAAACTGTCAAGGGAATTTTTCATATAATAATATTCCAAATTATATTCTTATAGATTTAGGGGTATCTCAGACAAAATCCACGTTAGATGAATTAGTATATTTAGAAGTCTGGCAGGAATTTGTCACTGGCGATAGCGAGATTAAGGCATACGGGTATGCCAATGGTAATTCCTTAGGAACGCTGGCGATGGACTCTAGAGTGAATGAGGAGACTTCTAGAAGGGTAGTAACGTACTGGAATATTCAAACTAAACAAGAATGTGATTTTGATACATATCCAGAAGGGTTTGGATATAGTGATATGCTTCATTATTCTGCAGTATTCCCAAAATGTAATGGACAGTTTACTACATCTCCTAACGTCAATCTTTGTTATTGTTCTGCTGAAAATGATTTGTTTATAGATGAACCATTTTATGGAGATAAAAATCTTTATGTAGCTGGCCGTCCTAATTATGATATCCAGTCATCTACTTTAAAAGGAAGATATGTCTTTGCTATTCCTATGTTTAGAGTAAGAAGACGGAATACTACTAAATATAGTTTCAATAATTATAATGGTGCTCCATCATATAATGCTATGCTGGTCTCTAATGATTCCTCTTTAAAAGGAGACTTAAAAAATAATATGAGACCGGATATGAAGGCATATGATTCTATATCAAAATCTGATATTATTGATTTAAGAAAAACTATTACATTTTCCAGTATAAGATATAACGCTATAGCAGATGATACCATACGAGATATTTTTAATAATAACCTAGAAACAAGTCAGACCAAAAAAATGCGTCGTGTTCAGATTGGAAATAAACCATTTGATTACACAAATGTATCTTCAACAATTTTTCATATCCCATTTAACGGAAGTATTATTCAAGAATATCCCACAAACGATCCATTGGCTCCAAGAATTTATGAAAAATCAATTTATTATGAATCTTCATTAAATCATCTTGGTGCTGTTATTGATAATAATACAGAATTATCTTATACCATTAATGATTTAGTAGAAAAAGATAGAGGGACTATAGATTTCTTTATTAAACCGAATTGGAATGGATGCGATGAAACATCTCAAATCATATTATCCATTGTAAATGAAAGTAATTCTCCCATTATACAATTACGTAAAGAAAAGAATTTATTAATCTTCGCTCAGTATAATTATGAAGTATCTAATGATAATTATATTGAAAATAAAGCGATAGCTAATTTATCTGAAACATTAATGATTTCAGGAAGATATTATCATGTCAGGTTGTCTTATAATGAAAATCCTTCCCCGGTAATTGGACAGATTTATGTTTATTTAAATGGAAGTCTAATTGCTCAAAGTAATTGTTCTGTGTCTTATTTGACTCCATATAGATTTAAGATTGGAGATTTAAGAAATACTACTAATCCTGGATTTGTTATTGAAGAAGTTTTGATGTATAATCGTTGTTTTGAAGTTGTAATGGGTTCCGGAACTGGATATAGTTATATGGTCAATAATTTCTGGCCAATGCTTCCTCATGATTTTCTTGAATCAGATACATTATTAGCTCCAAGCTTTGATTCAATAATCAATAACTTGAGTGATAATGAATTTGAACAAGAAGATACAGTTTTTTATCGAGAATATGATAAAGATGTTAGTTTAAAAACATTTACAATTTCATTAAATTCAGACCGGTATATATCCGAAATAAATGCTATTTATGATATGTCAGGAAACAATCTCACGGATTCTATTTATGGTAAATGTGAAGGATTAGGAACTAATATTGTTCAGTTTAAACCTTATGACCAGTCATTAGAAAAAGTAGTCATACATTGTAAAGTTTGCTTCCCAGCAGGTTGTGGTGGATTGGATATGCCTACAGAAATATTAGCTGCAGGCATAGTAAAGTATGATTTAGATATGCCTGATTCTAATTATGATTATCCATTAGATATTATTGAAGAAGTATCTTTCCATAAAAAAGATTCAGAATATCCAAGGAAAGTACCATATCTAAAACCAAGAAAAGTATTTGGCAATGAAGATGAAGCATATGATTTTGCTAATAGTACTCGTACTAAATCACAATGTTATGCCCGTTTGATTTATTATAATATTTCTGGTAATGGTACGAATCAATATGATATTCCTATGGAAATGTATGGCTATAAAATTATTTCTATAGTAGGAACTCATACAAATAGAATTACTTCAATTACTAAAACACCATCAACAATAATTGGCGAAGAAGATTTAAATTATACAATTAAATTAGAATATCCCTTAAATATTGGCGATACATTGACGTTGGAATTAGGTTGTTCGGGATATAGTTTTGATTATGACTTAAATTCTAAAACCATTTTTACAAATATGCATAAATGTAAATTATTAGAATTTACAGCTAATGGTGTAGATAACGTTTATACTTTACCATGTATGGATATTATTCATGATGGAGAAATCCGCGGAGGAATTTTAAAGTCTGTTTATACGTTTAATAATAATATTTTAGATGAAAATGGAAATATTACAGGACAGTATGATACTGAGATTTTAGGATATCATGATGGTGAAATTTTTTATGATGAATATGGACAAGCTACAAATAAACGAATTTGGAATACTATTCCTGTTCATATAACTGAAGATTCTTTTGGAACACCATTTATTACTATTATATTTGATGAATCATCAAAACCAAGAAATGGTGTGTCGATTCAAATTCCTATTATGATATCGTATCAAATGTCAAGTGATGAGCTATTATCAATTTGGTATAATCATATTCCTTATCAAGGTGTTATGACTACTAAAACAAAAGAAGTTACACGTGTAACCCCTTGGACATATTTTATTACAACATTATCTACTGGAAAACCAAATAATGAAAATATTATTTTAAATTTAGTAAATGAACTTCCTGGTGGAATGTATAATGGATATCAAATAGATAATCAAGATATTATTTTAAAAGATATTTTTAATGATATGTCTTATGCATTAAATAATGAAAATGTTAATAAAAAATTAGTATTCATGAATGATTTTATGTTAAAGGGAATTAATGAAGGATATTGTAATTTGGTTAATACATATAAAATATCCAAAGATTCAAGTTATTTCCAAGACGGAAAAATTACTTTTGCTAATATAGATTTTAATTTATATTTTAATGATTGTGTAAATCCTATTAAAAAATATGTTTGTGGATATTGTCTAGTCATTAATGAACGTGGAGAAGTTATGCTGTTAGTAGTAAGTAATATTAATTATAATACCACGGTAATTAATCATCTAAATCCTGTATATGGAGATTTGTTCTATGTAAAAGGGAGATTGATTGAAAAATGAAAAGATTAGCAAAACGTTTTTACTTATTTGATAAAGTAAGATTTACTAAAAATCCTTTCGATGATAGCATATATACAATTACTCAAACATTTTCTGATAATACTTATTTTATTGATAATGGAAAAGTTAGTTATACGAATATCAAAGCATCATCATTAGAATACGCTGATGAAGATTAATAGCATAGTGCATTTACAGTTAGATGTAAATGCATTTTTGCTTTTTTCTTTTAAAATAAAATTAAGAAGGTGAGATAATGTACGAAGTTCAGTGGCATGGTTTAGGACAAATTAAATGTCATGGGAAATTCAATTCTTTAAAAGAAGCCCAAGATTCTGTATTAGCGTGGTGGAAACAAAATCATTTTACTCCACCTTATATTCGTAGCTATGGAGAGAATCCTATTATATGGGATTATGGCTCTCATACATGTTTTTATCATTTTGTAAAGGAGGAATAAGATGATTAAAATGAATCCATCTAATCGCTGTGATTTGACAGTAAAAATATTAAAAAATATGTTAAAAAATGCTGACGATGATGATGTTGTATTGATTGCAGATTATCGTACAATGGAAAATTTAGAATTAAAAGCAAAACCAGTAAGTTGTGTTATTATAAAAAATGATTCAATTATTTTGCAAGGGTAGGTGATTTTTTTGAATAAACGCGCGGAATTAGCATTTGAAATGGCAAAACAAGTAGCTCAGCAATCAAAATATTTTAAATTTCATATAGGTTGTGTGATTACATATAAAGGAATGGTCATTGCTACCGGCGTTAATTCAGATAAAACACATCCTATGCAAAAAGAATACAACAAATATCGAATAGACTCACCAGATGATTATGATGCGAAATGTCATGCAGAAATAGCTGCATTATTGCATATAAAAGATAAAACTTTAGACCCTAGAAAAATGTGTTTATATGTTTATCGAATAAGAAAAACAAAAGAATTTGGTATGGCAAGACCATGTCCATCATGCATGCAAGCTATAAAAGATTTTGGGATTCGTACTATTTTTTATACTACAGACGATGGATATGCTGAAGAACATTTATTCTAAAGAAGGTGCAAATATGATTTTTTTAACTTTTAAAGATATGGACTTAAAGTCATTATGTTCATTACCAGTACATTCAATTGATGCTTTTTGTACTAGTAGTACAGGTACATTAAATGAATTGTCTATGATTGTAGGAAAAGATGTTTATCGAGTAAGAGTAAATAATCCTGAAAAAGTTTTAGAAGATTTATTATTAGATATTGTGAAAGCTGATGATATTTCTACATATAGAGGTAAAATAATTCGCATTGAAGATTTAGAAAAGGAGAATGCATAATGAAGATTCAACAGTTTGGTTTTAATGATAATAAATTAGTAGATTTTCAAATGGAACAGAATCCATCTATGTATTTTCAATTTACTTTTCAGCATGATGTTCAAAAACAATGTTATTATTTAAATGTTCGTCAATTTAAAAATACTGAATCTTATTCTGGCCCTACTAAAAATGGTTTTCGTTTAACTATTCAAGATGAATTTGAATTAGAACGTTTACAAGACCATTTTAATAAATTATTTGATGAAGCTAAAAAAGCTATGGAGGAATAATGAGAATTCCATATTATAAAGCCATAGACAAAGAAACGAAAAGAGAAGTAGAAGGATTTTATTTTGAATATCCAGAAACAACATATGCATTTAAAAGCGATGGACCTATAAAAGTTATTTCTTGTTTATGTTCTTATCGTACAACAGACTGGGGATTACCTAATATCCCCACTCTTTGTAATTCTATAGATAAATCTACATTGAAACAAATTGGTTGGATAGATACAGAACAAGATTATTTTACTGGAATAATTCCATTGGAGGGAGATAAATGAAGCTACAAAATATTACACCCCCTAAAATTAAAACAAAGTCATTATCATTAGATGATTTAGGTGAAGATGCTCCAGTAGAATTAATTTTAGATAATGTTTATTTAAAAGTTAATAATATGACCAAAGATCAAATGTATAATTTATGGGCAAAATTATCTTTTCCAGTAGAAGAATTTGGAAGCATGGAAGTAAGATATCGTCATTTATTTAATCGTAAAACAAAAAAGACATATGCCGGTCTTTTACAAGATGTTATTGATTATTGTAAAGAATGTCATATTGCTTATAAATTAATCGATACAAGAATAAAACCAATTTCTGATGCAGATTATTCTTTAGTAAAAGAGATTAATGGAAATCCATTAAAGATAAGAGATTATCAAAAAGAAGTTATAGATATATGCAATCCTCGTGAGGTAATTCAAGCAGCCACTGGAGCGGGCAAGGCTATGCCATTAGATACTCCAATTTTAACGCCAAATGGATTTGTCCCTCTTTCAGATATTCATGTAGGAGATACTGTGTTTGATGGTTTTGGAAAACCAACAAAAGTAATTGGCGAATATCCTCAAGGAAAAAAAGAAGAATGGTTAATAACTTTTCGTGATGGTTCTACTGTAAAATGTTGTAAAGACCATTTATGGAAATTTATGTCAAATGGAATAAGAGAACATAGTGCACAATGGCGAGTAGCTACTATTGAAGAAATGGTATCAAAATATCGTGTAAAAGTTCCTGGTCATGGATATACTTTATCTATTCCAGTTTGTAAGCCAATACAATTTCCTAAAAAAGAATTACCAATTCCACCTTATGCATTAGGAGTGTTGCTTGGTGATGGGGGATTTACTGGTAGAGTAATTACATTCACAAATCCTGAAGATGATATTCTTGATAAACTTAATGAATCTGTAAAAGAATTTGGATTCTTTAAACGTCGTAAAGATACTACTCATATTCAAAAACATTTTGTTGGTGGTCGTAACAATCCATTAACTAATTATATTTGGAATACGTTCAAAGGCACAAAATCAGGTGAAAAATTTATTCCACAAGAATATTTGACTGCTTCAGAAGAAGACCGTCTCGAATTATTACGCGGGTTGATTGATACAGATGGTCACGTTGATGAAAAAGGTCATGTAAGTTTTGGTACTACTAGTGTACAACTTGCAAAAGATGTTTATTATTTAATTCTTAGTTTAGGATATCGTGCAAGTTTAAAAATTGGCAAGCGTTTTTATAAAGATAGAAATGTAACGACCGATGATTGTTCTGTTCGTGTATGTGGAAAAGATAATAAGTTGTTTTCTTCTAAAAAACATAATGAACGTTTTGCAAAAGCACCTCAAACAAAAGGACATTATTATGATTTATTAAAAATTGTTAATGTTGAGAAAACGGGAAAATTTTCAGAAATGAAATGTATTGCTGTGGATAGTGAAGACCATACATTTATTTGCAATGATTTTATTGTAACGCATAATACTTTAATTATGGCCGCTTTAATAGCTAAGTTTAAAGTATCTCCAGTTTGTGTATTTGCTGATAAAATTTCTCTTTGTGTACAATTAAAACAAGAATTTCAAAAATTCCTAGGCAGAGAAATTGGATTCATTGGTGATGGAATTTATGAACCAAAAGATATTACTGTTATGTCAATCCAATCTGCAGATATTGATATAGCTAAACAAGCTAATATGATTTTATTTGATGAATGTTGCCCATATTATGCTACAGTATTATTGGCAAATGGAACTTATACTACAATTGGGAATATTGTAGAAAGAATGGAAAAAGGCGACCATTTTGATGTTATTACATATAATACTACTCGTAAATTTTTTGAATCTAAACCTATTACTAATTATTCTAAAATCCCTATTGGTGATAGGAAAATGTGCAAGATTTTTGTAAAAACAGCTAATCATGAAAAGACTATTATTACGTGTACAAATAATCATAAAATTTGGGTAGATAATCGTCAAGAATATATTAGAGCTGATTGGATTTTATATGGTGAAGATATTATTACTACTAAAATTTCTTATAAATCAGGAGATACTATTTATCAAACATATCACGATTTATATAAAGCTACTAGAGCAAAAGATTATTATACTATAATTGAACCAATTGTTGGAAAAGTATATGATTTTCAATATGTTCATGATGATGATACTGAATATGTATATGATATTACTGTAGCAGATAACCATAATTTTGTGACCAATGATGCAGTGGTGAGTAATTGTCATCATGTTCCTGCAGATACATTTTTAAAAGTAGCTACAGAATGTACTAATGCATACTATCGTATTGGTGTAAGCGCGACGCCTTGGCGAGATTCTGGAGACTCAATGTTAATTGATGCATTATTGACAAAACGTGACCCCAGTAAAGCTATTACTGCTTCAAAATTAATCCAATTAGGATATTTAATTCGTCCATATATTTATTTTGTTCCTATTTCAGGAAGATTTTCAGGGAAAAATTATGCTAAATTATATGAACAAGCAATTGTAGATAACATGAATCGGAATAAGATTATTTGTAAAATTGCTTATCAGATGTATAAACGTAATCGTACAATTTTGCTTTTAATTAAATATGTTCGTCATGGCGAATTTTTGTATGAGAAATTATGTAATATTTTAGGGAAAAAAGAGACAAAATTTATCTATAATGATAATGGAACTGAAGTAGAAGAAACAGTAGCTAATATTGAATTTTTATCTGGAGACGATAGCATATATAGACGACAAGTTGTTTTTGAAGGAGTAAAACGCGGGTATTGTACATTGATTATTTCGTCCACAATAGCAGACGAGGGATTGGATTTACCAAAACTTGATACATTGATTTTAGCAGGTGGAGGCAAATCGTCATGTAAAGCATATCAAAGAATTGGACGTGTAATGCGTTTATATCCTGGGAAAAACAAGTGTTTTGTTTTTGATTTTGACGATGAGACTCCTATTTTTCATCGTCACGCAAGATGCAGAAGAAAATTATATGAGGAAGAAGAAGAATTTGTGATAAAAGATTTTGAGGTAACAGTATGAGGTGATGTTATTGATTATTCCTAATCAAACATTTGAAATTTCTTGGCACCCAATGACTTATAAATATTATGTAAAAAAAGGTTATGAATATTTAGGAGCAAATTGGGGACAAAAATTTACAGTTACATATGAAGATTTAAAGCCTTCAAGTAATTTATTAGTAAAATGTGTTTGTGAAAATTGTAATAAAAAATTTGAAACTGAAAGATGGAAAATACGAGATCATGGTGCTGAATTATGTCCTTTATGTAGAAGGATAAAAACATTTAAATCGCATTATGGAAAAATAGAAAATCCAAAAGGAAATCAGGAATTAGCTGATAGAAAGAATCAAACTCATTTTGAAAGGACTGGGTATAAAAGTGTATCAGCTGACCCTAATGTACAAAAAGCTCGTGGTGATACATATGAAAAAAAGACAGGATTTAGAAATCCATTCGATAATCCAGAAATACAAAAACAAATTCAAATAAAAGCTATAAAAACAAGAAGTAAAAATGGAACGATTAATACATCTAAGTATCAGTATCATTTACATGATATTTTAATTGATTCAAAATTAAATTTTCCGGTTGATAGAACAGCTATTGACATTGCATTTACAAGTGAAATGATAGGATTGGAATACAATGGTACAGGACATTATTTTGCTTATTTATGTGGATATGAAACATTAAAAGAAAAAAAGAAAAAAGATATTAGACGTGCTTATTTTTTAAAATCACAAGGATGGAAATTAATTTTTATCGATCATACAAATGTAAAAAAAGAACCCTTTACAGATGATAATGTTATAAAAATTATTAACTTTGCAAAACAACATTTGTTAAATACAAAACATAAATGGGTTCGTATAGACTATGATAATAATCGTATTTATGGAAAAGGATTTGAATTGTTTACTGATGATAAAGGTAATATTTTATTTGGAAAGGATGATATTTAATGTCAGTTATATATGATTATGCTCGAGTATGTGAAGAATCATATCTTATTGAGAAAGGAGTTAGAAGTTGTGCATTAATTGAAGTTGCTGATTATGAGGATTTTCAAACGAATTCGCATATGGATGATGTGGTTGTAGAACGTTATAAAGAAATCAAAACAAATGCAAAACATCGTGGCTTATATACATTATTAATTGTTTATAAGAAATTAAAATCAGCAGATTGTTATGTTTATAAATATCCGTTCCAGCGTTTTCTTATTGATTTTGTTACTTCTGATTGGAGAGATAATTTTCACTTAAATACGTTATCTGCTTATATCCAGGGAAAATTACTTGGTTATGCGGATTTTTCCATGAATGAATTTTTATCAAAACCATATTTTCTTGATGATTTTAATCCGCAAAAACATGAAATTGTTTATAGTGATGATTTTGAAGATATTCGCGAAGAATTAGATAAGGAATATGTAGATATAGAAATGGAGGATGAAGAATGTGCACGCCAGAACAATTAAAAAAAGAAAATATTGATGAAGTTGCGCCAAAATCATTTGATTATTTGCGTAATCAAAATAAGTTTTTAGTTAAAAACGAAGATGAAGATGATTTAAATGAATCAGATACAAATAATTTTTTTGAATGTCTTGCAAAGATAATGACAGAAAAAATGGGAATTTAAAGGAGGATGAAGAATGTGTCTCCGAGTGAATTTGATGTGTGTTGTAACGAAATGTATCTTCTCTATAAAGGCGTAAGAAATTGCGCCTTATTAGAGAATCATTATGAAAAATCATTGGATATTCGTAAAGATTTTCGACAGATTAAATCCTTTGCAAATCAATACAACTTAAAAATTGTAATGTATGTTAAATCTAAATTAAAATAATATCATTGTTATGTATATCGATATGATTATCAAAGAATTTTAATTGATTTTGTTGAACATGATTTCAATTCTCCGCAATCTCAATTTATTTCTGAATACATTACAGGAAAATTACTTGGTTATTCTGATAAATCAATGTCAGAATGTTTAACATTATTATTTAGTAATAAAATCTCAATACCAAGCGAGGAGATTATTCATGCAAAAATTTCATAATTTAGAAGAAATAACAAGTGATGTTCAAAAGAATCCGTTAAATTATATAAAAGAATTAGGATTAGAATTAGCGATATTAAGTGGATATCAATCTAAGATTTTAGAAATTAATAAAGGTTTTGTTGTATTTTTTGATGGAGAACGAAAAATCATAGATACTGGTGAAATTACAGAATATGATGGCGATCAAGTTTTTATAAAAAGAAATGATGGAAAAGTAATATGCTGGCCTGTAGGATAAAGGAGGATTAATATGGATAAATGTCCACTTTGTGGAGAAGAATTTGAAACTCCATTAAAATTAGCAAATCATTTAAAAAAATCTGATGAAAAACATCAGTTTTTATATTCAGCAATAAAAATCTTAAAGAAAAAATCAAAAGAATATCAGGAAGTATATGATTCTAATTTTCAGTTATTTGATAATTTTATTTCTAAATATGATGCTGAAGGGAAATTAAAAGAACAAATTGAACAAGAAAAAGAAAAAGAACGTCAAGAAAAAGAACGTTTAAAACAAGAAAAACAAGCTAAATTGGAAGCTGAAAAAGAAGAAAGACGTAAACAAAAAGCTGCAGAAGCTTTAGAAAAACAAAAACAAAAAGCATTAGAATATCAAAAAATGATAGAAATGCGACAATTTAAAAATAAACAAGAAAAAGAATTTATTCAAAAATTAGATTCAGAATATAAACCTATGAATTTAGCAAAATATTTTTATTCATTCTGGGACGTATATGAATTTAATTTTATTATTGCTACAGCTTGTATAAAATCTTTGTATTTTACATATCAATTGACTCCAGAACAAGTTAAATTTTTGCTTAGATATACAGCTGAAACCGGGCATTCAAAAATCTCAGATGCTAAATATTTAATTGAAGAATCACAACGTTTTTATCAATATGCTATGGAATTAAATCAGCCTTCAGTTCCATATTTAGTAAAAATGTTTTACAATAATCTTGGATTAAAAATTGATAAAAAACGTTTCGTCGCTCAGGTAGATAGAATTAAAACCACAATGAAAGATAATAATTTATCATATAATGATGCAGTTATGGTTATTGATAATATGATAAAAAAGAATGTTACTTCTATCTACTTTTTTCCAGATTATATTCATGATATTATTAAAAACAAACCTCATTATGATATTCCTACTATTTTATCTAATATTATTCAGTTTAAGAATAAAGTTAGTGATTATCCACAAGAAGTAGTAGATTCTTTTTATTCTGACATAAAAGATATTATCTTAAATGGTGCTTTTGATGAATCTTATAATTATTCGGAATTTATGTATAAGATTAAATTAAATCCTGATAAAGAATTAATTGATTTCGCTAATTACCATGATTTTGAACGGAATTCTAAATTTGATGCATTAAAGAAACAATATGAAGGTACATTATTTGAAGAAAAAACGTATGCTATGATTGAAAGTTATGTTATGTGGAAGTTTAATCATCATTTTTAAGGAGGCATAAAAATGTTTTTAACTGATTATTCATTAGAAGAAAAGAGACAAAAGAAAGAATTAGTAGAAAAATGTCCCAAGTGTAATGGCTTAGGATATTTTCTAGATGAAGACGATGAAGGATATCAAACTTCAACGCCTTGCAGATGTATTTTAAAAATGGAACGGAATATTTCTTTATTAGATTGGGGATTTCCAAGAAAATTCCTTGATTCTAAATGGTGCATGGATTTAATTAAATCTGAAGAGTATTATCCTTTGATTGAAAATTATATTAAGAATTTTGATGATAATTATTTAAAAGGAAGAGGTTTGTTTCTCTGTGGGAGTCATGGTCGCGGAAAATCTATGGTAGCTTGTATTATTGCAAAATTTGTTGCTACTAAAATGAATCCATATTCATTTGAACAAAAAATAAAATACATAGTAGCATATTCTCAGTTGGATAATATTATGTCTTTGATTATTCATGATAAACAAAAAGCTAATTATTTTATTCAAAAACCAGATTTACTAATTATTGATAATATTGGAGAAGAATTTGGAAGAAATGACAATAAATTTTCTCAAAGGACATTAGATAATATTATTAGACAACGGGATAATGACAAAAAACCAGTCATCCTTTGTTCTAAATATAACATTTGTGATATTGGAATTGAATATTCAAAAGAAGTAAAAGAATTTATTGAATATACAAATGATATTGTGGAAATTTCAGGAGAAAATCATAGAATAATAGAACAACCTGAATTTTAAGGTAAACAACCTGAATTTTAAGATTAATTAAAAAAGGAGGCATATTGATGGATGAAGTAAAAAAAGAATAAAAAAGGAGGCATATTGATGGATGAAGTAAAAAAAGAAAATCATGAATCTACAGAATTAGATTTATTATCCTTTATTTGGCAAAATCAAAGTGTTTTACCAGAAGCTATGTCAATGCTTCAAGAAGATTATTTTACGTCTCCTAAAACAAAATCATTATTTATAAGATTAAAAGCTGCATTTAATGAAGTGAATGGGCGAGTTAATGCGAATGTAGTTAATTTCCCTATGATGGATAGATTGACTTTATCTGAAAAAGATTTTAATCAAAATATTTCAGACCCTTACTCAAATTATCGAGTAATGGCTAACAGGGTTTTAAATAATTATAAAGTTGCATCTACAAAACAGATATTGTCTGCTGGAGCAGATAAAGTTATTAATAAAGAAGCAGATTCCATTACAGAAACAATTTCAGACATGGCCCAGGGGTTATCAAAGTTAAATTCCATAGGGAACTCTTCAATTAGACAAGGAAGCATTCAAGATGATGTAGAAGAACGTAGGATGATGTATCAAGACAGAAAACTTCATCCGGAAAAATTAAATATTATTTCCAGTGGATTTAAACAATTGGATAAATCCATTGGCGGATTTATGTATGGAAATTTAATTTATGTTATTGGACGCAAAGGCGACGGCAAATCTGTTTTAATGTTAAATTTTGGATATCATTTTTGGAGAAGAGGAAAAAATGTTATTTTATTCTCATTGGAAATGTCCAAAGAAGATTATATGAGACGTTTCGATTCTCGTGCAGCTGGTGTCCCAATAAAAGGATTAAAAATGGGAACACTTACAGACGCTGAAGAGAAAAAATATAATGATTACTTAGACCAAATAAAAACAAAAAAAGATAGAAAAGGAAACCAGTTGGGAGAATTTTATATTGTTGATATTCCTGGAAAATGCACGCCTGCAATGATTGAAACAAAAACTGAAGAAATAGAACAAAAATTAGGAATAGTATTTGATTCAGTAATTATAGACTATGCACAGATTATGCAGCCTAATATTGTAACCGATGTTAAAAGAGATAATTTAGGTAATATTGCATTAGAATTAAAACAGTTTGCTCGAAGAAAAATGAAAATCGTGATTTCAGCTGCACAGATGACTCGAGCAGGTAAGTCAGAAACACAAATGAAAAATGGACGTGCTGGTACTGAACACGTAGCTGAGTCAGACCAGATTTCAGACCATTTAGATTTTGGTTTTGCAATTCGTTCAACATCTGATCATGATGGTATTATTGAATCATTTAAAACACGTGATGGCGAACCATGTGATTTACATTTTATAAAAGCATTTCATATGATGAATATAGTAGAACAAGAATTTGATGCATGGAAAAAACAAGAAGATTCTGATTCGTAAAAGAAGGGAAATGTATGGATGATGTTCAAAGATATATACAATTGCATTGCAACGGCGTTGAAATAATTGATTCTTATGTAAAACTTCATAAAACTGGAGATGTATATAGAGCAAGATGTCCTTTCCATAGTGAAAGGACACCGTCTTTTACTGTATATCCTACTGGTCATAAAACAAAAACTGGAAAACAAGACCATGATACTTGGTATTGTTTTGGATGTCATACATCTGGAGATATATTTTATTTTATTAAAAGAATAGAACATCACAAATCTAATGATGAAACCATTCAGTTTTTTCAAGATAAATATAATATAAAATATGTCCCTCCCTCCTGGGAACAATCCATTTTAGAAAAATTAAATACAAAAAAAGAAGTTCCGATTATGTCTTTAGATGAGATTAATATTAAAACGTCTAGTGCATGCAGAAAATATTTGATATATGTAAGAGATAATTATCCAAATTTATTTGATAAAGAATTTCAGTATATTCAATCTGTTTATGAAACTCTTGATAATTTGTTTTATTCGACACCAGTTGTTGATTTACAAAATGTTGTTTGTGATATAGAGAAAATGTTAATTAATAGAAAAAAGTCTTTTATAAAGGAGTAAAAAATGATTGTACTGATATTCATTGTGTTGTTTTTTGTCATTTTTATCATGATGATAAACAGCGAAATAGAACGTAATCATTGTAAAATGGAATTAGAACAAGTAAAACGAGAATTACGCACAAAATGGAATGAAATTCGTAGTTTAGAAAGAGACGTGGAATATTATCGTCAAATATGTGATGATAGAGCAAAAACAATTAGTGAACTTTATCAAATGATACATGATTTGCAGGAAAAAAAGTGAAAAACTATTTACAAATACAATGTTATGTGTTATAATAAATTTAAGAAAAAGGAATGATGATAGTGAAAAAACGTTTAATTAGAAAATCAAATGCACCAGGAAATGACTTAATTTCCAAATCAAAGTCTGATGAATTAATAAAACAATATGATGAAGAGTTGTTAGACAAAACTAAGTGGCAAAGATTTCCTATAACTGGAGATTTTCAAGGTGTACAAGGAATGTATGGATATTGTAAAAAAAATGATGGAATTCATTATTATTATGTAGAATTACATTCTTTTCAAACGCCAGGAAAACAAACAAAAAATACTCAATATAGAAATGTTTTTTTAGATTGCGAAGTTGATGAAAATAATAACATTATTAGTAATATTAATGTAAAGCCTGGAGCTGATGGATATCCATTTGGAATAAATTCATCATTAAAAAGCGAATATGATTTTGATAATAATACAAGAATAAAAATGATTGATGAAACATTAGATGCTACAATAAAGAAAAGTAACGAATAAAGAGGAGGAGAAAAAATGTTAACATTTGAAGAAAAAGAAAAAATGGGAATTCAAGCAGAAAAGATTGGAAAAAAGATAATGCAATTAAGTAAAACTAAAAAATCATTTGGTGCATTTTTTCTCCCTTCCATAAATAAAAAAGTTATGGAAATTTTACCATATCTTCAACAAGTTGTTTGGGGCGTTCCCATGAATGAAGAGAAAACTATTTTTTGGGAATGTCACAAAGATTTATCAAATATTGATAATTATGATTTATCAATTATTTTTATTCATAAAAAATCAAAAAATAATACGATTATTTTAAAAAAATCAAAACAATTTAAAAATACATACGAGATTGTTATTAAAATGTTAGAAGATGATTTTATTAGAGTTCAAAGTCCTATTTATTTTAATTTGATGAAACACAATCCTTATTTATAAAGAGAAGAAAAAATGTTATTAAATGATAAGATGTAAATAGTAGAATTAAAAATTATGTTTAGCATTTTCCAAGTACAAAATTTATAAATGAAGGCATTTTTGCCTCTTTTTTATTAAAAACTATTTACATTTCTGTTATTCTATGGTATAATAAAATCAAATAAAGGAAAGGAAGTGTTGAATATGTTATTTGCAATTGGTATGATTTTATTTATTATAGGATTAATATTATTGGTAATTAGATTAATTACGATAGCAGCGAAAATCGTTTATTGCTTTACAGGATTTGGAATTAATCAGCTTATCTTAAAACCTATTCTAAGGAGAAATGAAAAATTTAGACAGTACGAAGAAGAAAAACGCCTTCAGGAAAAAATTGAAGTAACTGAAAAAGCGCGAATTCAAGATGAACTTTTGAATAAAAAACAAGATGCAACTGCTTATGCACTTTCTTCAAAACTTCAGGAAATGGAAGATCGTTATCCACTTGCAAATAGAGATTTATTTGATAAATATCGTGTTTCTTTTACCAAAGTAACAATGAATGAATTAGAAGCAATTGAAAAAGAAATTGAAATTTCTCATTATGATAATAAAAAACAGAGACAACTTGAACTTGGTTTGAATCCAGTCAAAAAATATGATGAATTTTCTTTAAAGAATATTCCGATTATTCATTCTCAGAAACGATTCATTGATAATTGTGACATTTTCTTAAATGTGCATAAAGACGGAAATACTTATATTGTGTATATTAATGTTCCTGAGATTCATCTTAATCGAATCTATGCTACAAATAATCTCACCATTGCAAAACGCGTTCAGAATTCGATTGCAACTCGTTGTGGAATGGCATGCTTTAAGAATTTGACTATCTATGATGTTTTAAATGAAAATGTAGTGAATGAAATTATCGCAAGTGCAGTACAAGAGGCATGATATGACATATTTAGAAAATGCATTATGCAAGAAGGAAGAATTTTTGAATTTTGTAAAACAACAAAAAAATTTCATTGTTCTTTCTTCTTGTATAAAATGTAAATGTCCTTTGATTATAATTGTAAAAAGTGGTACTCATCATATGGAATTTGTTACATATAATCGTGATGGTGATATGTTTTGTCCAGAATGTAGTAACACTGTTTTCTATAATGATAAAATAGCGATTACTATTTTAGATAATGATAATGTTAGAATTAGTTATGCAAATAAAGAAAAATGCGCATTTTTTTGTAATGTTTCATTTTTAAAAAATGATTTTCGTGAAACAATTAAATCTTTTAATTTAAACAAATATGATGAATTTTTAAGTATATCAAATAATTTTCATAAAATAAATGCATTTTATACAGGGAGCTAAGTGAAATATGCAAACTTATAAAGAAAAAGCGATATCTGAAAAATACAAATTTTTAAAATTTTTACACAAACAGAAATCATATCAACAAGTTCAACAAAAATGTGCAAAATGTGGATGTCCAATTTCAGTTTTAACGCCTACAAAAAGACATTACATGGAATTTGTTGTTTTTGATTTTACTGAGAATAAATTATATTGTCCAGAGTGTACGGAAAATATTGTTTTCTATACAAATAAAATTGCAATGATTCTTTTAAGTCACGATCATGTTAAAATTGATTATGCTCCAAAACGTTCAGTTCAAGCTTCTTTTTATCCTTCATTTTTTAAAAACAATTTTCATGAAGTTATAGAACGTATAAAAAATGAAGATTATGAAGAACTTTCTAAAATGTATAAACAATTTTGTAAAATTAATACTTTTTGTACAGGAGTTTAAAATGAACAGTTATAAAGAAAAAGCAATATCTAAAAAATATGGATTTTTAAAATTCTTACAAAAACGAAAATCATATGAAATTAATCGTTCATGTGCAAAATGTGGATGTCCTATATCGATAAAAACATCTAAAAAAAGTATTACATGGAATTTACTGTTTTTGATTTTACTGAGAATAAATTGTATTGTCCAGAATGCACAAATAGAATTGTTTTTCAATCTAATAAAATAGGAATTGTTCTTTTAAGTTATGACCATGTAAAAATAGATTATGTTCCAAATCATTCAATTCATTCGTTTTTTTATGCTTCATTTTTTGAAAATGATTTTTTTAAAAAAGTTGAATCTATTGAACCAAAAATTCAAAAAGAATTTTTAAATGTATATGATAAATTTTGCAAAATCAATACATTTTGTATAGGAGTTTGATATATGAAATCTTTTAAAGACGTAATGATAAAAGAAAAATATCGTTTTTTAAAATTTATAAACGAACGTTATGTAGTAAATGATAAATGCGAAAAGTGTGGATGTCCATTATCGGTATCTCCTAAAAATAATAAAACAAAATACTACTATCACATGGATTTTGTTTCATTTGGATTTCCACATTGGGATTCTCCATGTCTATGTCCTGAATGTAATGACAATTTCTTAATATGCGATAAAAATTTTGCTATTGAATTAAAAGGTGACAATATAATTATTTACACTATTCATGGAGACAATCATAATCATAAAAGAGCATTTTTTACTACATTTTTTGAACGAAAATGGAATTCATTTGACCAAAAAATAAAATATTCAAAAAATTATTTAAAAGATGTAAATGTAAAAAAATTATGCCAATCTTATAAAAAATTGGAAGATTTTTACATAGGTATTTAAAAAGACGAGAATTAATTCTCGTCTTTTTTAGTGTTTTTCATTTGTAATGAACGTTCTCGAACCTTTTCTATGAGGTCAATTTCTTGTTGTGAATAGTATTCCTTATAATCTTCAATACTAAACACCTCGGGGAATCTCATGACATTTAGAAGCACTCCATCAAAGCTGTGTTCATGGTCATCGTAATTATCAATTTTTTTCTCTCTTATCTTAAATGGATAATATAATCCAGATTTACAAAATTCACATAAGACATACATTAAATCTCCCCGTTCTACTCGTCCATCTACTCTGACTTTCCATTCGTTTTTCATTCTGTCATAAAATGGCCAAGTATTCGCTGCTATTTTCTTTCCCATAAAAAATTACACCTCCAATTTGATTGGTAAATTTATTTTATTTTAAAGAGGTGTTTTTGTAAACTTTAAAAATTGTAAACTTTAAAAATTAAAAGTTGCGAAAAACATAAAAATAAGTAAAATAAAAGAGGTGAATAATTCATGTCCCGATCAGGTAAATTTTTTAGTGAATGGGAGTTGAGTTGTCATTGCTGTGGTGGTTTCCCAGATGAAAATGGAGTAGATGATAGATTGGTTGCTGCATTGGATAATATGCGTGAAATGATGGGTGGTCCATTGGAAATATCTTGTGCTTATAGATGTCCAGAACATAATGCAGATGTCGGAGGAGTACCTAATTCTGACCATGTTCGTGGAGAAGCTGCGGACATTTTGGTTCCGTCATTCCTTTCGTTTGAACAACTTGAATGGTATGTATATCATAATGGTATTATTGACCCAAATGAATTAGCAATTGGGACATATAAGAGTTCTGGATTTATACATTTTGGGATTAGAGGATATCCTGCAAGATGGGATGAAAGTGATTATTAAAAAAAAGAGTGGAAAATTCCACTCTTTTTAATATAAAAAATAAAAAGGAGGGAATTTAATGGAAGAAAATAAAATTAATGGAATAAGAAAATCATTAAGAACTAAAAAAACGCAACCTCAAATAATTCTTGAAGAATTTTTTCAAAAAGCATTACATTTACAAATAGAAGACGAATATCCATTTTTATATGATGAAAAAATATATTTTTTTGATATTTATATTCCTTCTATGAAAATAGTTATTGAATATTTGGGAGCATATTACCACAAATTATTTATTTGTAGATTAAGACATAAAGTTACATTAAAAAAAAATGAATTACAAAGAAAATGGTTTTTAGGTGATATACAAAGAGAAAAAATTTATCAAAAAAATAAATTAAATGTATTTTATCTTATTGAAGACGATTTCATTGATGGCAAATGGTTTAATTTATTTAGTGACTTTTGTAAGAAGACAAATTTATTAAATATTTCATCTATGGAAATGGAAACAAAATATTATCAATATTTTGAAGATAAATTTGAAAAGAAAAGTGATGAAATAATTTCAGATTTAATAAATCAAAAATATAATTTAAGACAATTATCTAGAAACAATTATTATCAGAATCGTATAATTTTTGATGTTTTATATAAAAAGGGAATTAGACATGAAAATTATCGAATTATTTTTGATTCAAAAATGTCATTACAACAAAAACAATATTTCAATATTACAGAAGTTTATTTTCACAATAAATGGGAAAAAGTAAATCATGATGAATATGAGATTTATGATACTTATTATTTTTCAAAATCTCATAATGGTGTTATTGTAAAAAAGCTTATTTATAAAAATGAAGATATAAAACGAATAAAATATACATGTAAATATTGTAATGATATAAGTGAAACATCGTGGCAAAATTTTTTTGAAAAACGAATAAAAAATAACAAAGAATCAATTTGTAAAAAGTGTAAAAATGATATTGAAAAACAACAATATTTAGAAAATATTGAAAAAAAATATTTTGACATTATTCTTCAATATTTAGAAGATGGAAAAACAATTGGATATATTGAGAAAAATCTTAATATAAAACGTGAAAACATTAATACATTATTGGTAAAACATAACTTATCAACAAATTTTTATATTTATGAGAGAAATAAATTTAGTAAAGAAAAAAAAGAAGCACTGAATATACGAGAAATATATGTAAATAATCATTGGAAAAAAGTAACAACTAATGATTATGAAATAAAATTTATTCATAACTTTTATGCAAGTAATTCATTATATAAAATAATTTACAATGGTCAATTCATAAATAAAATAAAATTTGAATGTGATTTTTGTCATAAAAATATTGAAATTTGCGCAAATAAATTTTTTTATTTAAATGAAAATTTCAATAATTTACCGCATTTCATATTGTGTGGAAAATGTAAAAGATTACAATTAAAGAAACGCAGAACATGGTATCGCATTCGTTATAAATAAAAGAGTGGATTAATTCCACTCTTTTTTGTCTATTTGTTTGATTAATCTTTCTCTTAAGTCTTTTAATTCTTTTAACCAATTGGCTAATTGTCGATGTTCTGCTCCACACGAATCACATTTTGAATTAGCTACTTCTTCTGCATGTTTTATCGCTTCATCTAATGTCACATTATCATTCCGTTTCTAATTGTTCATCTATCAATTTTAATTCATCTTCAGAATTTTTAATGATTAAATTTGCTTTTTCAATATCTTTTTTTCGTAATTCAATTTTGTATCGTAATGAATTTTTTAAACATTGCAAAGCTTCTTGTTTTGTCCTTCCAATTGCTCTAGGAATACAGTCTAAAGTATCGTTGATTTTATTATTATTCCCCGTGGAAATACGAATAGATGCATATCCTTTATCTTTAGCGCCTTTTTTATCAACAAATTCTAAGGTTGGCCATCCATAGTCACTTTTAATCTGCATTTTAAATTGACTGCATAACAATTCTTTATCTTTTGAAATCCTTGCGTAATATAAAGTAAACGATTGTTTGTCATCACGACGTTCTTCTAAAAACTTTGCAATGTTTCTAAAATCCATTTTTCATTTCTCCTTTTTGATTTCCTCAAAATTGCTTATGATTAAATCTCCATCTTTTACACCATACTTTTTTATTAAATCTTGGCGCATTTTGTATGGATGTCTAACATAATCTTTCCCTTTTTCATCACTTACAAACATTTCATCATGACCATGAAAAAATACTTTAATTCGTTTCACCTACAACCACTCCAATAAGAGAAAACCAATAATAGCACTTAAACAACCAAAAATTGTATACATAACATTATTCTGCATATTTATTCCTCATTTCATATACAAAATTGTTAATCCAATTCATATCAGGATGCTCTGGAAGTTTGGTGTTTTGATAAGCTTTATGTAATTTTGTTTCCAATTCTTGTTGTAACTTAAAAATATCAGGATAAGGAACTTCGCCATTACGAATGGACATCAACAGGTCATGGTCTTTATCACGATAAGTATGGATTTCTTGCTTTTCAAGAATTTCTATTGCCATTAAGTATAACCGAATTAAATGCATAGCATGTTTATTCAAATGTAATTCGTCTTTTTTGTGATTACGGTGATTTAATTTTCCAAAATTTTTGATTGTATTAGAAATTGCAGATTGAGTATTTAATAATGTTTTTAATGGAACATCATTTAATTCTACAGATACATGAATTTCATCATCATGTAATGAAAATTGGAAAGAATCATGATGAATTCCTTCAGGCATTCTTTCAGCTAAAAATTGTCCTTCAATACTTTTCATAATATGACGTTCTTTTTCAATTTCAGTATAAGAATCTCTAGCTAATGCATTTTCCAAACGTCTAAGCTGTGCTGTAGCGTATCCAGCAAAACTATAAAAACATTTTTTACTTAAAAACCGAAAAGCATTATTTCTAACTTCTTGACTCAAATCGGATTCATAAATAATATCGCTATCTCTTGTCCCAATTAATTCAATCATATTAGGATTACAAGCAATTAATAATTTTACAAATTTTCCAAAACTATAAACAACAGTATCTGTATTAGGAAAAACATATTCTTCTTTTAATTCATTTAATCCTAATAAATCTTGTTTGGTTTCTAAGAAAAATCCACGAATATCTGTATCTGATTGAGGAGTATTTGTCCCGTATGCTTTTGAACCGCCTAATGTTAAATAACTAATATTTAAATTTTTATCAAATAAATCATGATAGTTTTTATCATTTTTTAAGTCGTTTAGATTCATATTTTCTCCTCCTTTTTTCTCCAATGAAAATATTAATAATCATAATAATAACAAATATAACTGCTATAAATATACTTATAAGCATATCATGTTCTAAATTTTTGCTCAATGCTTCTAATAAATTGGAAAAATTATTAATAAAATAATCTCCGATATGAATCATCTCCTAACATTTAAAATTGTTCCTGCATTTTGCATTTCTGGATGAATAATGCATTCTTTTATCCAACGTATTTCCAGGTGACGTTCAGCTTTGCTTCCACACCAGCGAAAAGCCCAATGAGCTCGTCTAACATGACTTTTTCTTGTTTCTCCAGTATGATTTCCACTATGCTGAGAATTATGATGAATAGGAAAATTACGTTCAGATGGTTTTAGATTAATTTCGTAACATTTCACTTTTGCATTGGCTTTTTGTCGTTTTGTCATAAAAGATTTTTTGACAGGCATTCTAGGTATAATTTCACTATTTTTAGAGCATAAATGTAAAATATACTGTAATGCTTTGATTAACATTTCCATATCATTTTTTTTGCATAATAAAATTTTCTTTTCGTCATCTTTATAAACTTTGTCATAGTCTTGAGAGAAAATAATCGCATCTTTTATTTGTACCGCTTGATTATTGCTAGGAATTTCAAGTGATACTGTTAATGTATTCATATAATCAACATCATCAATTGAATTAGCACAAAAGGTTATATCCATAACTTTATCGCCATTAAAGGAAAACTTATACGTTTCCTTATCTTGTTTTCTTCCTGGTGAAATTGTGACAAAAAATCCTAATCCTTTTCCTTCAATATCCGGTTTTCCGTCAATTTGATTTTCATAATTATAATTAACAAAATTAGTATTTGTTTGAATAAAAAATGAAGTAAATGGACATTGATTTAATAAAATAGCAGGAACATTTGCCGTACAGTCCCAATTACTATTTTGAATTTCTTGTTCTAATTGCTCATTAAAAGAGAAAAATACTTTTGTCTTATTCCAATGTAAGCATTGATGAAATACAGGCCCGAATAAAATGTTCTTATTTTTTGCATATAACCAGCTCGACATTCCAAGATATCCAGTACAACAATTAATATGAATTTGTTTATCTGATAAAACTTTTTCCATTGCTTTAATGCTAAGTTCTTCGTTGAATCCTTCACAATGCTCTATATAATCCATTGCCATTTCATTGATTCGTTCGTACAATTCTTTTTTCTTCAATCCATCCACCTCCTTAATTTAATTATATCACAATTTCAATATAATGTAAATAGTTTAATCAAAAACTAGGTGGTTGGATTCTTATTTTTAGTTTAGTCAATACATCATTTGTAAAATGCATATATGAATTTTCCGGTATATTTAATACTTGTTCTTTTGTGAATAAAATTGGACATTTGATTGTATCACTAAGTTCTAGTCCAAAACGTTTTTCATTATATTTAGAGTAATATATTTTAGTATTACAAAATAAAAACACATTCATTCCAATTTGTAATTCACTAATATCAATGTATTGCAAAACGTCTTTGATTTGTAAATTAATATGGTCACATAGGTTTCCAATTCTATAAGAATCTATTTTTTCTATAAATGGTTTAACATCAATAAAAGTATAGTGCATATCGGAAATTGCTTCTAATGTAGCGGTTACGATAAATGGCTTTTGATATTCTGACAACATTTATAATGTATAAAAATTAAATTATATGATTCATTATATTCAATTTTTATTTTATTTTATCAATATAATTGAAAGGTAACATTTTCAGAACCTACTCTTCTTCCTTGAAAAGATTTTTTAAGCCGTTAAATGATAATCTGTTATGATTTGTTTAACTTCTTTCAATGTTAAATCTTTAGCATCATAACATTGCTTTTCTCTTTTGGTAGCCATTTGATTCCTTAGAACCTCTAAGGAAACTCTTTGTTTGATATTTAAAGCAGCATTAGTATCTGCATCATAAGTATGTCCACAACACATACATTTAAAATGAGATTGTGTTTTTCTATTATCATTATGAATATGACTACAAATCGGGCAACCTTTTGATGTATATGCTGCAGGTACTGTGCTTACTAAAAAACCATACTTTTTTCCTAATGCTATAGCTGCATTTTTTATATCAAAAAAATGTAAGATATGCATTAATTCATTTTGATTAACATCATTATACTTGCTTTTTATATACTTTTTTCCATAAAATGGAGATAAATCTTCAAATACCAAATGGTTATATCCCATTCTTTTTGCATATTTAAAAAGCTGTAATAATTTAGTAATAATATGCCATTTAGCTCTATTTTTATCTCGTTCATCTATAATTTTCTGTTTCTTACTATGTTCTTCTGATAATCCCCTTTTCTTTTTTGTCTTTATGGTTTGTCTATTTCTTAAATCATGATTAATTAATTTTTGCACCAATTTTTTATCGTGTTCTATAAAATAACCATCACTACAAGCAAATAAATTTCTAGATATATTAACATCTACACCTAAAATTTTTTGCTTATCATATTCTAATTCATAATAATCTTTGTTTTCTTCGGTAATAGAAATTTTTATGGTTTCAGTACCTTCATTTATAGTTAATCGATATAATTTTTGATATTGATATCCTCCTTTACCTTTCATAGAATAATGAATTTTTGTTAAATCCCCATGATATTTTTTAGAATATTTAAAAGGAATAGCTATAATCCCTTGTTTAGGAATATTAAAATTAATAATACCATTAGTATGAATGTTATCAGATTTCATAAACATAGGAATAGAAGTGGTATTTACACCTATAAAAGATAATTTTTTAAATGTCACTATTTTTTTAGGAGGTTTTTTCTTGAAATATTTAGACCAAACATCATAACAAGCTTGTTGAAAAATTCCGCTAGGAATATCAAAAGCTTGATCGATTTTATTATTTTTCATTTCCTTACAAAAATCATTTTTAGATATAGTACGTTTAAAATGATACATACAATAATAATAAGCAGACATATAATTTTTACATTCTACTATTCTTTTTGTAAAAATCTTGATCTGCTCATATTTTTCTTTATTTAAATCCTTACTAATAAAAGAAATACCTATAGGATGTTGAATTATGTGTTTTTTCTTATGATTATTCTTTTTCAAATTATCACCTTCATTAATATTATATCATATTAAATAACAAATGTAAAATGAATGGAATTATATTTTTTGTTATTATTTCATTATTAGATAAATATAGTTAATTTTATCTAATCTTCTGGGATTAAATGTAGGTAATGGCTTATTAGATATTGGCCGTTCAATTTCTACTCTTGAAGCATTTTTAATCAATTTTTTACTTTTCATTTTTTCACCTCCATTTCTATTTTAAACCGGTTATCGTTATCTGTACATTTTTTATCTATTTTTAAAGGAGGAAAATATCAATGCTTCATTATAGTACTCATATCAAATTACTAAATGGTACTATGCCTACTTTAGAAGAATTAAATCATTTGATAAAAAATCATGTTAGATGTTTTTGTTATTCTATAACTCCAGATATGGAAATAGTACCAGATGAAATTATTTCTATCAATAAACAATATTTAACAGAAGCATGTAAGATGAAATTAGATACTGGAGATTCTTTAGAATGTGATAAGAATCAGATTTTCATTACTCCAGAATTTTATTCTTTATATGCTGAAGATATTTTATCATATACTTCCATTATTCCTATGTCATTTCAATATTCAAAAAATCATGAATTTAATTATGATCGTGAGATGTATTATGATTTTGTGATAAATACATATATGTATACACATCATATGGTGAAATTTTATTATGAACCAAAAACAGATTTTTCTGGATTTGAAATACATCATATTAATGAAAATTATAGAGACAACAATCCCACGAATTTAATGTGGTTAGATAAAAATAAGCATAAAGCATATCATGATAAAACCAAAGAATTACGATTTAATAAAGATAAAGACATGAATATGCAAAATAAACAGAAACGAGATTTAATTGCAAAATCTGGAGCATGTTTAATCAAAAAATATACTAATCTGACAAAAGATTTAATAGAATCCCATTATGCAAAACAATTTCTTCGATATCCTTTATCTGATTATTTAATTAAAAAATACTTTGTATCTTATGATGAATTTTTTAATTTATCTTATGAAGCCGAACAATTTCTATCTCAACATGAATATGAAAGTCTTACTCGTTCTCCTGAAGATAGAAAATCAGCAAAACGAAATAAAATGTTAAAAATTGGAAAAGCTATTTTAGATGACAATAATCAAATATCAGAAACAACATATGAAGAAAAACGTAAATATTTGCATTCTAAAGCTCCTAGTTTTTCTAAATTAAGTCAGTATTTTACTGATTTACAAGATTTTATTACACAATCTCAGCATTATAATCATAAGATTATTATGTCCAATATTATGATATATAATAAAAAAGAAGCTTTTTATCATATCAAATTAAAAAGCCAAAACAATTTTTGTATAGCATTACCAAATTCTTTTATTGTAGTACATGTATAAGGAGGAAAATATGCAAGGAATAGATTTATCAGAAAATAACAATCAAGCTATTTATTTAGATGATTTTTGGGAAACATTAAAGAATTCTAATTGGAAGGATTTCATTATTCTACGTCTTGGTTATGGTGTATCACCAGAACGAGATGAATCATTTTTATATGCATATCAAAAAGCTTATGATATTGGAATTAGAGACATTTCAGCTTATTGGTTTTGTTATTCTATGGATGCAGAAGATGCAAAAGTAGAAGCTAATAATGCTATTAATATGATAAATAGTTTAGGTGTAGGCGTATCTGGGCAGATATAGAAGATAATTCAAAATGGCAGAAATATGATTTTGATTATTCATTTTCTAATATAAATGGAATAGCTAAAGCATGGTGCGATGTTTTTAATGATTATGGGTATAACACCGGCATTTATGCTAATTTAGGATTTTTTGAAAGTTATATTGATTACGAATCATTAAATCAACCAATTTGGTTAGCTCATTATTCATCGTCTCCTGGAATGGATAATTTAATCTGGCAAGCTGGAGAAGATTTATGTATATAAAATCATTAAATTTTTAATTTATTATTAAAAATTTTAATAAATTTTATTTCTGTATATCTTAAACGTCCATGTCTAAGATATATTTTATTCACTAGCTCTACATCAAAGCTTCCAAACATAATGAAACTTAATCATTTTATTCTACTTGTAGTATAACATTACTTTTACATAACATATACTCGTTCGATATTACTTGCTATTTTTTTCCAATTAAAGGTTTTATTAAAGCAAGAGATTAAGCTCTTTTTTGTTTGCCTTTTTCTTTTCTGATTTTCTTTCAGTTCATATTTCTTTATCATCTGATATCCGGCATTTACATCACTATGTATACCTATTTTTTCGTTACTATAAAAAATTCCTCTGGTTACCCTACGTTTTTTATTATAAAACTTTTTCTGAGGAGTTTCCTTGTCTAAGAAAGAAGTACCAGATGTATACATTTCAGGAACAAATATAACTTTAATTCCATATAATTTAGCCTTGTACTCTACCATTGATTTAAACATAGAAAAAGATATATAAGTAAAGTTCTGTTTTTTCTTATTTTTTTGTTTCCAATTCTTATTCTCTCCTATAATTATTTTAGATACTCTATTTTCTACACATGTTTTAACTAATAATGTACTCGCTTTATGCATATAATCTTTTATTTTTCTATGTCTTTTTGACCATAAAGCATTTAATCTTTTTGTGGTATATAAATCATTACATTTTTTAGCTAAACTTTGATATTTAGCTATCTTTTTATTATATAATTGATTCACAGACTTTACATAAGAACTATCAATAATAATAGGATTCTTATTGAAATTAAAAGAACAAGCGGCAAAAATAGCTACACCTAAGTCTATACCACATAATCTATCTTTCCTTAAAGAATAATGATATTTAGCTTTTACTTGATAAATTACTTCCATAACTATAACATTTTTCTTTAAGTAATACCTTACTTCACTTAAGGATTTGAAGTCATATTCATTGTTAGTAAAACAATCACTTATGTCTAAAGTAAAGTTTCCATATGTTCTTGGAAAATGTACTATATTGCCTTTGACCTTACAATTTTGGTTTGTGAGAGTTACAATATAATATTTATCTCTTTTATACTTAGGAATCTTAGGCTTACCCGTATAATTTCTAGGGTCTTTTTCATATTTTCTTAAAGACCTTTGGAAATAAATCATGCTTCTATGAGCTTTCGTTATGGTTTGCTGTGCTGACTGGCATGTAGCCATATTATAATAATCATAACCAAGTTTATCACTACGGTTAGATTCTTTTACTTTCATTACTTTATCTAAATTCTTAGGAAATGCTTCTTTTTTAAAAAATCTTTGCCTTAATTCATACAAAGTAGCATTATAAAGGTTCTTAGAATAATGTAATTGTATTAAAAGAAATGGAAAATATGGATGACTTTCTTCTACAATGAATTGTTTTACTCTAAAATTTTTTATTTCAGTGCTCTTTTTCATTTTTTCGCCTCCTTTCCAATATTTAATTATATCAAATTCATAATAAAAAGTATATATTTAATTAAAATTTTTTAATAAATTTAATAAAATATATGCATTTTTATGAAAAACAATTAAAAATATTAAATTTTTAAATAATTTTAATATTTTTAACAGTTTTCTTTACTATATAATAGATTATGAGTTTAAGTCTTACCTGCATCATCATGGCCCTATAGTTTAGCGAACAGAATAACACTCTCCAAATGTATTTTTAGTAGTTCGAATTTGTATAGGGCCTTTATTGTAAAAAAAATTGAAAAGACTATTTACTTTTCAATTATAATGTGGTATAATAAAAATATGAAGTCGTAGTAATTCTGCGTATGCGTACCTCCCATCCATTACGGTGACTCAAACACCGGGGAGACACGGACTCGCAATCCGTGGCAGCGAATACCATCCGATTTGAGCGGATAACCGTCGTCAATGAACTACTTGTGCAGATAAGAGTTTGTTATATTGATGAAAAATGGGTAACGGCAGTGAAGTCCTTACGGTGGATGAGTAACCATCTTTTGGGTAGGTAGCTTAATAGCAGAGCCCGTAACTGCAGTACGGAGATGGAGGTGCAACTCCTCCCCGAGCCCCCATTTATTATTGAATTATCATTTTTTTAAAAAAGACTACAATTTGTAGTCTTTTTTTGTTTTGTTTTTTTATTTTAATTATGTATAAAAAAATACAAAAAATATAAATAAGAAAGGAAAGTATATATGAAATCAAAATATAACGAATTAAAACAAGTACTTCAAGAAAAAGGTTTCCATATTATTGATTTAGAAGGAGAACCTTTAGATGGATTTTTAGCTGAAGGAATAGCTGACGTTCAAGAAAAACAAGGGATGAGCAAAAAATCTGTAAAATTTCTTGTAACAAAAAAATTAGGAACAATAGAATATATGGAATTAGATGGAAAATGGTTGAAATATAATGCATAATAAGGAGGAAAGTTTTAAATGAAAAGATTAATTAAGAAAGCAAGTGCCTTAGAAGATGTAAAAGAATTGTTTGAGAATAGTGATTATGGCAATTTTTCTATTACTGATACAAATGATGGATTTGTTGCAGAGGGTGTAATTTCCTTATTCGTATGGAACTATTATTCCGAAAATGATACAGAATTGGATGGTTTACATGTAAAAATTGTTGTTAATAATGACAATTCCATTCGTGAATTTATTAAAATTAATAATAAATGGTACGAAAATCAAAGCGATGTTGAAACACTTATTCACGATTTACAATATGATACTTTATTTGAAGATAATGATGAAATTAGAACAAAGTTAGAAGAAATTGTTGAAGAAAATGTTCGAGATGCCGCTGAATTTGCATATGATAGTCATATGAATAGATGAAAAATAAGGCGTATTGCCTTATTTTGTTTTACGTATCTATTAAAAAAGAAAAAATGCATATGAACAAAATTATTTATAAAGATTTTAAAAGGAGGTAAGAATATGTCAAATGATTATAATTCTAGTAATGTACATTTGCTATCTCAACGAGAAGCAGTACGATTAAGACCTGCGATGTATATTTCAGATATACGGGCATTTGGATTATCTCAATTAATTATAGAAATTGTAGATAATTCAATTGATGAACACAACATGGGTTTTGGAAATGTTGTTAATGTACACATTTTTAAAGATTATAGTGTTGAAGTAGAAGATTTTGGAAGAGGAATTCCTGTAGGGTATAATGATGAATTTAAAGATAAAAATGGTAATCCATTAAATACATTAACTGGTATTTTAACATCATTAAATTCAGGCGGAAAATTTGAAACCAGTGATTCAAAATACTCTTCGGTCGTAGGCATGCATGGAATGGGCGCGGCAGTAACCAATTTTCTTTCGGAATATTTTGATGTAGAAGTTAGTCGCGATGGAGTCATTTATCATCAACGTTTTCAAAGAGGAGAACCGTGTATTGATTTAGAAACAATTGGAAAATCATCTCAAACAGGAACAAAAATTAAATACAAACCAGATAAAAAAGTATTTAAATATGGATTAGACCCTGGAGAAAGAATTACAAAACGATTAAAAGAAAGTGCCTTTTTAAATAAAGGACTCGTAATTAATTATATTAATGAATTAACTAATATTAATACTACATATTGTTTTGAAGACGGTATTGCAGGATACGTAAAAGAATTTTTGGGGAATAAAACTACATTATATGATGAACCATTTTTTATTTCTGGGTCATATAATGATGAAGAAAATGGTATTATAAAATGTGATATGGCATTTATTACTGATGATGAATCAGAAAGAAATACCGTTATAAAAACATTTGCCAATACAGCACGTACATATGATGGTGGTACACATTTAAATGCATTTAAAAACGTATATAAAGATTGTTTAAATGAATATGGGTTAGATAAAAAAATAATTAAAGAACCTATTGAACAACAATATTATATGGATGGATTATATGCAGTTATATCAATAAAAATTCATCATGCTCAATTAGAAGGACAAACAAAATCAAAATTAGGGAATAAAGAAGCTGGAGATGCAGTAATTAGTATTTTTAAAGATGAATTTAAGAAAATAATCAAAAATAAAGATTATAAGAAGATTATTGAATCTATAATAAATAGAGCAAACAATACAAAAATTGCTGAATTAGCTGCGCGTACGGCTAGATTAAATGCTAGAAAAACAAAGAAATTATCTAATATGGCGTTACCTGCAAAATTAGCAGATTGTCAGATTCATGATGGATTTTCAGAAACTTATGTCTGCGAAGGCGATAGCGCTGGTAATTCAATAAAACTTACTCGTAATAAAGTATTTCAAGCTTGTTTACCATTACGTGGAAAGATACTTAATGTAAATAAAGCTGAACTTTCAAAAATTCTTTCTGCAGAATCTGTAAAAGGAATTATTGCTTCTTTAGGAACTGGAATTGGAAAGAATTTTGATATTAGTAAATTAAGATACAATAAAATTATAATAGCAACTGACGCGGATATTGATTAATAAAATTAAATTTTATAAAATTTAATTAAGTCCTTATGTAGGGAAACTTGCATAAGAATCCACTCTTATATGCTGGAAACCCGTAAAGCTAATCAAACCAAATAAATTTGGTTACGAAAGTAGAAAAAATTGATTAGATAAGATATGGTTAAATCCTAAGTCTAATATAATCGGCAATCAGCAGGGAAGATAATTCACCCTCAACGACTATCCTAAAAAGGAGTACATGTAAGTGCATGGAAATGAGTGGCCCTAAGTATCTATTTAGATATATGGTGAAGATATAGTCTAGACTTTACGTGAAAGCGTAAGAAGTTCATGAGAGAACTGCATTAGAAGTAACGAACTAATGTGAATGTATTCGGGAAACCATATTGCGTCATTAATTCTTACATTGTTTTATTATTATATGCCTCAATTAATTTTAGAAGGACATGTTTATATTGTTGTGGCTCCATTGTATAGAATTATAAAATCAGATACATCGTCGTTATATTTAAAAGATGATGCAGCATTAAAACAATACCGTAAAGAACATCCAAATGAAAAATATAGTGTAAACCGCTTCAAAGGAGTTGGAGAAATGGGACCACAAGAGGTAAAAGAAACTCTTGTCGACCCTAAAACACGCACTTTAAAGCAAATTACAATTGAAGATGCAAAAGAAGCTGCGGAAATTTTTGAAATTCTTATGGGAAAAGATGCACAACTTCGTAAACAATTTATTGAAGAAAATTCATATTTAGCAGATTTATCTAGTTTGTAAAAAGTATTTTTTAGAGAGAAGACATTTTGTTTTCTCTCTTATTGAATTTAAAAAAATAAAAGATGGAATTTGGTAACGTTTAAAAAGAGGAATTTAAGTTCCTCTTTTTAGTTTAAAATAAAAAATGGAAGGTGATAGTTATGTCAAAGATTAAAAAATATCAAGTTGAAGAAATAAGAAAAAGTTATGCAAATCATGAAAACAAACAACAAGTTTATAAAAAATACTCTGATATTGTGTCTTTATCTGGCTTTAATAAGATTTGGCAGGGTGTTACTTGGAAAAATGTCATGTCTGAGGTTTTTACTCGGGAAAACAAAGATTTCTATGTTAGGCGTACAGTGGAAAATAATCCGAATTCAAAACTAACTTATGATATGATTTACGATATTCAAAAAAAGATAAATCAAGGTGTAAATCTATATGTTATTTATAAAGATTATGAGAATTTATTTACAAAACATTATTTTATGTACAATATTTATGATAGAATTAAGAATGGTGAATACTAATGAGTGAAGCAAGAAATGAATTATGGTTAGCTATGAATATAACTGACCCTATGACAATAGCCATGCTAAAAAATTCTCAGACAAATGCAAAACAAATTATTCCGGGTGATTATGTAGATGACGCATCATTTCATATAACAATTGATTATATTGGAAAAGAAACCGATGATAATGTCAAAAAAGTACAACAAGCAATGCAGATATTCCAAGATAATTATGCAAAAGATTTTCCTGCTTTTTATGTATTTGCATCTACATTAAATCGTTTTGATCGGGGAGCGGCATGGTTAGATGTTTCAGGAGCATTTAAATTATTTCAAATTAGATATATATTTGATGATATCTATAAACAAATAAATTATCAGCATCCAGAAAGAGATTTTAAAAGTTATGTTCCTCATATTACAATGGCATTTAATACTCCTGAATTTGAACCAATTAAAATGTCAAAAATACCCGTATTAGTGGATAATATTACTTTATGGAATAGTCCAAAAGTGAACGATAGTTACGTTAATTCATGTTTAAACATAATTAAATTATAAGGTGATACAATGAAAAAATCTAGTGCACAAGATATAATAAAAGAAATAATAAATCATTTTGAAAATAAATTAAATGATTTAGTAGAGAATGCTTTCCAGGGAAAAGGTTTTGACTATGATGATTATATAGAGATGACAGGACAACTGAGAAATAACTATTCTATACGTTATTTTTTAGGTTCTGATTTATGTATGGAAGTATATGATTATATAGAAGAAAATCAATTAGAAGCTGATGAATATGATATTATTCAAGCATTATCTACGGAATTTTCTATGAGATTAGAAGAAAAAATCCAAGATTCTCTTCCTTATTCAAATCGTCATATGGTAGCAAAAAGATTAAAGAAGGCATATATCAGTTTGGTAGATGATATTCTAGATAAATTTGAAATTCCGTTTGAAGAAATAACTAAACACAAAGATTTTATCAAACAATATGCAGAATCAGATAGTTATTTTCGTATTGGAATGGTGGAAGATTATTTAACTAAAAATGGATTATTAGATAAAGTTGAAAAAGAAGCAGAAAGATTAGCAAAAGAATTAGGTGCTAATCAAAGTGATATAGATGATGCTATTTCATCTTATATTGCTATGACTGTTATGGAGTTGAATGATTATTTATGAGAAATGTTATAGCTGAACGAATTGCAAGGACGTTAAATGTTAACGAACCAGATTCATCTATTTCAAAAGGAATTATGCAAGGATATGATGAATACATATCTAATGGGTACAAAGCTACGATAACGAGAGATGAAAACATAGGAATTGAAGGACATTTTGGATATCAATTTTCTGAAGCAGCAGTAGATGAACCATATATTTATTTAAGTGAAATTTATCAATTAAATAAAAATGGAAATAACATTGTATATTTAAATGAATATAAATACAATATTGATGGAACAATAAAAGAAAAACAATCTAAAAAATATGATGGAGAGACATGGCAAAGTATACGTGATTCTATAAAAAGTATGCATGATTCGATTATTGATAATTGCACAATTATTCCTTTAGAAGCAGAATCATATTCACAAGCCTATAATGAAGTTATTAAAATAATGAAAGAAAAAAATATAGATTTTTCCCAATAAAACTATTTACACCTTCCTTTTTATGTGTTATAATATATACAAGAAAGGAAGGTGTTTATAATATGTTAAATTGGGAATTAAATTTTATAAATAAACATTTTAGTGGAACATTGCAAGATAAATTAAATTTAGTTTTATATAAATTATCTCGTAAATATAAAAATCCAGCTGTTTTTCAGTTAAATAAAGATGGAGAAGATTTAGGATTAATTATGTCTGGAATTTGGGGAATTTGGGACAATACCGTAAAGTGTGCTTTTTATGAAACCAATAGTGATTATAAAGATTATTATAAAAATCATGACATGATAATTCTTATGAATCAAACTTATGGTCATAAAAAAAATACAATAAAAATAGAGGTAAAAAATTCATTTGAATTTGGATTAGATAAATTTATGCCGGTTGTATATATAGAATATCAATTACAAAAAAATGATGATGAAATGAAAAAGAAAATACTTCCACAAATAAGTATTTATGTTAACTGGTATGATAGGATAAAAAAATGTTATAAAAAAGGGTATAAGTCAACAACCCCGCTTAATGCTTCGCATCTGAAGCGGGGGCTTGGAAACAAGTCCCGAGTGGGCGTTGTTGAGCAGAGACACCCGTGATAACGAAAGCACGGGATTCCGACAGAAATATCCGTTGGGCGATGCAACTCCAGAACCGGGGGTAATGCCAAGCCTCCCGAAACTCTAAGGCTGCACCGAGTCTATGGCAATCTTACGTCGCAACTGCGACGATTTATCTCTAAAGGAGATTTTTGGAATGTATGTAGTTTATGTTTTGAACAAGAACGGCAACCCGCTCATGCCAACCAAAAGGTTCGGTCATGTACGGAGGCTGCTTAACTTTGGGCAGGCAAAAGCTGTTTCAACGAAGCCGTTCGTCATACAGCTTTTGTACGAGTCCGATAATTATACCCAGCCCCTTTACGGTGGCACTGACCCCGGTAGAACCAACATCGGCGAGGCTGTGGTCAATCAGAAAGGAGAGGTTGTTTATGAGGCCCACGTTGCCACCAGAAACAAAGGGATTCCAAAGCTGATGAAAAACCGCAAGGCCCATCGGCAGGCTTCTCGCCGTGGCGAGCGTCTTCGCAGGAAGCGTCGTGCAAAGAAAAACGGCACAATAACAGACTTTCCTGAAGGACGGAAGCTCCCGAAATACGAGAACGGTGTCCTCCAAGTGAAGGACATCACCAACACGGAGGCAAAATTTTGCCACCGAAAACGTCCCGCAAACTGGATAACCCCGACCGCAAGACAGTGCGTCCAAACGCATATCAATATGGTGAAACAGATTTGCAGGATTTTGTCCGTGACACACTGGACTTTGGAGTACAACAAGTTTGCGTTCATGTTGCTGGAAGATGACTCTGTTCGGGGCATGGACTTCCAGAACGGGCGAATGAAGGGCTTTTCCAATATCAATGCTTATATCGACTATTTGCAGGACGGTCGCTGCGTGTTGTGTGGTGGTAATATCGAGCACCACCACCATATCGTTCCACGGCACGAGGGCGGCAGCGACACGCCCGAAAACATCGTGGGACTGTGCAACGAATGTCATAATAAAGTCCATACAAATCGAGCATTGCTCGACAGTATTGGAAAGAAGAAAAAATATGCGGGAGCGTCCATCGTCAATATTGCCATGCCGTTTATCTATGACGAACTTTTGACAATGTTCGGAAACAATCTGCATATCTGCCGTGGCTTTGAAACCGCACATTTCCGTGAGGAGCATAATATTGTCAAGGAACATAATGCTGACGCTGCCTGCATAGCAGCTTTAAGAGGAAGCCTCCCTTTACGGTATGACGGCAGCCAACCCTTTGAGATTATGCAGTTCAGAAACCATGACAGGGCTAACATCAAAGCTCAGTGCGAACGAACTTACAAGATGTGTGTCGGTACAAAAAAGGTTAAAAAAGGCAAAAAAGAAACAGAAAAACCTATATTCGAGGTCGTAGCCAAAAATCGAAAACCCCGTTTCGAACAAGACGAGAAGGTTCCTGCACTAAGCGATTGGTATAAGCAACTTTGTGAAAAAGTTGGACGCCGACAGGCTCGCATGGAATTGTCGAAAGTCCAAGTTGTGAAATCTTTTCGTAGATACAATAATACAGAACGAATTCTGGCTGGTGCGACATTCCTTTTCCAAAAACAAAGGTATACCATGACAGGCAGCCTGACTAATAATCAGTATTACAGGGCTTATGGGCAAGAACAAAGGAATTTTCCCGCACGGGATTGTATTGTCGTGCAACGAAAATCTTTAGTATATGTTTAGAAATATTGTGGCGTGACCATTCATCTCCCGCCTATAGAGGCGAGGGTCTTCTGGTCGCAGAGAGGATAAAATAAATATGCATTTACTGAAAAAGGAGAGATTTAAATCTCTCCTTTTTTTATATATTCCATTAGAAAGGAGTGTGTAAAAATGAAGAAAAATTCTACAGAATATATTCAACGTATGTTAGACAATGAAGAAATTACGCAAAGTGACATCTCTCAAGAAATAAAAAATAGTATGATTTCATATGCAATGTTAGTAATATGTGATAGAGCTATTCCAAATGTATTAGATGGTTTGAAGCCTGCTCAACGCAGAATCTTATATTCTTGCATGGAAGAAGGGTATGATTATGACAAGCCATTCAAAAAATGTGCTCGCATAGCTGGTAATGTAATGGGTAAGTATCATCCTCATTCATCTTGTTACGGAACTTTAGCTAATATGTCTCAAAATTGGAAATTTCGTTATCCATTAATAGATTTTCATGGAAGTAACGGCTCAATTTCCGGCGATTCTCCTGCTGCAGATCGTTACACTGAAGCTCGTTTAGCTAAAATTTCTTCTTATTTATTAGAAGATGTTAAAGATGAATGCAGTGTAGATTTTATTCCTAATTATGATGAAACCACTACTGAACCAGTAATATTGCCAGGATTACTTCCTGTTTTTTTAATCGAAGGTGCATCAGGTATAGCAGTGGGAATGAAAACCGAATGTCCATCTCATAATCTTACTGAAGTATGTGACGCATTAATTTATGCTATTTCTAATCCCTATACATTATCAGATTTATTAAAATACATTAAAGGTCCTGACGCCCCGACTGGTGCATCCATTACGAAGGAGAATATTAAATCCTTATATGAAACGGGAAAGGCTTCTATCACTTACAGAAGTAATTATAAGATTGAAACCAATCCATATAATGGAAATCCAGAAATAGCTTTCATTGACATTCCTCCAGCCGTAAAAACTGAAGCATTGATTGAAAAGATTCTAAAATTAATATCAGAAAAGAAATTACAGAAAATTCAAGCAGTCAGAGATGAATCAGAAGAAAATTCAATTCGTTTAGTCATAGAATGTTCAAAATCCGCAAACCTTCAAAGTATTATTTCTTCTTTATATAATCACACAGATTTAGAAAAATCTATTAAATATGTCATGTATGGTGTTTATCAAAATGCTCCAAAAATTATTACTTTAATGGACTATTTTGATATTTATATTGAAAATCGTAAAGAAGTAGTTAAACGTAGAATGTTATATCTTACAGAAAAAGAACAACGTAAATTGGAAATTATGCAAGGTGTAGCAAAAGTCATTGATAAGATAAAAACAGTTATTAAGGAAATCATTGAAGCTGAAGATGATAAGTCTGCATTGGAGCTATTAAAAACAAAATATAAATTAACAGATGTTCAGGCAAATTATATTTTAGACCGAAAATCACGCTCATTAGTAAAACGTGAACGTGGAAAAATTCATGAAGATATTAAAAAATTAGAACAATTATTATCTTATCATACTAAGGTTCTTAATGATGAAAATGAATTAAAACAATATATGATTAACGAATTGACTCAATTAAAAGAAGAATTTGGAGACGCTCGCCGTACAAAAATTGTTAAGTCGTTTTCTGATTATACATCTACTCAAGAAGAAGATAAATCTTATTATGTAGTTCTTACTAATAAAAACTTAAAACTAGTGGATAAGATTAAAAATCTTGCTGAAGGAAAAACATTGTATAAAACATATTTCCAAGCAAAATCTAATGATTATATCTGGATTATTCTAAAAACTGGAGAGTTAGTACAAACAAAAGTAATTGATATTCCTAATACTCAAATCAATAATATTGCAGATATTTTTCCTGTTTCTGATAAGATTTTATTGACTATTACTAGTGATGGATTTTTAAAGAAAACTGCATTTTCAAAATTGGTATCAGGAAAGAATTTATTCTCAGAAAAACATACTATAGTAAAAAATCTTTTAATTTCAGATACTGAAGATGAAGTTGTGACTATAGCTACTAAATCTGGGGGAATTACTCGTTTTAAGCCAAATTGCAAAACGAGCGGTGTAAATACTAAAGGCATTCAAATTTCGTCCATTATTAATGATGAAATAATCGATGTACAAGTATCTTTAGAATCAGAAGACAAAAATAATTCTTGTTTAATTCTTGCTAAAGCAGATAATTACTTCTATAAAGTAGTACCGATGTCATCTATTTTAATCAAAGGACGTACAGCTAAAACATTAAATTATATTACTAATAAAGAAAAACCAGAATTATTCAAGATTTATATTAACCAGTCTCCTCAATATTATGATACGAAAAATGATTTAATTACTATAGAACAATATAAAACAAAACAACGTTTAGAAAAAATGGATATTCTAAAAGGTGTTCCAAATACATTTGAGGTGAATCAATTATGATTGACAGTATTGTCTGGTGGTGTTTTGTTCACCCTTATCTAACATTTTTTATGTTTTGTTCATTATGTGCTGCTATTGGAAATTTTAAATTAATTACTATTAATAAAAAAACCATTAACAAAAAAGATGAATAGATTAAAAAAGAGACTCTTCTAAGGGTCTCTTTTTAAACTGTGTATTTGGTCTATTTTTAAAAAATCAAACTAATAAAACCAACTACAATATAACTAAGAAAGTGAGGTTGGAAAATATGGCCAAAAAGATTAAATGTAAATTTTGTGGTGAATCTGTCAATGAAGATAAAATTATTTACGGTATGACGAGCTCTATTAATATTTGTGATAAATGTGTAGATTTATGTAACAGCATTTTAGCTGGCAGAAAATTAAATAAGAAAATGGATAATATTCCATTTAATCCTCAGGAAATTAAAAAGAAACTTGATGAATATGTCATCGGACAAGACTATGCTAAAAAAGCCTTAAGTGTAGCTGTTTATAATCACTATAAACGCATTTTTAAACAAGATATTAATAATAAAGATGATGTAGAAATTCAGAAAGGAAATGTATTGTTTATCGGGAATACTGGTTCAGGTAAAACGCACTTAATTCGTACAATTGCACGTATTATTGATGTTCCTATTGTTGTTCATGACGCCAGTGCGATAAGCGCAGTTGGCTACGTTGGGGATAATGTAAGTGATGTTCTTCAACGTCTTGTGGATGAGGCAGATGGGAACATTGAAGTTGCTGAACGTGGAATTTGTGTATTAGATGAAATCGATAAATTAAAAGCTAGTAATGATGGACAACGCGATGTTTCAGGAAAAGACGCGCAGTCATCGATTTTAAAAATGATTGAGGGTTCTACGTTTGAGTTAAGCGGAAATCCTTTATCTGGTAAAGGTCGTAAAATCTCTACTAATAATATATTATTTGTGTGTATGGGCGCTTTTTCTGGAATTGAAGATATTATTGCTTCTCGTATGAGTAAAAAGACAATTGGTTTTGGAGGAGATGCAAAAAAAGTTGAAGCTAATGATAAATTATTTAAAGAAGTAAAACAAGAAGATATTATGAATTTTGGATTAATTCGTGAATTAGTTTCAAGACTTCAAATTATCGTTCCTCTTGACCCATTAGATGAAAATGATTTATTAAAGATTTTGACTGAACCAAAAGATTCTCTTATAAAACAATATAAGCAACTAATGAAATATGATAATATTGATTTGGAATTCGATGAAAAAGCTATTAAAAAAGTTGCTCATTTGGCAATTAAACAAAAGACTGGTGCACGTAGTTTAAAATCAATATTAGAACAAAGTCTTATGAATATTATGTATAAGTTACCTGGGTCAAAAATAAAAAAATATACAGTAACAGAAAGTGATATTATTGAAAGGATGTAATTAATGATAGTAGATAAAAATTATTTAGTGAAAATAACATATCACAATATAAACTATTACAAACAACATGGTTTTCAAAATTTAGCATATGGAGATTTTGTAGATGTAAATGTATTTGATATACATCCTAATTCATGTATGAAAATTGACGTAAAATGCGATTATTGTGATGATGTTATTTTTCAAAAAATGTTTCAAGCAGCTATAGTTCATGATATGCATTTTTGTCATAGTACTGATGCTTGTAAAGCTGCACATAAGAAATATTCTGATGATTTAAGAAAAGCTACAAATATGCGAATATATGGAGCTGAAAATGTTTGGGCATCTGATTATGGTAAAGCAAAGATAAAGCAAACAAACTTAAATAAGTATGGATATGAATGTGCATCGCAATCCCCAGAAGTAAAAGCAAAAATGGCTCAAACGTGTATGGATTTGTATGGTTATCCATCTACATTTCAAGTTCCAAAGATACAAGAAAAAATTGCAAAAACTAATCTTGAATTATATGGAGCTAAAAATGTTTGGGCATCGGAATATGGCAAAAAAAAGATTAAACAAACTAATTTGGAAAAACGTGGTGTAGAACAAGTGATGCAAGATCCAGAGGTACAAGCAAAAATTGCGGAAACAAATATGAAAAAATGGGGAGTTGAAAATGTATTTGCTGCAGAACCCATAAAAGAAAAAATTAAGTTAACAAATTTAGATCGTTACGGAGTAGAACATCCATTACAAAATGAAAAATTACGAAATAAAGCTCATCAAACGTTTATTGAACAAAGTCATGGGACAGGAGTTTTTACTTCACAACAGCAAGAATTTATTTGGCTTCAAATTGGTGGAAAATTGAATTATAAAGTTATAAAAAAAGCTCAAGATATTTCTTTTCCTGAAGAAATGATATATGTAGAATATGATGGTGGAGGACATGAAAAATATTGTATAAAATTTAAGAATATGACTCATGAAGAGTTTTTGCAATATGAATATGATAGAGAACAATTTTTCTTTAATTTAGGATGGAAGATTATTCGTGTTATTGACACAAAGACTACATGTCGTGATTATGAAAAAATTTTATCTGATATAAAAATTAGAATTGATTATGCTAAATCTATTTTAAAGACGACAGACATAAATAAAGTCATAATTAATTATAATACTTATAAAATTATTTACGGTGATAAAGAGGAAGATTTTTAGTAAGCAAAGTAAGAGATTTGGTAAAAATCGAATGAAGGAGTTTTAAAAATGGAAAGATTATTTGGATTATTACCAATAGATGAAGTAGAACGTCAAGAACATTTTATCGATAGTCACGGATTTATTTATACAATTCAAAGTGCAGAATCTGGTTGGACAATCATTTACAGTGATGGATGTACAAAATATGAAGACGAAATTAATTCAATTGATGGTAATTTTAATACTGCAAAAGAAACATTAATTGAAGAAGTCGGAGATATTGAACCTGTTGATTTAGAAAGGATGGCAAAATCATGAAAAAATTTTTATTAATAGCAATTGCATTATTATGCATTGGATGTGCGCATGATAATCATCAAGTATCTTATGATGATAATGTTTTAACGGAAATTAATCTTCCTGAAAACACAAAATTTGTTTGTATTAATTGTGACGAAAATTTACGATATACATATGTATATCGTCCAAGACGTGAAAACGAACCAATAGAGGAATATACCGTAAAAAATTCAAATTCGTCGAAAGAAATTAAAATAAAAGAACATTAAAGGAGAGAATTCGTATGTTAACTAAAGAATTAGTACGTCCAATTTGTGAAAAGTATTTAAATGGTACAATCGATGAAGTGGGTATGATTTGTTATGGATATGACGAAGAAGAAACAGATCACAGTCACATGTTAGTAACTTTCTATGGTGGAGAAAATGCATGTACCGCTGATAAAGGAAAATGGTCAAGGTATTTATTAGCTATAAAAAAACTGGTAGAAGATTTGGAAACAGAATTTGATAAAGTTTGGTTAATAACATTAAATGTTGATTGTCCTGATGATGTATTTTCTGTAGTAATAGCGGTGGAAAAGGAGAGTTAATCTCTCCTTTTTATTATATGATATTGAAAAAATGAAAAAACTATTTACAAACTACTTCGAATATGGTATAATAAAATCAGAGGTAAGGAAAATCCGTAAGGATAGAAAAAGAGTAGTTAAAGAAAAGGAGAGAATTAAAATGTACAAATTTAAAAACGAAGTAAAAGAAAACGATGTATATTATTTCGCGGATTCTTATGATAGCAAGAGAAATAGAAAGTCTTTCGTTGGATATGATGCTTATGGGAAAGTAATCATTTCTGATAAAGTACTTCCTTCTGGAGGCTTCTTTAAAATTGCTAAGGTAAAGAAAACTGCTGAAAAATATTACATTGTAACTCTTGGCGAACGAGTGGAAGCAGATGATTTCTATCCAGATATTAATCTTGAAGAAGCGAAAAAAGTCCTTGAAAAATTTGGATTTGAAACTTATGAAAAAGAATTTCAATTTGAAGCATATAATAGAAAACGACATGAAATTCAACTTTTTGCATGGCATAAAAAATATAATATTTTTGTAACCGGCACAACTTGGACATGCGATGGATATGATGATGGTCATTTTAATGACTTGACCATTTATACTCCAAATTATCTTCATACTTTTAATGATATTTCTCATGGACAGTTCGCTACTAGTATAGACGAAATTGCAATTAATGTTAACCTTATTCATGACGATGAAAAGATTCTTACAAAACTAATGAGTCTCGCTGAAGAAAATCCGAATAAAAAAATTACAATGAAATTTATTAAAGATGGAAAAAGTCATTTTTGTAATTTTGATTCTTATGTATGCGAACATATTGGATATGAAAATACCTTGAATGGTTGGGAGAAATATAAAAAAGATATTTATAAAGAACTTCCGAGAAACTTGAAAGAGTTCATTGTTCATAATACTAAAACAATAGCATAATAAAAAGCTCATTATCCCAATTTTAAGGATAATGAGCTTTTTACTTATTTAAAACTTATTCTTCGTTTTCGACAATAATTGCAAGCTGACCACAAGCTGCTCCATTTTCAATTTCTGCTTGCGTTGCGATTGCTACCGCATAATCATATCCATTGTCTTCTAACTGTTTTTTAATTTCTTCCATCTTTACCACTCCTTAATGATTTTTCCATTGAATCCATCTTTTAGTTTATTTAAATCATAAACCAATGCATTATTATTATCAGACTTTATGTAATGCCTGCTATAAATATTGACTAAATTATCACCACCATAAAGATAGTTACAACACTTACAACAAAGTTCATTATGAATATCTTTATTATGATATTCTTTGACTTTTAAGAATCGCTTACCATTGAAATTAAATATATCTTGTGAAATAAAATGTTCTTTACAATAATCGTTTACTTTCATTAGCGCAACAAAACCAATATCTGTAAATCCATTCATATCACACCAATCAAGATATTTTAAGATTTCTTCTTCATTATCAATATAACCTTTTATTAAGTTGCATGATAAATGTAAATTCTTTATATTTTTAATATTAGATGTCTTTATACCGAATATTTCATCGTTTTTATCTTGATTATAATGATGTCTTGATAAAGCAATACTATTTAATCCTAATTCTTCTAATTCATTCAAGTATAATCCATTCGTATTGACAACAGTAAAAATATCACTATCAAAATCTTGAACAAATTTTAAACATCTTTTAAATAGTTCAAAATCTAAAGTAGGTTCTCCTCCTAGGTTCTCCTCCTGTAAATGATAAACGATTAATTTTTACTTTACTACGAATTTCTTCTAATGCTTCTCTAAATCCTTTTTCATTAAAAGGGATATAATTGCCTTTAAATTCGCAGAATTTACATTTTGCATTACAAACATTTTGTAATCGTACATAAACATTTATAGTAGAAGAAGGAATTTTTTTTAATGGATGATTATTTAATTGACAATAATATTGTTTTGTTTGAATATCATAATCGAAAATTTTCATTGTATAATCCTTTAACAAAAAGAAGAATGTTCTCTTTTCTTTTTTCGAGTAGCATATAAACATTCTTCATTTGTACAATTTTCTGCTGCTACACAATATTCAACGTAACGAGTACTGCTCATACAGCCATCTCCAACCATCTTTCTTTTAATACAACACTTCATTGGACTTTGATATTCGCTTTCGGCATTTTCCGCTTTATTAATAATGTTTATTAATTCATCTTTTGATAAATGTTTATTTAAGTAACCAATACAATTAAAAATATTTTTTACTTCTTCATCAATATCTTCAGAAGATAAAATAATATCTAGTCTTGCTGGTTTTCCTTTTGATTCTTGAAATTCACACCAATCTAATACGAATTCAATTTGTTCTTTTATATTGTTCATTTTTCATCATCCTTTACTAAATTAAAAATTCTTTCGGCATCTTTTAAGAATTCGTTTTTATTAGTATAAAGGTTAACCATTTCTTTTACATGATTAATGACGTTCACTCCAGTTTTATTTTCATTCGTTTTGACATAAAGAAATTTCTTATTCTTCGTTTTACAAAATTCGTAAAAATCAAGTATATCTTGAAGTTGTTCTTTGCAAAATTTTTCTTTCATTGACATAATGTTTCGTCCACCTTTTCTGTTTCTATAACATTTAATAATTCTTTCAATAACTGAAATTTTTTAATTTTTTTAACGTCTGTCGTAATTATTTCGTATTCAGGAGAATATGAACCGTGATATGAACCATCATATTCATGAACAAGCTTATCATTTTTAACATAAATATTTTTATAGATAGATTTCCCCGTTAAATTTTCGATCATATCAATAATAACTCGTTCTTCGTCAATAGAAACTTGTACCCCAAATAAATTTGCTTTCGTTAAAATTTCCATTTTGGTTTCTCCCTTAAATAATATTTATTCCTTCCACAATACCTTTTCCTAAATGATTCTTTTTAGAAATAACATTTTCATTAATAGGCGATAATTTAATAAAAAAGTATTTGGGGTCAAAGTGTTTTTTTAATTTATCAATATCAAAATCAGCATTATCGACCAATGTCATATTAATAGTCGTTTTTAGGTTTGATTTTGTACGAATTTGACCTAATTCTTCAATAGTCATTTTGTTTTTAAAAGGAATTAAGTTATTACGTCGTTTATTATCTAACGAATGAAGTGAAATTTGTAATGTAATATTACCTTTAATAAAAGAAAAATCACTATCTTTAATTCCAATAGTTGAAATATAATGATGTGGTTTGTATTTATTTAAGATAGACATTGCTTCTTTTACATTTTTTATATTAAGAAAAGGTTCACCCATCCTTGTATAGTTAATTTTAAATTCTTTACTGTCAAGAGGATTTTCCTTATGAAGACTTAAAATAAATTCAACTTGTTCGACAATTTCTTGTGCAGTTAAATTTCTAAATTTCTTCATATTACCAGTAGAACAGAATTTACATCCTACACAACAACCTGACATAGTAGAAACACCAATCATCCAACGTTCACTTCTACTGCCTAAATCTTTATTATCTAAAAAATTTTGTTTTCTTCCAATAGCATCTTTCGTATAATAAGGAAGGAATGTATCAGTCGTTTCTAATAAAAAACCATCTTCTGTTTTTAATGCATATACTGAACCATTTGCAAAATGTTTTTCAGCTACTTTTGTAAGCATTATTTTTCACCTCCATAGTTATTCATTATTCATAAGCCAATTGTTTTCTTCGATAATTTCTCTTGCTTTATTTTGATATAGTGGTGGAACAGAATGAATATCATTATAATTACAACTACCTGATGATTTCAAATGATTTAATTGATTAACTGCTTGAAGATGTTCTGTAATGATTTTATCATGAACCTTTTTTAATGCTTCTTCATTTACTTTTTCGTCTCCAGAATTTGTTACAATAATAACAGTACTAGAAATTTTACGTTGTTTAGGATATGATTTCACATGGTTATCTATAGCTTGATTAATTGTAGATTCTACAACCGATTTTCGGTCTACTATAGACTGAAATAGAATAAGTTCTTTTTCTACTATATTGTGTTGATTTCTTTCATTATGAACCACAGTTATACCTCCTTATTAATATTTTATTATATCATATTCGTAATAAAATGTACATCTTTGATTAAAAATTTTTAATAATTTTTTTACTATATATAATTTTGCATATCATAAAATAAAAAATGAACATAAAGAATTGCTTTATAGTATTTATAATAATAAATGGAAAACAAAAAGTAATGATTAACTATGATGTTAATAAAATTAATTATAATAATATTAAAGAAGATTTATGAAAAGAGGAGAAAATATGTGGAAAATTTTGAATACATATGAAGGAGATTTTTTGCATTCTATTCAAAAATATTTTTCCATGTCTGATGAAGAGTTTGATAAGTTTTTATATAAAAAGGGGAGAATCAATTCTCCTTTTTCTCTTCCAAACATGAAAAAAGCCATACAATATTAAAAAAATAAATTTTTTCTTTTTTGATTATTTTAAATCAAATAATTAAAAGGAATGATTTTAATGATAATTGATAAAACATATATAACAAAATGGAATAAAAAAAATAAATCTTATTATGAAAATCTTGGATATATATTATCTGAATCAAACAGAAATATAGAAGTAAATGTATTTGATTTACCTAAATACTCTTCTATACAAGTTGATGTTATATGTGATCATTGTCATACAATGTATCAAAAAACGTATGGTTGCGTTCAAGGAAAAGAAAAACATTTTTGTCGACAAACAGATGAATGCAAAAAAGCTTTTAACAAATATCTTGGAGAGCGAACAAAAAAAGCAATATTTGAAAAATACGGAGTTGAAAACATTTCTCAAACAAAATTATGGCATGAAAAAGTTGCTAAGACAAACACTGAACGTTATGGAGGGATTGCCCCAACTTGTAGTCAAGAAGTGAGAGATAAAGTAAAAGCGACAAATTTAGAAAGATGGGGAGTTGAGAATGTTTCACAAAATCCAGAAATAAGACAACGCATAACGCAAACAACATTGGAACATTGGGGTGTTGAAAATGTTTGTCAAAGTGAGATAATAAAGAAAAAGAAATTAGAAACGTTACAAAAAAATTATGGTGTTGAAAGTAATATTTCGCAAAGTCCTAAAATACGTAAAAAAATTAATCAAGGTCTTTTGGATAGGAGTCATGGTACAGGTGTTAATACATCGAGATTACAGGAATATATATGGTTGAAAATTGGCGGAGAGTTAAACTATAAATTTAAACGTAAAAGATTGGATATTGCATTTCCTGAAGATAAAATCTGTATTGAAGTTGATGGACGTGGACATTTTGCATATTATAAAATGAAAAATGAATCAGAAGAACAATTCTTTAAAAATGAATCTAAACGTGAAGAATTGCTTTATAGTAATGGATGGAAAATTATTAGAATTGTTGAAACAAAATGCAAAAAACCACAAAAATTAGAAAATCTTTTTGAAAATATACACAAAGCATATGATTTATGTATAAATGGAAAACAAAAAGTAATAATTGATTATGATATTAATAAAATTATTTATGATGATATTGAAGAAGATTTATGAAAAGAGGTGTAAACATGTGGAAAATTTTGAATACATATGAGGGTGATTTTTTGCATTCTATTCAAAAATATTTTTCCATGTCTGACGAAGACTTTAATAAGTTTTTATATAAAAAGGGGAGAATTAATTCTCCTTTTTCTCTTCCAAATATGAAAAAAGCTATTGATAGAATTCAATTAGCTATACTTGATAATGAAAAGATAAAAATATTAGGGGATTATGATTCTGATGGAATAACTTCTGTTTCTATTATGATGTTAGGATTATCTCAATTAACGCCTAATGTCAGTTATAGTGTTCCTAATCGTGTAAAAGATGGATATGGCATTTCAAAACGTCAAATAGACGAATGTATTAAAGATAATATTGATTTGATTATTTCTGTAGATACAGGAATCGCAGAACATGAATCAATTAAGTATGCTATGGATAATGGAATTGATGTCATTGTGACAGATCATCATCCTCATAATAAAAAAACTCTTCCATGTAAAATAGTTGTAGACCCCTATTTAGATGAAAATGTTTTCCATGGAATTTGTGGAGCTATGGTAGCTTATAAAGTCATTAGAGCATTAATTCCAGATATTAAATTGTTATATCCAGATTTAAATCCTCAATTAATTGCTTTAGCTACTATAGGGACATTAGCGGATGTTATGCCATTACAAGATGAAAATCGAATTTTCGTTTATCATGGATTAAATCATCTCACAGAAACTGCTAATATTGGATTAAATACATTATTGAAATTGTGTAATTTAAAAAAAGTTATTGAAAATGATATTGGTTTTACGATTGCACCATTAATGAATGCAGCTGGACGTATGGAAGACGCTAGCATGGTAGTAGATTTATTTCTTAGTGATGATGAGTTTGAAGCAGAAAAAATTGTCAAAAAAATGATTTCTTTAAATGATAAACGTAAAGAAATTCAATCTAAATTATTAGAAGAAGTAAAACCAAGCGAAGATTTAGTTATTATTCAGACATTTAAAAATGTTCCAGCTGGTGTATTAGGAATTGTAGCTAATCAAATATCAGATAAATTTAAAAAACCTTGTTTTGCAATGGTAAAAGGAAAAACACATTCTGGAGGTTCAGGACGGTCTATTCCTGGATATAATTTATCTAATGTAATTATTCAAAATAAAGATTTAAAAATTTCTGGTGGTGGACATGCAGAAGCTTGTGCATTATCTATAGAAAATAGTGATTTGAAAGAATTTAAACGTCGGTGTAATGAAGATTTTAAAAAATGGCTAGAGACACATGAATATGTTGAAGATGAATATCTCATAGACTATTTAATAAATTTTGAAGATATATCTTGGACTTTAATGGATAAAATAAATTTACTAAGGCCATTTGGAAACGGAAATAAAGAATTGATATTCTGTTCTAAAAATGTAGAAATTCTTGAAAAGAAAATTTTAGGCAAAAAGAAAAATGCATTGAAATTCAAATTTTTTCAGAATGGAGTAACATTTGATGGAATTTGTTTTAATTCCACAATGAATCATTTTATGCAAGAATTTGACAATGAAAATATAATTAATATTGCCTATAATTTATCTATTAATGAATTTGCAGGAAGACGGAATATTCAATTAATGTTAAACAATTTTGAGAAAGGAAATGCAAAATGAGAGTATATGCTATTGTAAATCTTAATGAAAGTATTACTGCTAATAAAGTAAAAATGTTTGCTGACGCAGAGGAAGCTTTTGATTATTTTGAAGATTATATTCGTGAACATGTAGAAGATGAAGATGAACGAGATAATTACATTAATGAAATGAATTATGAGGATAAAGTTTTCTTAGTAGAACATGATATTCCTACTAATAATTTTGCTAATCTTCAGGAATTCTTAAAATTTACTTCCCTAATGGACAATTTAGGATTAGATACGCAAACAGCTATTCGTATTTTTGTGAAAAAATGTTTAGCTACACAATCCATTCCCTTTGAGATAAAAAATTGAAAAAAGAAATACCTTATCATCACAAAACCTATATTGATAGTAGGAGTAAAATTTTGCTCCTACTACATTTTTTTAGAAAGTTTGTGACGAAATGATTCAAAATATAATTACGCAAATCAACCAGTCTCATAAGATTGGTATTATATCTCATGATTCTCCAGATGGTGATGCGATTGGGTCATCATTAGCATTAAATCAAGCTTTATTACAAATGGGGAAAGATTCAAAATTTATAGTAAATAAAAATATTAACGAAAGCTATGCTTCGTTAGTTCAGTCTCAGCATAATTTAAAAAGTAATGAATTTTTTGACTTATTGTTTGTGCTAGATTGTTCAGGATTTGACCGGATAAAAAATATTTCATGTCATTCATTATCTAATTTTATAATTTGTATAGACCATCATACAGATAATGGAAAATTAATGGGAGATATCTGCTGGAGAGAACCTGTTCAATCTACTGGGGTTTTAATTTATCAATTATTAAAAGCTATTCATAATTTTGAATTTTCTTCATATATATCTACAATGTTATTTTTATCAATAAAAACAGATACGAATAATTTTACTGTATTTAATCCTAATTTTGATATTTTTAAAATGGCTTCTGAATTAATAGCATATCATGCAGATATGAATATTATTCAAGAATTAGATAAAAGAAATCTTAGCTATGTTAATTTAATCCGAAAAACATTACCAAATTTAATCTATCGAGATAGAATTGCATATTTGATAATTGATAAAATAGACATTGAACGATGTAATTCTAATTACACTGAAGCTAGTCGCCTCATAGAACTGCTTGAGAACATCAAAGAAATAACCGTAATATATCTTATTATAAAAAATGGAAACAAACTCTCTATCAAGGCGAGAAGTGATGAGATAGATGTTTGTAAAATAATGAAGTGTTATGGTGGCGGAGGACATAAAAATGCTGCTGGAATAAGCAAGTATTATTGTAAAAATATTTATAAATTTATAGAAGAATTAATACTCAAAACAAAATCTATTCTATAATTAGAAAGAAACAATTATAACATAGAAATGCAACAATGGACATAATTGACCGTCTTTAGGAGAATTAAGTTTTGAGTGTACATATAAATTCTTGTTCGACCTAAGACTATATATTATTGTTTAGATTGCATAGTACATGTCGTATTTGTTATCTTTCTTTTTTAAGGGTGATTATATTGAAAAGATTAGCAAAAATTAAATTAGCAAAAACACAAATCCCAATAAACGATGAAGCTGTATCGTTAATTACAGATTCAATGGCGAACGGATTAACGATTGATATAGATTATACAGGAAGTGGAATGCGGAATAATATTCTTCCTTATGGATGGAGTACATCAAAAGCTGGAGATTTACTAGTTATGTGTTATAAATCTACAGGTGAAATCCGGTCTTATCGTTATGATCGAATTAATCAATTATTTATAGAGGATGATTTAATCCAAGCATATGAATCTCCACCTGAAACAGAACAACAAGAAGAAGAAACTATTCCTAATGATTATATAATTCCACCATTACCGAATATTGATGAAATTTTGCAATTATCTGAAAATGAAATGCCAGATGAACCTTATGCTGAAGCTGTAGATACATTAGAAAATACAGATACAAATATAGAAAGTATAGATGACATAAATGTCGAAGGCATAGACAATACTGAAGGTATAGATAATACTGAAGGCATAGACAATGCTGAAGACATAAATGATTCTAATGAAGGGAATGATGAATTTGAAGATGCAAATAACGGATTACCAACAACAGACTCCTCCGAATCTGAAGAAGGAGAATCTGATTTTGATAACTCCGACAACCAATCAAAATAATGATAAAATTCCAGGTTGGATGGATAAATTAGATATAAAAGAAAACAACTTGACAGCAAATGACCTTGCTAAAATTTTTGAGAAATAAGTTATAAAGAATAGACATTTCAAAGAAAAAAAATTTCTAAAAAAATGTCTATTTTTTTGCATTTGAAGGTGTACTTTTTTGCATTTACATGGTATAATAATCTTATAAGTTAAATAAATTATCTTAACATTCTTCACAAAATTCTAAATTGGTTTTTAAATAATAAAACCAAACTAGAAATAATAACAATTAGCCACAACTAATAATCCAGTTCAAATTTTTTATAATGTATAAAGAGGAGTGATATTATGGTTTATTTTGATGACCACCCCAAAAAGTTTTCTTTGTCAAATAATCCTACATTAAAAGTTTATCAAGACGTTCCTCACAAAAGATGTTCAGAACCAGCAAAAGAACCTTTATTTAAAAAACCAACATTGGAAGTTGCAGTAGAAGATTATAAGTTTGGATGTAAAGAGGCATTCAATTACTTATATAATCATTATAAGAGCAAAATCGAATATGTAGCAAATACTTACAAGGATGAGGATATCGTGCAAGAATTAGCTACTGTTCTTCTTAATTGTGCAAAAAAATATGAACCAGGCGGGTCCAGCTGTTTTAATACATTATTCTGGCATTCAGCTCGGAATCATGTCCGGATGTATCGTGGTCGTGATAATTCACTGAAACGTAAAGCTCCGAACGGTGTTGTTTCAATGAATGCAATGTCAAATGATGGTGATATGACTTTGGAAAATATTATTGCGGATGAAAACGCAAAAGAACAAATCGTTGACAGCGAATTCATTACATCACTCCAGCAATACATTTTCCCGAAAGTTGATGAATTGGATAGAAAAATTATTATTTATCTTTCACAAGGTTATAATATTAATGATATTAGTAGAGACCTTCATGAAAGTACAAACAAAATTTATGTTAGAATCAAACGGTTGAGAGATAATACTGAAGCAGGAAGAGCATTAAGAGATTTATTACATAAAAATATCGCATAGAAACATATCATTAAAAAGCGCCTAAAATAAATTAGGCGCTTTTTAAATTTAAGAAAGGAGATGAAAACATGGTATTTATAGATGCTGAAAATGTCAGTAAAAAATTAGTAAAAAAATTTTATGAAAAACACCAGACAGAACAATACCGCGTATATGGTAAAAAAGTAAGCATGAGTAATATTTATTCTAAAATGAAAAACGTTAAATTCATTTATTGCTTGACTGAAAAGAATTCTGCAGATATGTTTATGACTACGGATATAGTAAAATCGTTATACGAAGAAGATATTAATATTTATTATTTGCTAACACAAGATAATGATTTTTCTATAGCTATCAAAACAATTACTGAAAAGAAAAAAGAAGTAGTTATAGTTTCCAGTTTAGGAAGACAATTACAGAATTTAAAGAAGATTGGCACGGATTTAGATTACGTCGAATTTCAACAAATAGATGAAGATGCAAGCAATGTTATTACAGTTACAATAACAAATCAAAACAAAACAATTTATAATATGTGCAAAGATCGAGTTTGGATAAAAACCATAAAAAATGATATTATTGAAATGCCTTTTTCAAATGGAATGCCTTTAGTAAGAGCAATTCGTTTTTTATCTGACTACCGGAAAGAATTAGGCGTGGGGTCATCGTTATCATGGGAAAATTTAATTGAACAAAATTATTTACATGTGAAAAACAATAAAATCTACTATTTAGATGAAGAACAATTGTTAGAAAAAACCTAAAAAATCTCTCGTGTAATGTGAGGGCTTAGTCTCTTTTTTCTAGAAAAATTAGATTTATTTTATAAGTCTTAAAAACTGCACGCCGAAAGGAAAGTTATCATGAAAAAAGATTTTCAATTATTAACAGAAACAAAGGAAATTATATCTTCAGGAAATATTGTTCAATTTAATAATGAAGATGTAATTATAAAAACAAAACCAATTGCAATACAAATTCATTTTGTTCAAAAAGCAAATGCAGAGCCAACTGAAGAATTACAATTAAATGAAGACCAATCACAAGCATTAATTACTTTAGTAAATTATGTGAGTGATACAAATATTGGATTTGAAGGACCAAAAAAATTAATCAATTATAAAAATAAGCCAATTTACATTAATCTTCGTGTTCAGACATTAGCTGCTCAATTACTTGGACCAATTAATAGAAATATTTTTTATACTATTTATCAGGAACTGTAAATGAACTATTTACATTGTCGTTTCAATTTGTTATAATTTTTTTTAAGGGGGGAAGATTATGACAATTGAAATAACAACAACTAAAGGACAAAAAAATCTTACTGGATGTGCATTAGGAAAAAAATACCGTCGGAATTATCATATAGATGATTTTGATGATTCTGATGAAATTGTATTTATACATTTTTCACCAAAGGTATTTTCTCTTAATTACGATTTCTTTAAAACTATGTTTGGTCCATCAATGAAAAAATTAGGACCAAAGTTTAGTACTCATTATCAGTTTCATTCTGGTAATAAGATGAGAGACCATATATCCGAGTTCATTACAAAATTTCAAATTCAAGAACAATACGTATGAGAAAAGCATTTACTGTTTTTATTCTATAATCAATTGAGAGGTGATTATATGTTTAAAGCAGTAAATGCTTTTATTTTTGCGGGTAGTTTTTCAATAGGAGTAATGAAAGCAGGTTTTAATCTTGATAGAGTATTAGAAATTTCAGATACTCAGCCTCAAGAAAATGCGTTTTATTTTATTAAAAATTATCCAGATATTCCTGTAGTATTACCAAGTGAATGGGAAAATGATGAATATTTAACCAATTTAAAAGATGTAGATTTAATGTGTTGTAACTGTCCATGTTCCAGTTTATCGCAAATTAATCGTAATGCTTCAGTAGACGGAAAAAATAATGTACATTTTTATCGGTTATTTAATATTTTCAATAAAGTAAAACCAAAAGTTTTTGTCATTGAAAATGCTCCGACATTAATTAAATTAGGTTTTCCAATTTTAAAAGATATGGTAAATAAATTACCTGATTATAATTTCACGATTATTAGAGATTATGCAGGAAACCACAATGTAGCCATGAAGCGTATGAGGACTTTGGTCGTAGGATGGAATAAATCCAACTTCCCTAAACTCCCTCACGTCCTTCAGGATAGTTATCCAATTTCAAACGTATATAATACCCTATCTGACTTATATGATGATACAACAGATGATTTCAAAACAAGAACATGTGATGATATCAAAGAATTATATAAATATGCAATCCCAGGAAAAGGATTAATGACATCATTAGCATTACATGTAATTCAAAACGAATATGCAGATGATATATATGCAAAGATTGGTAAGCATAAACATGATTTGGAAAGAATCATAAAAAAGATTAATGCAAAAGAAAATTATTGGGATAAATCTCCTTATAAATTAGAAGATGATAAACATTTCCCATCATTTGCATCAGTAGTAGAATATTTACATCCTCATCAAGACCGGTCATTGAATCTAAAAGAATTAGCTAGGATTATGAATTATCCAGATACATACGATTTTACTGACCCAAATAATGAATGTAAAATTCATGTTACTCAAGCAATAGCACAAGGAGTACCCGCAAACTTTGGATATTATATTGCAAATCAAGTGAAATTAGCATTGGAAAATAAATTAGATTATTATGATACCGGTGAAATTGTATTCCAACAACATGTTGTGCATAAATATAAGACATTTTCTAAAGAAGAATTTTTACAATTAAATGAATTAGATGTAGACAAAACTTATTCTAAATTAACGAATTAAAAAAGCGGTCATTAAGACCACTTTTCTTTTATGCCGGTGTGCTTGTTGTTCCCACTACCTTTTTCATATACTTATACAACTGACTAACATTTGCACGACTTACGCCATATTTTCTTGCAATAGCCGCCAAACTTACACCCTGTTCGCTCAGAAGATTCAAATAATCCAATGCCAATTTAGTATTTAATGAAGGATTATTTTTTCCACTAACCATTTTTTTGATATTTGCATTTTTCATAGCTGATTCGATATCACCAAAACAAGCGGGGATTTTACTATATTCTTTACGATATTTGTTTCTAAATTCTGTGACATTTAACACACCTTGCTTATTGGTGCATTCTTTCATCGCCTTGGCGATTTTTTCTTTCAGTTCATCAAAATTTTCGTTTTTCATTATAAATGTTCCCCTTTCATAGGATTTTAAGTAGGGGAAAATTTCCCCTACTTTTTACTCTACATCCAACTTTGTAAATCTTCCAAATGGTGGTTCCTCAAAATTATCTTGTGTAAAAATCCATAATGTTTTATATTTTTCCCAATATTTATCTGGATAATTACATTCACCATCTGTAAGTATTATAATCCCTTTTACATCTTCAAAAATGTGTTTATTTTCTTCTACAAATTCAAATGGTGCACTAAAGTTTGTTCCACCTCCACCCAGCGGAACAATTTTAGTAATATCTCCATGAACATCATCAAAGTCATAATACTTATCTTTTACATCATAATCAAAGAAAAGTAATGTACCATGCAAATGTTTTTTGAATTGGTCAATTGCTCCTTGAATTTCAGAGAAACATACAGATATTTCTTTAGGAGACATTGACCCAGATGTATCAATAAAGAATAATACATCTTTCACAATTTCAGCTTTATCATTAAAATCAGGAAGGAAAATTCCATCATAATCATAACGCCTGTCAGGTGGGACAAAACTATAATCATTTACTTCTTCATCAATAAATTCTCGTAAAAGATTTCTCCAATTTTTTTGTGGTTTAGTAATGCTCGTAATATATCTTTCAATATAATCGCTGCCTACACCACAATTTTTCATTTGTTTTGCTGCTTCTTGAGTATTAGAATCCCATTGAGATAATTTATCTTGTTTATATGCTTGAGATTTTTTATCTTCTTTATCCCACAATTTATGATTTTGTGGTGCTTGAGGAATTCCTTTTTCTTGAGATTGACCTTTTCCTTGGCCTTGACCTTTACCATTTTTATTATTTTGCGAATTATCATTACCATTACTAGATGAATATGCTTGAACAACTTTTACATTCTTCATTAAATCTTCATAAATTTGTTCAGCAAACATGCCTTTATATTTTTCATCATATAAAACTTCTTTAGGCATAGTTACTAATTCATCATCGCTGAGATTTTTTAAACGTTTTTGATAATCACCACAAATTTCCATAATGGCTAAATTAATTGCATAATCACATGCAATATTCCAAATTTCAGGAATACGATTATTTCTTCGCCACATGTGTCCCATTGCTACATGCATGATTTCATGAATAATAACAAAATTTAAATCACTGCATGTAATTTTTTCAACAAACTTTGAATGAAAAATCAATTCCTTTCCATCAGTTGCCATTGTAGGCATGCCCATTTGTTCCATTCTTTCATCATCTTTTACGATTTTTAATTGCATCATCAATGAAGCAAAAAAACCATAATTAATAACAATTAATGTACGACATTTTTCTAATTTTTCTTTATAATCCATTTATCTTACCTCCTTTTATTCTATTATAACAAATTCTTATAAAATTGTAAACAGTTTTTCATAAAAAGAGTGCACGACTATTTTCATAAAAAGAGTGCACAATTTTTCGTTGTGCACTCCATTTAATCATCAATTATTAAAGGAATTTTGCCACTGCTGCAAAGGATGAATTGAATCCTTTATTTTTATTGATGATAGACCCGAAAGGTTTGCTTACACTAGCGTAAATATCTTGGACAATTTTTGCTTTCATTTCAGCATTGGGAATTGTCTCAATATATTTACCAATAATAGTCAAGAATTTATCAACTTTAAGCTGAGTCGTTCTTTCAACTAATTTTTCATCAGGAATTTCTTTAGCAAAACGAATTACGCCTGCAGTTACCATCGAGCAAAGTGCATATAATACATCAATTCTATCAAGGATTTTTTTATCCACTTCTTTTACTTTTTCATTTGCAATATCCTTAAATTCAGGCAAATATTTATGTACACTTAAGAATGCTCTAAATTCATTTGCAATTCCCATTCCCACTGAACCCGCAATCATTTTAAACAACGTAAATAATTGTTTATTCTGAGAATAGTCATTTCCTCTTAAATCTGAGATATCATCAATAATCCCACGATTTTTTGCAAGTTTAATATAAGAATTTACCATTTCCCATGAACGAGGTGTTGCAAATGCTACATCATCATTATTAGTAGAAAAAGTATTTAAATTACCAGGATTTTTCAGAATAAATGAAATGACAAGTGGGTCAACTTCATTTTGGAATGCCCAAACTCTCCAAGAATCAATATTTGAAACAATCTCAATATGTGTCATACGATTTGCAAGAGGTTTTGGCATTGTATAAGCAACTGCTTTATCAGTTGTACGATTGCCCGCACAAATTACTACACAATTTTTAGGAAGTTTAAATTCTCCTACTCTTTTATCTAATGCAATCTGATATGCTGCTGCTTGCACACTGGGAGGTGCTGCAGAAATTTCATCCAAGAACAAAATATTAATATGATTTTTGCTCGGATTCATTTGGAAAATATCAGGTGGCAGCCATTTTGCTACATCTACTGTAGTTTTTTCATCATTAAGGTAAATTTCCTTTTGTGATTTAGAAGGAATACCTCTCAAATCAATCGGAGACATTAACAATAATGAAACCACATGAACTTCTACAGTTTTTCCTGTAATTTGTTCAAGACGTTCACCAAATTGTTTTACTGCTTGGGATTTTCCCACACCCGGAGGCCCCCAAAGCATTTTCGTAGGCTGGTCTGCAAAATCCTCACCTGAATACATAATAGGGAACATTTCAACAATTTCATCAGGAGTCATTGAATAATAATTGACAGTGTTCATTGTTTCTTTTTTCGCCATAATTTTTCTTCCTTTCATAAACCTTATTTTTTTTACCTGAATTTATTGTATCACATTTTACAATATTTGTAAATAGTTTTTTACGAAAAAAGTTATCGCAAATTCAAAAAGGAGGACAATCTACTGTCCTCCTCATTCTTGTTATGCAATTTGTTGTTTGTAAAGCTTTGCTGCTAAAAATAATTTGTTCAGTTCTGTTTCTTCCAATGTCAATTTCATGCATGACGTATCAAAATGTTCCATATTACAATTTATTACTTGATTATTTGCTATATTGAATCTGTCAATTGCTTCTTGGAATTCTTCTTTGGTAACATTTCTAGGAACTACGTATTGCGAGGCATCTACAACGTTTTGCTTAGACTTTTTCAATCGTTCAATGAATTTCCTGCCTCTCTCAATGGATTCCTCAATCAATTTTTCAGTGGACACCTCAACATTATTCATAGCGCTTCATCCTTTCCTCTAACTATTTACAAAACTGATTATATACCAATAATTACCAATTGTAAATAGCTAACAACAAATTTTCTAAAAACTGAATGTTAAAAATTGTCTAAAGATTTATAATTTTAATATGGAAGAAAATTTTAAAATTAAATTTTTACATTTTATTAAATGCTATATGCAAGAGGTGCAAATATGATTATTTGGAATTACATTAAAAAAATTTTTCATGCTATATTTAATAAGAAACAAATTGTCAAGCTAGACGAAATTATTTTTTACGATGTTATTCGCGATAAAATCATTATTAAAAGACCATTTAAGCGCCCTATTGTATTACACAATAAGTTTAGGGAAAATCATAAAACAATACATTTAAAAGAAAAAAGTTATACGTTTTTTAACGACCATATAAAAATAGATGATAAAGTAGTTTATTTTATTTAAAAGATACATCCAGTTCCGAATCAGAACGAAGAAATGATCTGATTAATGAATAGGGGTATCTATCTAGGCAAAATATATAGTCGAATACATGTGTACCTTGGGGTGATTCCAAGCTCGAATGCTCTACAGAGATTATATGTATAAATGCCATGGAAACTAAAACTGTTAAGAAATTCAGTGGTTTATAATCATTAAAAATTTCACTTATTTATAAGGAAGGAAAATAATTAATGAATTGCATTTATGTTTTAGATAAGAATGGAAAACCATTAATGCCATGTCATAGTTATGGCAGAGTAAAAAGATGGTTAAAAAGAAAAGAGGTAAAAATAGTTGAATATAAACCATTTACCATTCAATTTCTTAGAGATACATCTGATACTAAAACACAAAAATGTATCTTAGGAATAGATCCTGGAAGAACAAATATTGGATTATGTGTTGTTGATGAAAAAAGTAATGAATTGTTTTCTAGTAATGTAACTACTAGAAATAAAAAAATAAAAACATTAATGGACGATCGTCGTGCAAGTAGATATATGAGACGTTTTTATAGAAGAAAAAAACGTATTCGTAGATTTAAAAAATATTTTCCTTTGCAAAAAGATAGAGTAATTATTAGACGGTTACCTCATTATAGCGTTGATGTAAAATTCAAATTAATCAAAAATAAACAATCACGTTTTTGTAATCGTAAGCGGAAAGAAGGATGGTTAACTCCTACTGCGACTCAGTTATTACGTACGCATATTAATCTTGTAAAAAAGATTCAAAAATTCTTACCTATATCCGAATTGGTATTAGAAATTAATTCATTTGATATAGCTAAATTGGAAAATCCTAATATTAAAAATTGGGAATACGCTAAAGGTAAGTTATTTGGATTTAAAAATAAAGAAGAATATGTTTATCATCAACAAGAAGGAAAATGCTTATTTTGTAAGCATGGTATTGAACATTATCATCACGTTATTTGGAGAAGTCGTGGTGGTAATGATACTGTAGATAATATTGCTGGTGTATGTTTTAAACATCATGATTTAATTCATAAAGATAAAAAATGGGATAAAAAATGTGTTCAAAAACATGGTGGACTTTTAAAAAAATATGGTGCATTATCTGTATTAAATCAAATTAAAAATCAATTAATAGAACAATTAAGTCAAATCTTACCCTTGAATTGTACAACTGGTTATGAAACTTATCAAATTAGAAATGATTTAGAATTAAATAAGGATCACTATATTGATGCTTGGTGTATTGCTGTTTCGTCTTTAAATCAATATAAACAACCTATTATTGAAAATAAGTATAATATTAGGCAATTTAGAAGACATGATCGTAAAATGTGTTATCGAATAATTGATAGACTATATTATTATAAAACAAAAATAGTGTGTAAAAATCGTCATAAAAAGACTGCACAGAATGTAGATTCTTTAGAAGAATATGCAAAAAAATATCCTCAAAATGTAAGTAATTTGATTGTTGTTCAAGGAAGACATATTTATAAACAAATGGAACGATTATATCCAGGAGCAATATTTTTACATAAACAAAAAAGATATATATGTGAAGGAACAAGTCACGAAAAATATCTTATTTGTAAATCTTTTGAAAAAGGATTTGCAAAACTAAAAGAATGTAAAATCTTAAAAAGAAATCAAGGATTAGTTTTTGAATAAAAGACACATCTAGTTCCGAATCAGAACGAAGGCCAGATTTATTAGAAGAAAAATGAAAATTGAAAAACTGATTATAAAAATTTTAAATATATCAAAATCAAATAAATAAAAAGCTATTTACAAATAACTTTTTTTATGGTATAATATATTCGTGAAAGGAAGTGATTATTATATATAACATTGAAGAAATGAGATTACAAAGTATTGCTGATAAAATTATGTTATCTTTTTTAAAATTAACAAAACATAAAAATTCTATTTGTATATATTCAATTTTAAATGAAGATAATGATAAAATGTATTTTTTCTTTTTTACAAATGCAATTGACTACATTAATGATAAAGTAGTACATTTTATTAATAAAAGAAAATTAAATGATGGAACGAACAAATATGATTTTGTTATTTTATATGAAGGAGTTGAATATGCAAAGAAAAATGACATAAAATTAACAATCGTTGATGTGAATACTGTAAAAATTACATTTTATATAACCTCGTCATTTGAATATAATAAAAATTTTCAAGTTTATTTCAATAAAAATGTAACGAATGATAAATGCATAAAAATTAATGATGAAAAATATAAAACTATGAAAACTCAAAAAAATAAAACATAATAACACATTTTTAAATTTGTTAGCGATAAAAAATACATTTTTTTTCTATATTTTAAATGGAAAGGAGATTAATTATTATAATTTTCATAAGATAAGAAAGGAATGATATAATGAGTTACAAAGACAAAAAATATGCATTAATATTAGGCCGAAGTGTAGAAGGTTGTGGATGTTCTTTTTGTGCACATCAACTTCAAACATGGTGCGACAAAAACGGTGTAGACCTTCAAATTTATGGGTATGCTGGGAAAAAAATGTCTCGTACAAATTCTCATAATATTAGATATACACCATATAAAATTGAAGATTTAGATAAAATGCAAGAAGATTTAAATCAAAAAGATGTAGTAATTTTCTTTTCATATCCGTATATCAAATCTGGTCCAGAATATGTAAAAGCTTTTTATGAAAAAATTATTAATGGAGTAAATAATCCAATTCGTGTAGGTTTTATCCATGAAGTTCATAAAACTTATATTGATAAAATCCCTTATATGATTCCGGTTTTTAATAGTATGGATTTAATTATGGGATATGGACCAACTACTTTCTTTAATAAAGCTTGTTCGGAAATGTTCCCATCTAAAAAAGATCGTGTAAAACGGATGTCTCTTTGGTTTGATTTAGAAGACCAAGCAAAATTTAGGAACACAAATACTAATAAGAAAAAGCAAATTATGTATTTAGGTCGTTGGACATCTACTAAAGAACCTCATAGACTTTTGTTTTTATCACCTTACATTAAGGAATTGGACCCTGATTTTAAAATTGTATTAAAAGGTATTGAGAGATCTTTGGGAGCGAAAACCGACGTATACGATAATCCTTATGCTATTGATATGACTGATAAAAAACGTGGTCCAAAACCAAACGAAAAGGGAATGGCTGAGGTTTATAAAGAATATATTCATGATGAAACTATGGAAGAATTATCACAGATTATGTTTGGATGTACTTTCTTCCATTTAGATAAACATCCTGAAGAATATGGTGATAGAATGGAATACACTGCTTGTGAAATTATTAATTGTGGAGCAATTCCAGTTCTTGATATTCATTGGGCAAAGCATAATAAGATTAATGCTATTGGACGGACATATTATGATTATAATCTTGAACATCCATTTATGATTGTTAGTGATAGAGAAAAACTTAGAGAAACAGCTGAAGAAATGATGGAAATCGCTAAAGACGAAAATCATCAAAAAGAAATGATAGAAAATGGATATAAAATTCTTCAGATGGAATATGATACAAATGTTATTTGTCCTCAGATGTTAGAGATGTTTGCCAATACTACTAAGGACAATAATAAATTCAAGTCCGAAGAAGATATGATTAAGTATTTAATTGACGATGATTTTGTTGATGAATATCTTGATTTGTTCCATAAATACAATGATGATGAAGTAGTTGTTTGGGGATATCGCGAATTATTTGCAAATAATATCTTCTCCATTATTGATGGTAAAAAGGAAAAAGAAATCCAAGTCTTTAAGAAAAGAAGAAAGAAGTAAGAATAAAATCCTCCTCTAATTGAGGGGGATTTTTATAAGGAGATAAATTACTATGAATATAAATGTTGATTCAATTCTTATTGTCATACTAATCACTATGACTTTATATGTAACAATTGATTTGCAAAAAATAAAAGAAAATCATGGGCTAACGAGCCTTTAGTAGGGTTGTCTTGGATATGCATGATTTTTGGAACAATTTTATGCATAGTTATTTATTTATGTAATTAAATTTTATTTTATATATAAAGAGGTGATTGATTTTGAAACGACTTGCTAAGCCTCGTAGGAAAAGAAAGTCAGTGATAGTGACTATGAAATACTGTTTAGACATTTTTGACGATGATGTAATTGAATGTGATAAAATTGGAAAAATGTTTAGGACATGGATGAGAGACCATTTTTCTAATTGGGACGAAAGTATCTTACAATATTTTTTATATGATAACAATATTCATCAAAATTACAATGATGACCGGTTAGCTTTAGATTCGCATCTTGACAAGATAATCAAAGATGACACTATTCATAGCAAAAGCGAACTTGATTTGATTAATAAATCTATTTCTGATAGTTATGATCCAGATGAAATTGATTATTACTATAAAGATACATCTAGTTCAGAATCTGAAAGAAGACCAGACTTAAAAGAGTCTAAATTATTCAAAAGAATGAAGCGCTTATCTAAGGTTCCTAATATATTAGAACCTAGTTTTTCAGATGAAACTTGCATTGATTACATAAGAAAATCAGAATATTCATATTTACTTGATGAAAATAAATATAAACGTGCATATTATAATAATCAAGGTTGTGAAGGATTTTTTTCTAGACAAATTTCTGAATTAGATGTTGATTATCCAATTATTTTTTATAATGAAATGTATCCATTTTCAAAAAATGATTCTAACGGGAATTTTGAAACAATATTATTATCTTGGATGTATGATGTTAGTGGTAACATTATGGAAAATAATACAAAAGATAAATTAAAAATAAGAGATACATTTATAACAAAAATTGATAATAATCCTAAAGATATTAAAAATCAAATAAAATCACATGGAATAACACTTTCATCAGGATATAACATTTGTGATATATATTCATCATATAATGATGCCTATAATGATGCAAAAAATAATCTTAAGAAAAACTCAAAATAAAAAAGCTATTTACAAATAGCTTTTTTTTTGATATAATGGAAATAAGAAAAGGAGGTAAGGAACGATGTTTGATATTGAAAATGAAAGAATGCAATTAATTGCTAATAAAATAATTGTAAAATTAATGAAAATGGCAAAACATAAAAAACATATTTGTATATATCCTCTTCTTAATGAAGAAAATAATGATAATGATAAAATGTATTTTCATTTTTATACAAATGCTATAGATTGTATAGGTGAAAAAAATGTTGTTTTTTTTGATAGAGAAATGATAAAAGAAAAAAATACTTTATTAAAAAAATACGATTTAATTATTTTATACGAAGGAATTGAAAATCATAAAAAAAATGATATAAGATTGTCAATAATTAATACAAATACGTTAAAAATAACTTTTTATGTAAAAGATAAATTTGAATATAATGAAAATTATTGTGTTTATTTTAATAAAGAAATTTTTAATAAAAAGTACATTATAAATGAAAATGCTCAAAAAATAGAAAAGACAATTAAAAATAAATTTAAAGATTTAATTTGAAAAAGAGAGGATTAAAATGTCCTCTCTTTTTCATAAGGAGATGTTAACAATGAATGAGTTAGATAAAATGAGGGATTTTCCTCCTTTTATTAATTTGTACAGTTATAAAAATTTATGGTACAATAAAATAAAGGAGTGATTTCACATGGAAATAGATAATGAACATTTATTTAGTGACATATTGAAAGACGAATTAGGTGAGTATCTAAATATTTCTAATACAAGTAAATTAAAAAAAGTTGATTTACAAAATAAAATTTTAGAATTAATAAAAGATAAAGCGGAAGAAAAGAAATTTTTAAAACGTTTTGAAAGAGAAACAGCAATTTATCCAAGCCAATTGGAAGAAGCTTTACAATGTACAAAAACAGAACGTCTTCGTTGGTCAAAGGAAGGGAAACTAAAAATTGTAGATAAGATTCCTTTTAAATACGGTGAATTTCCAATATTTTCACGATATCAAATTAGGTTTTGTATTACTGAAGAACTTATTAATCAATGGAGAGAAGAATACAAACTTCAAAAATCGCAAAAAGATAAAACACTGCAAATAAAGAAATCGAATGAAACAAAAAATAAACGTAATTTACTAAGAAAAGAAATTATATTTAAATTAAATGAACAAAAAATTGTATGGGTAATGAAAGATAGAGTTCTTTGTGCCAGTTTTGATTTAGCATATTGGACAACGTGGTTATCAAGATTAGCAAAAACATATCAAGAAAAAAGTTATACAGCGTATCGCAAAAAAACCCAATATGAAGAAAAGAAAAAAGAATGTTATGAATTAAAAAAACAAGCTATGTTTGCATTATTTCGGTCTCCATATGCAAAAGTATCATTTTATCAACCAGAACAACCGCATAAATATGATTTTTGTTTGTGCAATAATCATATGGACGAATTTAGAACAGAACGCTCGTATTACATGTGTTCTAATGTTTTAGATTTTTTCTTTAGAAACGAAGAAGAAATTTTAGCATGTGAACAATGTACATGTACTATAAAACGAGACTATTATTCATTGTATTATTTAGAATTAGCCGATAATGATTATGGAACATTTTCTTTTCATCTTCCCTATAGTTTAGGAAAAGATTTTTTTGGTTCTTATACAAAATTTCCTATGGTAAAACACGAAGAACAAGAAGGTGCGTTTCGTTTTGGACGACCATTGCTTGATTTTGAAGAATGTATTTTTACATATTCATTTGTATTAAAACAATTTAATCAAGCATTTGAAACATTTAATAAAATCGTAAAATAACACATAAATGATAAAGCAAGCCATAAAATGTGAGGCTTGCTTTTTTAGTATTTTAAATAAAATAAAAAAGAGGTGATGATTATGATTTATCAAGAACATGAATTAGTAAAAATTTGGACATCGAATATAAACTATTGGAGAAAGAATGGATTTACAAATATAAAATTGGGAGATGCAATAATTGTAAAAGTTATTGAATTACCAAAATGGTATACAAAAAAAATCGCAATTAGATGTGATTTTTGCGGAAAAATTTTTTATAAAAGTTTTTCACAAATAAAATTTGATGGTTATGATAATTGTTCTGATTATCCTTGTACAAAAAAACGTATAGAAAATACATGTTTGAAAAAATTTGGGAAAAAACATCATTGGCAAAATGAAGAATGTAAACAAAAGCGTCGGAAAACATGGGAAAAAAAGTACAATTCAGACCATCCAATGAAAAATAAAGATGTAAAAAATAAAATGATTCAAACAAATTTAGCAAACTATAATACTCCTTATACGTTTCAATTAGAAGATGTTGTTCAAAAGTCAATGGAAACAAGAGCTAAACATGGTTTTGCATATACATCTGTTCAAGAACAATATTATTATGAAATAATACAACAAAATTTTTCGAATGTAGCTAATGATTATCCAATATTTGGGAAATTGCTTGATATAGTTTTTCTTGATAAAAAAATTGACTTTGAATATGATGGTGGAGGACATTGTGGTTTTTCAAGAAAAGACCCTACACATAAAAATGATTCAAATAGAGACATTCATGTTATATCAAAAGGATGGAAAGTAATTCGTTTTGTTTCAAAACATGACAAATTGTTATCAGCTGATGAATTCTTGAAAATTTTGAATATTTGTTTGAAAAAATTAAAAAAAATAAATTATATTCGTTATGATATAGAAGAAAAAGTATTGGTTTCAAATAATGAAATTATCTATTTTTAAAAGGAGTAATTATATGTTTATCATAGTATCAGGCTGTAATTGTGCCGGAAAAAGTTCATTGTGCAAAAAATTCTTGAGAGATAATCATGATTTCTTTACTCAACACTTTGAAAATCCTAAAGATGAACAAGATGGAAAAAATCAGTATTATACATTTTTAGATAATTATGATGAAAATAAAGATTATATTTTAGACCGTTTTCATGAAGGTGAGTGGACATATGCACCAATGATCCGAAATTACACAGCTTCATATTTAGATGAAATTGAAGAACGTTTTTATAAGATGAATTCTATTCCTTTTTATATTTATGTTTATGCAGATTTAAAAGATATCAAAGCACGTGCTGAACATCGTGGCGAAGATTTAATAAAACCAGAACAATTTTTAATTGAACGACAGTTATTTGATAAATTTATGCATAATCAGCATTTAAGTTATTGTGGGATTAATACATCAATTTTAAATCATAAACAAGCTTATAATACTATGAAATATTCTGTTAATAAATGGAAACAAATTTGTGATTTAACAAAAGACTGGAAAGTAAAACCACGTGGAGATATTAATGCACAACGTCTTCGTGTAGTATCTAATAAAGATACTTTAATTCTTCGTCCTGATATTAAAAATGGTAATTTATGGATAACCGAAGATAAATGTGTACAGGAACAAATTAATATTATCCAACCAGACGAGGTAATTTATGATGCGTGAGTCATTAGATGTTTTTTTTATGAAAATTGCTATGATGTATGCTACTCGTTCTACATGTATTAGACGAAAAGTAGGCAGTGTCATAGTAAAAGATAAAATTCAAATTGGTGCTGGATATAATGGAGCTCCATCTGGAATTGATAATTGTATTGATGTTCCAAATAGATGTATTAGAGAAAAACTTCATGTAAAGTCTGGAGAACATGAAGAATTATGTTTAACTGGCGATAATGTTATTAAATTGCTGGATGGAACATATAAAACAATAAAAGAATTGGCAAAAGATGAAAAAGATGTTTGGGTATATTCAATTAATGAAAAAACAGGAAAGATAATTCCTGGATTAGCAACAAATATTCATTGTTCTGGATATAGAGATGATATTGTTGAAGTAATATTTGATAATGGTAAATCAATTAAATGTACAAGTGACCATTTAATTATGATGAGAGATTGTACATACAAACAAGCAAAAGATTTACAATATGGTGATAGTTGTATGCCTATTTATTATAAATTTTATTATGATAAAAAAGGTAATAAAGGACATGAATATGTTTCAAATAGTTATCGATATGGACAGAAACGGGAAATTAATAATAGTTATTTATATCAATCTAATGAAGCAACTCATCATATGGTTTATCGTTATATTCATAATTTTTACGAGCCATTTGGGAAAAATGTAAGAGATGTTCATCATATTAATGAAAATAAACAAGATAATCGTCCAGAGAATCTTGAAATGCTTACTCATGGAGAACATATTTCCAAACATGGCGGATGGAAGAAGTGGCCAAAAGAAAAATTATTGAAAATGTGTAGAAAAGGTATTGAAGCACAACGCGAAAAAGCAAAAAATGACCCTGAATTTGCAAAGAAGCGTTCTGATATAGGACGTAAAAATATGAATAAATTATGGGAAAATGAAGAATGGGCAAAAACTGCAAGAATTAGAGGACGAGAAAATTGGCGAAAAGGAAATTTAAAATCCAATAAAGACCCTAAAGCAATAAAATCACGTCAAAGGGGAAATATTCGAATTTCTTTATCTAATTTATTTTTTAAAGCAAAGCAAAATGGTGAAGAGGTTACTCCAGAAAATTATGAAGAGATGCGTAAAAAATATAAAATTGCTACTCGTTTAGGAGATAAAACTCCTTCACTTCGAAAGACCGAAACAATCTTAAAATATTATGATTCACTCGAAGAAGCTTTTGAAGATGCAAGGACAAATAATCACAAAGTTGTTCAAGTAAAGAAATTGGAGGGAAAATTTCCTGTATATGATATATCTGTTCCAAAAACAAATAATTTTGCAATCGATTTGGGTGATAATTCTTGCGTAATTGTTCACAATTGTTTCGGCGTTCATAGTGAAATCAATAGTCTTGTTTATTCAATGAATAATGGAGCGAATTTAAAAGATGCCACTATTTATGTAACTGCGAAACCATGTGTGAATTGTACAAAAGCAATTGTTACAGCTGGTATTAGTCGTATTGTATATTTTGATGAATATAGCGCTGGAATAGATAATGATATAGCTAATGAAATTTTGAAAAATACTCAAGTTGATATTTTAATTACAGAAGAACTCAAACAATTCGCGAATTATTTAAATATTTTAAGAAGGTGAAATAATGGCTAAATTATCATTAGCAGATTTATATAATAAGTTTAAAGAATTAGAAGATACATTAGGGCAAAAAGTTAATTACCTATTTAATTTATATGAAAGCAGAAGTAAATTCCCAATTACAATTGATGTATTAGAAGATTCACCAGGTTTATGGCCTGATAATGGAACGATTACATATAGCATTATTCCTCAAATGAATGTCAGTGAATGGTTTTGTACAGAAGGTGTTTTAATTCATTATGCTGCAAATAAACACTGCTATCAGACTATGATGGTATTTAATGATGTTATTGATGCAAATAAAAATGGAAAATTATATATCAGATATAGTAATTCATTAAATTCCTGGACTGAATGGCAAGAATTATGCAGTTCTACTAGTACATTTCAAAGTCTTGTATATAAAGGATATATGAGAAGAAAATCTCAAGAAGTTATTATAGATGCAAATGAAATTAAAAATTATATTGAGATTGCATTATCAATTGGTGCATATTATAGTTCAGATTTGAAAAGAGAATTAAATCGGAATTATGGTTCTATAAATTATATCGTGGAGGATTTAAATGATAGCGTAGTTCCATTTGACAACAACTTATTGAACATTAACGAAGGCGATGTTTTAATTTACGGGAATAATGAATACATCGCGATTTACGATGGTGCCGGTGGATGTTTTGGTTCAAGCTTAGTTGTAGGTAGTGTCGAACATTTTGATAATTGTTTAATGAAAGAGTTTGACATTACATTAGTAATTAAAGTTTAATCACATTCACTTACACTAACAAAGCTAATGAAAAATAAATAAAAAACTATTTACAACACCTCTTTCTTATAGTATAATCAAAATTAAGAAAGAGGTGTTGCGAAATGGATATGATTGAACAGGATAGAATTGGACAGTTAAATTTAAATGTAGGAATTGAATTACTAAAAATATCAAAAAACAAAAAATCAGCATGTATATTTTGCCATATAAAGGAACACAATAACTATAATGATTTATTTTCAGTATTATGCTATAAACATCAATTTATGGAATTAAGAGATATTAATGTAGATTTTTATGATGATAGAAATACTGATTTAAAAGAAATTTATAATCAATATGATTTCATTATTCATATTACAGGTAAACGTTTTCAAAAGAAAACAGATATACATTTTTTCGTAAAAAATGAAAAAGAAGTTATTGTTGAATATTCTGTATGTGAAACATTTACATGGGAAATGGAATTTGTTTTATCAGAATCATTCGATTGCCGTATGTATAATTATATTGATGATGCGCCTCATAAATGGCATAAAGAGATAAAGCCGGAATATAAACATCTTTTGTGAAAATTAATAACAAATAAAGCAAAATTCTGATTTAAGAATCCTATTTTATTTAATCACCTCTATAATAAAATTAGAGGTGATTTTTTATGAAACGATTAGTGAAACATTTTAGTGCTGTACAAAATAATGCTAATAGTCCATTTTCAGATGAAGATTGTTTAAAAATTTTGGAAGACAAAGGATATGGTTATGTATTAGATAAAAGTAAATATGAAAGAGTAGGTACATTTAATCGAGAAATTGGATTTTATGGATTTTATTGTTATCAAGCATTAACAAATAAAGAAAAGGAAACTATAAAATTTCCAATTATTTTTTATAATGAAATCTATACATTTAAAGAAATTAATAAAACAGGACGTTATGAAACATTTTTAATTTCATGGCCACATGATACAAAAGGACAAATGTTATCGACCAAAGAAAATGTTACTCCAGATAAATTAGTCAGAAAAGACCCATTTGTAAAAAGATATGATGTATACGGCGGGCAAGTTAAAAATAAATTTTCAGCAACTAGTGGTGATACAATTGATTCATATGCAACTATAGGTAATTTTGAAACTTTTGATGAAGCATTTAATGTCGCAATGAAAAATATATAAAAAACTATTTACAACACCTCTTTTCTGTGATATAATAAATTCAAGAAAAGAGGTGTTTTGTATGTATGAAAAACTAAATTCAAAAGTTCATGAAATTGGTGTTCGATTAATAAATTTCTTTAATACAAAAAAAGATGTAGGTATTTTTTGTATATCAAAAGATTATCAGGATAATTTTTTACCATTATGTTGTTTGCATACACAACAAGTATTAGGGAATGTATTTCTTGATGATAAACATATGTTTTTTTCTGATTCAACTGTAATTGAAGATATCATTGATAAATATGATTCAATTTTAATCATTGATTGTATTAGATTTTCTAATGATTATGATGTTGAATTAAATTTCATTGATAATAAAACCATTAAATTAACATACTATACGAAAGATACTCTTACATATGAAAATCTTAACAAATTGATTTTTAATTACACAATTTAATTAACAAATAAAGCAAGATTCTAATTTAGGAATCTTGCTTTTTTAGTGTTTAAATATAATTAATTTAAGAGGTGATTGAAATGTATTTGATTATGTTTGATTCTTATGATGTTATTAACAAGAAGTTTGTTGAGAAGTCTCAGATTTTTGGAAATGAAATCTATACTGAAAATTCAGTTAAACAAATGTTAAAGAAAATCAAAGAAATCTACAGTGAAGATCAGATTTTTGAAGAGAAAGAAAATTCTTTTAAGGTTCATGTATATTATGGAAATGACCTGTTTTTTTATGTCAATAAATTAAATGTAGTAGAGAATATTTAAGGGAATATATTATGAGAATATTTGAATTTAAAACTTTTACTGATTCATATCCTGTCTTAATCCGAACATTAATAAATGAAGGAAAATCAGTATCTCCTAGAGGCATGGATACGTTAGAAATATCGCCAGTATCTATAACCATAAAGGAACCATTGAAAAATGTCATCTTCAGTGATTCTAGAAAGCTCAATTATGGTTTTATGTTAGGTGAATTAGGATGGATTCTTCAAAAGAGTAATGATGCAAATCATATTGCTCATTATAATAAAAATTGGTTAAATTATTCTGATGATGGTGTAACATTAAATGGTGCTTATGGCCAGAGAATTTTTGATTATCATGGAATAAATCAATTCGAAGAAGCTTTTCATCAATTGCAAAAAGACCCAAATTCACGACAAGCTACCATAGTATTATTTGACCCAACAAGAGATTATCAGCCAACAAAAGATAAACCATGTACCAATTTAATTCGTTTTTCTATTAGAGAAAATAAATTAAATATGATTGTATTTATGAGAAGTAATGATATCATGTTTGGATATCCCTATGATGTTTTTAATTTTTCTACATTACAGTCAATTATGGCAAATAAATTAAATCTTAATGTCGGTATATATACTCATATAGTTGATTCTTTCCATTTATATAAAGAACAATTATCTTGGGCAAATGATATTATGCAAGAACAACAAATTGTCTATGGTTCTTTAGAAATTGAACGAAAATTCAGTTCCAATGATATTCAAACATTTTTAAATGTAGAACAAACTACTCGAAAAATGATTGGATTAATAGATGTAGAAACCATAGAGAAAATGTTATTAGATATTGACTCAGAATACTGGCGTTCAAATGCAGCTTTCTTAGCATTATATAATTATAGAAAAATGCATTATAGCCAAAAGACATTAGATAAATTTAAGAAACTTATTACAAATGAATTAGTATTTATTTTAGACAGATATGGAGAATTATAAGGGGAGTAAAAATACTCCTCTTTTTCATAAGAGGTGAAGAGATATGCCAAAAATGTTTGTCAATTTACATGTACATTCCCAATACTCGTTATTAGATTCTTGTTTAAGAATGGAAGATTTAGTAGTAAGAAATAAAGCAATTACAGAAGAATTTAATCAAAAACATAATGAAAATCATACGATACATAGTTGCATTACAGATCATGGGAATTTATATGCCACAATGTTTCATTATAATTTATGTAAAAATTATAATATTCATCAGATTATTGGAGAAGAATTTTATGTAACAGATGATGCTTTGAATAAAGACAAAGAACATTACAAAGACCATCCAAATGAACATATGATTATTTTAGCTAAAGATTACGAAGGATATAAACAAATTTCAAAATTATCTAGTTTAGGATTTACAAAAGGATTTTATTATCGTCCACGTATTGATGATAGTATGCTAGAAGAAATTGGGACAGACCATCTAATAGCTACATCTGCATGTGTTGCAGGAAGAATTCCCAGGTGCATTTTAAAAGATGATATAGAAGAAGCTAAAAAATGGATTGCCTATTATGATAAATTATTCAATCATAATTTTTATTTAGAAATCCAGCCTACTGTAATTAAACAGCAAGGAATAGTCAATGAAGTATTATTGCAATTAAGTCAAGAAATGGGAATTCCTACAGTGGCTACAACTGATGCTCATTACATTAATAAAACATTTAAAGAAGCTCATGATGTATTATTATGTATGCAGTCAAAAGATGTTATGAGCAATCCTGACAGGTGGACATATGAAGGAAATACTTATTATATCATGACTAAAGATGAAATCATAAAAGCATTTCAAGATTTTCATGGAGATTTAAATCAAAAATTAGTATTAGATGCTATTGAACGAACGGAAGATATTGCAAGTCAATGTAATGTAGAATTAAAAACCTTAAATCATTATTTGCCATCTGCAGAAATTCCTCAAGATGATGAAGCTTATAATTACTGGAAAGAACAGATTAAATCCGATAAAAAAGACAAAACCCAATATTTAGAATATGAATTTTTAAATGGATTGGTCCAAAAATGGTGTTTAACTAAAAGTGATCGAATTCGCGCATTACATGAATTAAAAACAATCGAAGAAATGGGATTTGAAACATACTTTATTTTATATCGTGAGATTATTGATTTTGTGCGAAATAAAGCAAAAATACCTTGCGGAAGTGGGAGAGGATGCTTGGTTGGAGATTGTAACGTTTTAACAAATCATGGATTCAAACAAATTAAAGACATTCAAATAGGCAATTTAGTTTTTGCTAAAAATGAAAAATTATATCCTGTTGATAATAAATATATTTATAATGTCAATGAAGATTTAGTTTCTTTATCTACAAATGATAATATTATTAAGGGAATTACAAAAGACCATAAAGTTTTAGCAATAAAGCAGAAAGATTTTGATAATGGTATAAGAATTCCCATATGGATTGAAGCAAATAAATTAGAAGAAGGAGATATTTTGTGCGAGGTGGAGTAAATGAAATGTATTAGATGTGGAAAGGAATTTCCGCAAAAAGAAAAAGGAATTCAAAAACGAAAAGATTTAGGTATACATATAGATACATGTCCTCGATGTTTTAGAGTTGTAAAATCATATATTAAGAAAAATCGTCCTCAGGAATTATGGTATTTAGGAACAAAATTAAATCCTATTCCTTGGGATTTGTATGTAAAATATAAAGATTTATTCACAATGCATAATCATGAATATGTAAAATTTAATTGTTTAGTATGTGGTAAAGAATTTATAAATCAACCACGCGGATTAAAACGTAAAACATATACAAAAGACTTAAACATCTGTCCTAACCATATTATGGAATATGTTTGCAATTTACCAGAATGGAAACAAAAAAATAGTGAAGCTCAGAAAAAAGTTCAATGTAAAGATGAAGTAAAAAATAAGATAAAAGACTCAATAGAAGTTTTAGTTAAATCAGACCCGTATTTTGCAATAAAACGTACATTTGGAAAAAGTAATACATTACGTGGTTTTTATAAAGGGATTTACTTTGCTAGTAGTTTTGAATTATCGTTTTTATATGAAAATCAAGATAAGCAAATTTCAAACTGTAATTTATATACACAATATATTCGTAAAAAAGACCAAAAATTACATTATTACTTTCCTAATTTTATTATGAATAATTATATTGTTGAAGTAAAAGGAAATAAGGGTAGTTTTGATTCTAATGAAAAAAATTGTTTTGATGATTATATAAACAAATGTAATGCTGGAAAAAAATTAGCAAAAGAACATAACATGCAATATCTTTTGTATGATGCTAATTGCATTATTGAAAAATTTGATGAGCCTGAATTATTAGAAAAAATTCCAGATGATGAATTAATTTTAACTCATTATCCAAAATTATGGGATACTGAAAATAATAAATATTATTATAAAAACAAAAAATGGGTACAAGACTTATTAGCATTATATAAACAAGATACAAATAGAGAATCAATGATGAACAATATTCAGTTTTTCTTAAAAGAGAAAAAATTGGTCAATAAATTTAATCGTATGTCAATAAGTAAATTCACCGAAGAATATTTAAAAGTTTTAGATTCTCCGTTATTTATCATATTTTATATTTTTGAACAATCAAAAAATGGACAAATTAAAGTGTGATGTTGTTTACTCCAAAGACGAACAATTACATATAGTTGATAGTAAATTTATTTACCATGTGGACGAAAATATGGTAAAATTGTATATGGATAATAATCTAAAAATTGAGGGAATTACTCAGGATCACAAAATACTAGCCATAAAAAAAGAAGACTTCGATAATGGAGTAAGAATTCCAATTTGGATAGAAGCCGGAAAATTAGAAGAAGATGACGTACTTTGTGAAATTGAGTAATTAAGAAAGGCCGACCAATAATGATTTGTGAAAGATGTAAAAAAGAAATTACTCTAAATGACAACCAAATTCAAGACAGAAAAAATTTAGGATTAAAAGAAAATTTATGTGGACGTTGTTATAGTACTGTAAAACAATTAAAAACTAAAAATTTTCCAGAAGAACTTTTTTATATAAAAGGGGATAAACAATATCCTCTTTCTTATGACATTTATTTTAAATATAAGGAATATTTTTCTGAATTTTCAAAACAATATGTTAAATATGTTTGCAAAAAATGTAACACAACAGAAATCAAACAAGTTCGGCAATTAAAAGCCAGACAACATTTTAAAGACGAATCAATTTGTAATTCTTGTATATCAGTCCGCATTAATCAATCTCGTCCAAAAAAACCGCCTAAACCAAGGAAAAGATTGCAAAAACCAAAAACAAACGAAGAGAATATTATTCGCAAAGTATTTAAAATTAAAAATTCTTTATGTGGCTTATATAAAGGTGTATTTTTTTCTAATACTACAGAATTAAATTTTTTATATGAACATATTAATACTAAAAACTGTACTTTATTTACTTCGTATCAATATAAAAATGAAACTTATTATTATCGCCCCAATATTATTATGGATAAAAAAATCATAGAAGTGTATGCGGCAAAACCATTAGATTACAATGAGCGTTGTTTTGCCGGAATGCAGCTTGCAAAACGTAATAATTTAAAATATAAAGTCATTTTCAAAGAAGATATTTATACAGATTTTAGAAGTAATGATGATATAAAAATTATTCCACAAAAAGATTTAATTATTTTTAATTATCCAGTTTCATGGAGACAAGATAAATTTTATTATAAAAATCATGATATTTTTCAAACCATATATAATAAATTTAAATGTATTTCAGATAGAGATGAAGCATTTAAAAACATCTGGTTTTATTTAAGAGAGAAAAAACGTGTCAAACAATTCCAGAATATGAATGATGATATGTTTTTTACAGAATATGATAAAATCATTCAATCCAATCAATTTATTTTATATCATATATTAAAGGAAAAATATAATGAGATTAAAGGAGAAATTATTAGCTAAATATCAATCAAATTTTATGAAACATTTAGTTCAAACATCACCCATATTCAATGATATTACTATGCCAATATATCAAAAAACTATCCAACCTTTAGAAGAATTTGAAGAACGATTAATTGAAGGGCGTATGGCGGAAATAGATTTTTATGAAAGCAATTTATGTAAAAGATTTTTTACATATAAAGGAGACAAATCTATTTATAGTATTACTAATGATAAATATACAGGCATTGATTTTAATTCTATCTATAATGTTGGAATAGATGTCAAAATTGTATCAATAAAAGAAATTTTATTTAGTGATAATTTTTTACATTATGAATGTATGATTAGACAAAAAGATATAGAAAAATATGTTCAACAAGTTTGTTTTCCATTTATATTAGCATATTGCGATTATAATTTTACTTCTCAACGAAATAGATTATTTATTGACATCAATGCTATTTTAAAAAATATGGATAAATATTCATTGGTAGATATTTTTAAAAGAAAAGATATATTTTATCGAATCAATATTGATTATAATAATCAGCCAATTAAATATTTATATACATGTCAAGAATTTGAACAGTTAATGGAAACTATTTCTATTATATATGGAGATTATGTCAATAAAGTAGGAATGACTCTATATGATAATTATTAATAAAAAACATTTTTCTATTATGGTTACATATGAAATCGGACGCGAATACATTCCTTTGAAAATAACTATTTTTTCTAATGAGAAACATTTGCATGGACGATATATTATCATAGATGAAATGTTAAGAACAGAAAAGATATTTATGAAAAATATCTTTATTAATAATAATGCTACATATAATAATTTCATTGAGAAGGCGAAACAAGATATTTTGAATATAAGAAAAAAAATCATATCAGAATATATTTTTAAATATGGTGATTAGTTTGAAAAGATTAGTAAAAAAAACTCCTTCAAATCAGTACCCGTATCATGCTTTTTATGGTTATCCTTGGCTTTGGGGCTATGGTGATTATTATGATAATGCAGGAAATTATGGCGGAGATGATTACGGAGCAACTGATAGTTCTAGTGACAGTGCTGGCGGGTCTTATCAAGGCTATGATTTAAGTATAGGCGGAGATTTTGGAGGATGCGAAGGTAAAAAAAGACTACAAAAAAGAGAAAAGTGAATAAAATGCAAAAACATTTTATTCACCGTGTCTTTTTATTATATAATTTTGTATTTTGCATAATTGTAATCTAAAAAAGGCACAATACACCTTTCCCCATAAATTAGCTTATTGTCTGATTTATGGGGTTTATTTTATTCTAATTGGATAAAACAATTCATTCTCAAAAGTGCTCAATCATTTATAACGTCGCTTTTTAGCTAATAACTTATCGAGTTCTGCGAGTTCTTCAGACGTTGCTTTTCTTGTTATGCAAGGTCTGCTTTCCGCATATTCTCTTGCTGCTTTTTCAACGTCTTTACGTCCTGCAAAACTCGGTTTTTGTTTATCAAATCCCCATGCAGTTTTCTTACCGGGATTGTTATCTACACCACCAGCATAAATTTGTCCAGCTAAAACTTGATGCATATCACCATAATATTTGTCTGTTTTGCCAAAGTCGCCATACTTTTCAAAGAACTTTTCTAATGTATCACTCATTTGTCACACTTCCTTTTTAAATAACTCCATCTTCTTTTAATTTCTGAATCCATTCGGGATTTTCTTCACAAAATTTAAACCACTGTTTCATGTACGTTTTGTAATTAGGATCGCTAGGATCATCAGGCGGAATAGTCATGGTCATTTCAGTATCTTCATATTTTATGGGTTTTTGACGATTGTTTCCCCATTTTATAAATATGTCATAAACATCATACATTTTTTGACGATCATGAATATAAAAAATTATTTTTAAAAGTCGATGCGATAACATTTTTGTTTTATCAATAACAATTCTATCTTCATTAGATTCATATGAAGAAAATTCAATATTTAAATCTGCAGTATTGTCAAATGAATGACATTCTGATTTAAGTTTTGCTTTATATGTATCTTTTAATCCACTACCGACATAATGGACATATGCGAAATGTATAAATCCCTTTACATCATTTTTTATATCTGTATAAACGTTAATTGTCATGTCTCTATTGTCAAGCATATCAAAAGTTTTTAAAACTGATTTCATCTGTTTAGTTAATTCTTTCATTGATATTTTCTCCTTTCCTTATCCTGATTATATTATAACACATTTCTTTGCCAATGTAAATAGTTTTTAATAAAAAAGGAGAATTTATTTCTCCTCTTTTTTTATATCTTTATTAATTTGTTCATATGCTTTTATTACTATTAATTTCAAATCTTCTATATCATAATAAATATTTCCATAACAATGATATTGTTTTCCCCAACCTTTCATGCCTTTATCTATCATGTTTTTTAATCCTTGCGCTATAGTAGTATCTTCATAACATTCATAACCTATCATAGAACCAGATTCTTTTCCATTTTCATCACATTTATATAATGCTGCTAAACATGCTGGATAACTATTTCCTCTACGTATAAATTCTATCATATGACATTTCGCATATAAAGGCGTTAATCCACCATTTCCTGGATGAGTAGCCATATAAAATTCTTCTAATTTGCCTGTTGGTTCCCACCATTCTAAATCATTATCATAAATTCCTTCTTCATTTTTCTTTTTTTCTTCTACTAATTTATCAGAATCTTCTTTTGTTATAAAGTACTTTTCAAATTTCTTAAATTTTTTTAAATCATCTAAAAAGTTTGCAAATTTTTTATATATATTTGCTATTATAATTCTACTCCGGATAGGAGATTTATTTTTATAGAGATTTTTTATTAAAAATTTATTCATAAAAAATCACTCCTTGTATATTGTTATTTATAAATAAAATACAGGGAGTGATACTCCTAATTTTTAATCAAAAGAGAGGAATAAATCCTCTCTTTTTAATGTACGTCACTTATACCACGTGCTATACATCTAGCAAATTCGTCTTGATAATGACTATCACTCAACAACTGTTCATCAGTTTCATTTGTTATAAATCCCATTTCAACTAATACCGCTGGACAATCAGTATTTTTTAATACATATAATCCACTGGAAACTTTAATGCCTCTATCTGTAATGGGAATATTATCAATAATTTGTTTTTGAATCGCATCTCCTAATCTTCTACCTTTTACACTACCAGCACATACCCAGGTTTCTGCTCCGCGAGCTGAGTAATTCGCTGCTGCATTGCAATGGATGCTTACAAAATAATCAGAATCCCAGTTGTTAGATTCATTGCAAATATATCCTAAACTATCACTCTGAAGTAAATATACTTCATAACCGACTGCTTCAAGATATTGTTTGACTAAAGTTCCAACTTTTAATGCCACTTCAGCTTCTTTTAATCCAGTTCTTGGAGAAACTGCACCAGGGTCTCCGCCATTATTAAAATCTGGAGAATGTCCAGGGTTAATAAAAATTTTTGGCATTTTTCTCGCCTCCTTTCTTTTAAATAAAATAGTTTTTGCATAAATAAGCTATTTTATTTTAGAAAAATAAAAGGAGTGATAAAATTGGCAAAATTAAAAAAAGTAGCTGCAAATAATTTTCCTCAATATACTCAAAAATTAGAAGAAATTGCTTATCAATTAGAAGATATTTACGATTTAGTAAAAAAAGGTGGACCTGTTTATAAAATGGGTCAAGAATGTGATGAACAACTTCAAGGTTGGTATGATAATCTTGGTTCTATGGCTGAAAATGTAGAAGAAACAGTAAGAGATGTATTATCCATTTCAAATAAATTACTTGATTATTCTGGAGATATTGAAGGAGCAAGCGAAGCTTATAATTATAAAGAAGAATAATGCATTTACCGATAAGACTAAGAACGAAACTTAGTCTTTTTTCTTATAAAAAAATAAGAGGTGATAATATGAGTACTTTTAATAACCACTATAAAGATAAAATTCCAGAATTTATTTTTATTTTTTATGATAAAAATGGATTTATTATTTATGATATGTTTTTAACTTATAGGAATGAATTTAAAAAAAATTCAAGCATTAAAGTACAAATAACATGTCAATATTGTCATAAAGAAAAATATGTAACAGTATCTTTTTTAACGCAGAGAAAACATAAAAAATTTGAACAAGTTTGTCAAGAATGTTATATCCATCAAAATAATTTAACTGGATTTTATCATGGAATTAAATTTGAAAGTAGTTATGAGTTAGCATTTTTATATTCTTGTTATCAAAACAAGTTAAATGTTAAACGTTGTGACATAAACATCTCTTATGAAAATAAAACTTTTCATCCAGACTTTATCATTAATAATACAATTTTTGAAATTAAAGGAAAAGAAAGTACAAGTTCTGATAAAAAGAAAAAAGCGGCACAAATTTTTTGTAAAAAACATAACATGGTATTTTGTTTTATTAATGAGGAAATTTTATTAAATTTAATTCCTTTTGATTTAAATAGCATTAATTTTTATCAAAATTTTCTTAATGATGTTATTTTTTTTAATGTTCCATTAACAAAACATATAAAAAAGACGAATGATTATTTAGGGTTTATTTACAAGTGCGTTGATTTGAAAAACAATAAAACACATGTTCATTATCAATGGGGAAATGTTCATAAACAATTATGTGATGATAAATATCATCATATAGAAATACTTTATTGTTTTAATTCTTTTTTTAATCTTATAAAATTTTATTATGAATATAAACACATTTTTAATGATAACTATGTTTCTCAAGATTTATATATTCCAAAAATAATTCAACTTGTTTTTTATCGGAATTTTAATAACTTTTCTGTATGTAAAACAGCTGGTCAACAACAATTTTATGATTTATTTAACGTTGTAATTTTTAATAAACAGATAAATTTATTAAATTTAAATCATGATGAACGAATAAATGTTGTAAAAAAATGTACTGAAAAAAACATTCCCCAAAAAACATTAAATTTTTTAAAAAGTAATCGTATATATAGAGAATTAGCAAATGTAAAAAGAAATAAAACAGTAACAAAAGTCTTTGATAAACAAAACAATCTTATTTGTACATATTTGTATAACGATGATTTATTTCATGATTTTGATTTAAATACATATAAATTGAAAGGATTTGAAAATTTTACTTATCTTCGATTTGAATGTAAAATACGAAAAAATGTAAAGCCAATAGATTTATTTTTAACAAATGGAGAATACATAATAGAATTTAATTGCATAAAATTACTTTATCCATTATTTGGAATTGTTTATAAAACATATAAAAAAATTGTTAATACAAACCAATCATTTAATGGTTTTTATTTGAAAAGTAAATAATGCATTTATCTAAGACTAAGAAATTAAATCTTAGTCTTTTTTTCTAAAATAAAATTAAAAGGAGGGATATCTCGTGAAATTTAGGCGAATAAAAAAGAAAGAAATTTTTCACTATAAAGGAGATATATATGATTTAGAAGTACGAGACCAACATTCTTATAATGTAGATAAACTAATCGTACATAATTCAGGTGCAGGGTCATTATTGAATTATGCATTAGATATTACTCAAGTTGATCCCATCGAATATCAGCTTTTGTTTGAAAGATTTTTAAATCCTGCCAGAACATATAAAGACGACCAGGGAGAAACTCACCTCGTAATTCCAGATATAGACAACGACTTCTCTGATAAACGGTCTGACGAAATTTATGATTTTTGTAATCAACGTTGGGGACGAGAGCACTGTTGTAATATTGCTACATTTCAAAATTTAAAGATAAAAGCAGTTATTAAGGATGTAGCTAGAGTATATGAAATTGAACCGCAAGAAGCAAATAATATTACTAAATTAATCACAAATGATATGAAAACGTTTGATGATATTTTGGTTATTCCTGAAATTAAAGAATTTTTTGATCGTTATCCAGACATTCTAAAATATAGTAAAGTATTTGCAAATTTACCTCGGTCTGTTTCTCAGCATCCTGCAGGAATTGTTGTATTACCAAATGAATTAAGTGTTACAGATATTATTCCTGTTAAATCTTCTAAACCAACTGATACAGGGAATACTTGGGATTGTTCTCAATATTGTAAAGAAGAAGTCGATTTATTAGGTGGAATAAAATACGATATATTGCGTTTAAAGAATATTGATATTATTGTCGAAGAATTAAAGATGATTAATCAATATTACAATAAAAATTATACACAAATGTCCATTCCATTAAATGATAAAAAAACATGGGATTTTATTTGTGAAGCTGCATATTTAAAAGGTATTTTTCAGATGGATGGCGCAGCAGCACAGCCTGTAATTAAAAAAATCCAGCCACAAGACATGGAATCTTTATCTGCTGTAAATGCATTTATTCGTCCTGGTACTTCAGGATTAGATGAATATGTAGAAGGAAAAAAAGACCCTGAAAAAATCAGATTAATGGGATATAAACCTTTTGATGATGTTTTAGCTCCTACAATGGGAGGTATAGTATATCAAGAACAGGTAATGTCTCTAATATCAATTCTGTTTAATATTTCTTTTGGTGAAAGTGATATTTATCGTCGTGCTTTGGAAAAACCAGATAAAAAGAAAAATAAAGATAGAGCTCAGTACTTTTATGATAATGCTGAACGAATTGGATTAGAAAATGGAATTCCAAAAGAAGCATGTCAAAAAGTAACAAAAGCGATTATTGACAATAGTGCATATCTCTTTAATAAATCACATTCCATAGACGTATACGTTTCGTATAAACATGTGGCTTCATATCGAAAGATAGGATGAAAAACCGATTAAACTGCTGGGAACGTTGAACAAAATTTAAGCTACAACATAATTTGTAAAAATAAGTGTGAATCGCAGTCGAAAGACAGAAAAAATTAAATTTTGGATATAAGCTGAAAATGCTAAGTATCATAAACAACAACCAATCAGCATCGAAATAATCAAAATAATGAATCTATTATTTTGATTAGACGTTCAGAGACTATAATATCGGCACCGTTTAGGTGATGGGATAGTCCACTTTTTAAGTGATGTTATTCGTATATATCATTTTGGTCTGCCTGGATAAAAATTAATTATCCATTAGTTTTTTTTACTCATTTATTTAATGCTGAAGCGATTAGTAATTTATCTATTTGTTTTAAAGAAGCAACTTCAGAACGGTTTAAAATTAACATTCTTCCACCTAATATTTCTAAATCTAAATTTATTGCAACAATTGAAAATATTGATACTAATTCTGTTCGTATGGGATTAAATTGTGTAAAAGGTGTTGGAGAAACTTCTGTAGATGAAATTATAAAAGCTCAAAGTGATGGACCATTTAAATCCATTCAAGATTTTTATAATAGAGTAGAAGGCGGAGGAAAAAATAAAAAGAATGTAGAAGCTTGTATTGCTATTGGGGCTTTTGAAGGAATTCCATTGGAGATTCCTAAAGAAGAAGTAAACGATGACATGCTCAAGGTTTTAGAAAGAATCAAACCATTAAAAACAAATTCATATAAACATCATAATAAATTAAGAAAAACTGAAGATGAATCAAATTATTACATATTCATGGACAGGTCTAAACAAGAAATCTGGTTTAAATATTATATTGAATCTATTGATAAAAAACCAGAAAAGAATTATGCTATAGATATTAATTACATTACTCAACAGCAAAGAGATGATTTCAATATCAAATTTGACAAAGGAAATGCTTTTGATGAAATGATTCGAGCTATTAGTAAAGATAAATATGTTCCAGAAACAGAAGAACAAATTACTGCAGCTAATTATATTAATTCTAATGCAAGTAAAATTTTATCCAATGCTGAAGAAACTCGAAAATTTTTATCTAAACGTAATGCAAAATTAAAAAATGAAAAGCTTCATTTGGATAAGTTAAAAGAAAAAATCAAATCATTAAAAGACAAATTAAAAACATATAAAACCATGCATAAGCAATTTGAATTAAAATTCAAAAAATCTCTTGAACATTATATTGTTGTAAAAGAAAGTCAATTAGGATTATTTAATCTAACACTTGAATCCAAATATATTTATCCTGTAAAAGTCAAGCCTACTGGTGTATTAATAGAACAAAAACAGGGGCAAGTTAATCATTTTACAGAAGCATTTTTTGGTCATTTTGGAGAAATTGCATATGAAGTGGAACCCTTATACAAAGCATATATTAAAGACATTAATCGGTTTGAAATTTCTTTTATTCCTCATCCAGCATTAAGTCATAGTACTAGTGGAGAAATTCCTATAGAAGAAGCTTTTGATGGGCAAAGATTATCTTATATTGGAATAGTAAATGAAATTACTAAGAAACCGACTAAAAATGGAAAAAGTTTTATGTACAATATTTGGTTCTTGACAAAATTTGGTACAATAAAAATCTATGCTTGGAAAAATATGTATGCTGATAACGAAGGTCATAGAAATGGAAAATATTTATCATTGTTTGAAGAAGGAAGCCTTTTAAAGATTATTGGTACTAAATCATTTGGTGGAATTTCTGCTAAAGATTTAGAAATAGAACCATTTGATGAAAAAAATTTTGAGGGGGAAGATGAATGAAAAAAGTAAAGGACAACTTAAATATCTTAATAGGAATATAGTGTTTCTTAATCCCTATTTTTATCATTACTCTGCTATTAAATATTGGAGAGAAAAAAGTACATTCTCAAAAATTTTCTACAGATGAAATTATTTTAGAAAAAGCAGAAACATATGATGATATTCAAGTTACAATCTTAAGAGATTGTAATAAGGGAAAAGAATATCTAATCGTCCAAGATAAAAATGGAATAGCAATTACATTAAGGTAAAAAATAGACCGAGAATATTCTCGGTCTATTTTAACATGACTTTATTTTGTTTTAATGATTCTTGTACATTTATAATTCTTTGATTTAATGACCCACGAAATTGTAACGTCAAATCTCTTAAATCTTCTATATAAGGACCATCAATCAAATAATCAATGTATTGCAATAATTTCTTTTTATTAGTATCTTGTATTAAATCTTCATATATATATCCTGAGTAAGACCAAACATTATATTCAGGAGTTATTAATTTTAGTAATGGTAACAATTCATCAACTTGCTCAAAAGGTTCTCCACCTGACAAAGTAATTCCGTCTAATAATTCATTTTGTTTCATTTTATATAAAATTTCTTCCGGAGATATAAAGTCACCTTTATCATAACTCCAAGTAGATGGATTATGGCATCCTTTACAATGGTGAGGGCATCCTTGACAAAATAATACAAAACGAATTCCCTCACCATCAACAGTTGATTCTTCTTCTATACCAGCAAATCTAATCACATTCACACATCTCTTTCACCATAGATTCAAAAATTTTTCCAAAAATACTCGAGGCGATTACAGTACAAAATAAATTATCTTTTAAATCCCAACAATCAACCTCATTATATTTTTTAATAATAAATTGTTGTTCATTTAATTCCAGTTGAATACCTGGGAAATATCTAATCACCTTCTTCATAAAAATCACCACCTTTTAAATAAAAAATATCTTTTTAAAATAAAAAGGCAGTAATTGTTAAAAAAATTAAGGTAATAAATTACAGATTATAATTATAGATAATGCGCGTAGATTTATCATCTAATATGTATTGAACTCTATCTAAAGCATAATTCTCTACAGTTTCTGTAAAATATAAAGGACGGTGTTTTTCTTCTTCACTTAAATCTCCTAATATATTATTCATGTTTGCTAATATGTTTGCATATTCATTTGTTCCGTAACTGTCGCTATTAAAATTACGATTTGTGAATTCGTCACTTAATAATAAAGCAATTTTTTTCTGAATATCATTAAATCCATGTTTTTCAAATATGCTATCATATATATTAGATGGTTTTCCGCATTCTACACATGCAACTTTATACAAAGAATTAATAAAGTTTTCTTCGGTGCTTACATCATCTAACTTTAAAAATGGCCTAGGAACTAAATCTAATTTAGTTGTAATGATATAACTACTAGAACTTGAATTCGTCACAAAATCATTTCTAATCTTCATGTTCATCACCCTCCTATAAAAAAATACAAGCTCGTAAGCAATGCTTTTTGTATTCTGAAAAACATTGTCCTTTATATGAAAAAATATCATATTGTCCTTTTCGTTCATTAAATGCAAAAAATGTAAAAATAGTAGTATTCAATGTATTATGTTGAATTAAATGCATGTTATGAAAAATCTCAACATGAATAGGAAATAATCTTGATCCTAGGTTTTGTAAAAACACATCTATCATCCTTTTTCAGATAAGAACAAAACTTATTTTTTATTTTATTTTTAGAAGAAAAATTTAATTTATTATTTTTGCAAAAATACTAAATATGAAATGAGGTGAAACATATGAACCGTCCACCAAAAGGAGACGAATATCGTCGTGATAGTTATGCGTTATTAATGTTCCAACCTTCTGCGAACAACACGCCTGATATGACGATTAATATAAAACAAGGTTCGTTTTGGATAAACAACTCTCAATTTATAGAATATGCTGGAGGAAAAAGCCCAGTTATCACCGCTCCTACTTCAGGCGCAAAATGGGTATTAGTAGCATTAAATAAAGCAGGAAAGATTGTATTATTAAATGGCGTTCCATCCAATAATAATCCTTCAGTACCAAATATTGGACAGAATATACTTCCAATTGCTTTTGTGTATATTAAATCTTCCACAAAAGTAATTACAAATGATATGATTTATGATGCACGTCCAGTATATGCTGCTGGAGGATATCCATTAAATCATAACGAACTTCAAAATAGAAATAAAGAAAACAGTCACACAATTGAAGCAATCACAGATTTACAGTCAATCTTAGATGATAAATTATCATTAGATGAAGCTAAAACATTAATTGCTACAAAAGCAAATTCCATTGGAACGGATTCTGCTTCATTTACATTAAATGCTGAAGATACTGGAACTCCAGTAGAACACTGCGGCATTTACGTTAATCGTGGCTCAATGCCTAGAGTAGGAATAAAGTATAATGAAGATTTAGATAAATGGGTATATTCAAATGACGGTAGCAATTGGAATTCTTTTGATAATGATGCTCGAACTAATATTGCTACGGCCACTTCGCTTGGCAATGTTATGTTAAGTGAGGAACCCACTGACCCAAATTCGCCAGTAGCTGTTTCAATTACAGACCCATTATATTTATCCATTAATGAAAAAGTAAGCAAAACAGAATTATCTAATAAGTATGTTACAAATGAAAGTCTAAAAAACCAATTAGACTTAAAACTAGATGTAGAATCTGCTTATTCCAAAGATGATATTAACGCAATATTTGTAACCAAGTCAGAATTAGATAATCGCATCCTTGATACATATACTCGGTCTCAAATTGATTCCTTCTTATCAGTAAAAGCCAATGCTTCTCAAACTTATACGAAAGACGAAGTTAATACATTATTAAATGATTATTATACGAAAACTGATGTAGATGATAAATTCAATCAAGTAGATTGGGATGCTATCTCTAATCTTCATTTTGATGATTACTATAAAAAAGTAGAAGTAGATACATTATTACAAAACGTAGTTACTAATACTTATACCAGAAATTATATTGACTCAGAATTATCCAAAAAAGCAGATTATACACAAATCCATTCTGAATTAGATTTAAAAGCTGATAAATTAGATACTTATACTAAGTCTGAAGTAGATAATAAATTTGATAATGCATTAACTAATTCAAAAGATTTATTCTATCAAAAACAACAAGTAAATGATTTACTTGACCAAAGAGCGTTAGTTAATCATAATCATTCTTCTGCTGAAATTATTGAAGACAGTGTACATAGATTTGTTAGTGAATCTCAAATTAATGCTTGGAATGCAAAACAAGATGCTCTCGGATATACTCCTGAAAATTCCGCAAATCGTGGTGTAGCTAATGGATATGTTCCACTTGATAATAATGGAAAGATTCCTGAACAATTCTTACCAGATAGCGTATTAGAAGATAAAGAAATCACTACTATAGCTACATATGAAGACTTACTTGCCATTCCCTTTATGAATCTAAAGGACGGTCAAGAATATTTTGTTCAGGATGCTTCTGGTGATTCTCGTGTACGGTCTGGTTCTGCTACTTACGTTTACAATAATAATGGATTCCAATTAGAATCTTCTACTAATCATACAACTACTTTAAACTGGGATGACATTACTAATAAACCAGATTTAAATAATTATATCCAAAAAGATTTAGTATATCTAAAAACTGAAACATACAATCAAACTGAAATTAACAACTTACTCGCTAATAAAACAGATTCTGTAGACGTTTATACAAAATCTGATATCTATAATAAAACCGAAACAAATAACTTATTAGCAAACAAAGCAGATACAGTAGATGTTTATGATAAAACAACTGTAGACAGCTTAATTGAAAATGCAGGACATAAATTACAAGAATTTACAGACCCAACAGGAAATTGTAAATATTATGCGTATAAAGAAGATGCTCTAGTATTTTCAAAAACCGCTGGAACTGTAAGAATTGTAAAGAATGGTTTTATTCATTCATTAACATTTCATTTTGATGCTGCAGATGTAGATTCTAGTTCAAGAGTAAAAATTGATTACGATGATACCAATTTACCAGCAGATTTCTTAAGTTATAATCTTGCTGATGTAAGCTTTATTCAAGTAATGGGTTCTCAAGGAGCTACTAAAGTATCTAATAATGTATTCTATACTGACATGTCCAATCCCCATTACTGTGAATTAGCTGCACCATTTGGCAATCAGGGTCCTATTGTTGTAAAAATTGTTTATTGAGGAGGTGTAACATATGAAATTATTTAATGGTAAAATTCAAGTATTATCAGTAACACAAAATTCTCCTCAATCATTTAATATTAAGATTACATTCTTTGATGGATATCTTCATTATACTATGAGTGATATTGCTGTAAATGATGTAGTGTTTATTAATAGTAATGATATTTATGGAAATGAAGAAATAGCTCCTTATGTGGTGTCTAATACCTCTCTACTTGGTGATGATATAATTACCATTACTGCAGACCATGACCTGTCCCCATTACAAGGAGAGGGCATTATATGCCGGAAAGAATTAGTATCTTTCTTACCAACTGTATTAGATGGATTATCTCAACAATTAATTGATTATTCTAGAAATATAGACTTACATGAATATGCTAAATCTATAGAAGAAAAAATAAAAAATCTAATTGAAGATACTTCAAGTCACATTAAATGGCACCACAAACCCGGCTTAACGTATCTTAGTGATTGCGATATTACTTTGTCTAATATTGATAATCTATATGAAATTACAGTACCAGAAAAAGGATTAGTAAAAACAATCTGCTTTAATCTTACTAATCTAGGAGAAGTACAACAAACTGAAGATATTGATTACTATACAATTAAAGTGGATTTTGATAAAAATCAAGTATTTACTCCTCAAGAAACTTATCCTGGAGAATCTATAGGAATACTTCCTATTATTATGTTATTATCTCAAGGAGAACACTTAGAAGAAGTAGATACTGTATATCCTAAAATGATAGATTATCATACTTTATCATTTGACTTCTCAGCTTCAATTTATTCTCCTGACAAATCTTTAATCTGTAAAATGACTTTCTAATACAAAAAGAGACTAGCTTTTTATCAGTTAGTCTCTTTTCTATTATGTTCAGCAATTCCATTCCAGTCTGCTGCATTCGTAAACGAAGTGCAGACATCCTTTCATTCCATTGCTTCACTTTTCACATCCTTCAATTCCTCTTCAGTATGCTGTGTCCGTTACAAGTAACGAAACACAGACATCCTTCAGTGGAATTTCAGTCTGTTCAAAGAATTAGAACGAAAAACAAATGAATTATTTTTTATGACATTCAGGGAACGCTCTATAGCTTGCTAAATTTCTTAAGACTACTAAATCTACTTTAAAACTAAAGGAACTAAGTTTTCTTAGTTCTCTACTTAAACTAAGTTCTCTACAGAAAACTAGTTATCTACTTAAAGTAAGTTTACTGTAGCCAAGCGCCTTAATGTTTTTCCTTTCATCATCCAGACTAATAAGACTGACTGTTTAAATTTTATTTCTAGCTCTCCAACGTCACCTTCATCGTTCCTTATCCGTAAAGGACTGACAATGATTTTTTAATGTAAATGACAAAGGAAAAAGTCCTAAAAATGAAAGTTTAAGAAAATTAAGAATCTTACTATTAAAAATATTCTAATAACTTTGATTTACAATCCATTTTTAATGACAAAAAAGTGTCTTGACTCAGAAAGCACATACATCTTACATAAAAAAATGTTATGATACCTTTACCAATAAGGTTCCATGACAGATATTGTGTGTATGTTCTTATTTGATTGCTTTTTATAAGCCGCAATTTTTATGCATTATACGTTCTATAATTCCAGGAATATGATTTGCTTCTTTTTTATGTATTATGCCTTAGAATTCATTGCCAATAACATTTGAAAAGCTTTTTTCTTATTTCATTACATGTGTTTTACAAACAAATATCTATTTAGTCATTTAAAACATGCTTTCATGAAAGAACACACCTATCATACATCATTTACACATCATCAATCCTTATCCGTAAAGGCATAATGATAGTCATGATGTGTACATTCCTTATGATTGCTGAGTCAAGACGATTTTTCGGATAAAATATTGAATAGTTTAATGTAATTATAAAGAATATTTTGAATTTTCATTTAAAAGAATATTCTAAAATTTATTTTTTAAGGTTTTTTCCTCGGTTTCATACATCAAAAACATATCATCGTTCCTTTGTTGGTAAGGATTGATGTTGGTCAGTACGCACCATCAGCAACAAAATTTAAACAGTCAGTCTTATTAATCTGGATAATGAAAAGGAAAATGGAAGGCGTTTTGCCTCAGTGAACTAAGAGAATTTATTTTAAGTAGAAAATTTATTTTAAGTAGAGAACTTAATTCCTTTAGTTTTACTAAGGGTTTTAAGAACTAGATTAACTTTAGTAGTCTTAAGAAAATTAGTAAGCTATAGAACGCTCTCTGAATGTCATAAAAAATAATTCATTTGTTCTATTGTTTCAAATGTTTGAACAGTCTGGAATGGAACGGAAGCACTTACGCTTCAGCGGAATGCTGTAGTGGAATGGAGGACTGTGAAAAGGTGAGGTAGTGGAATGAAGGAACGTAGGCACATCAGCTTTAGCTGTGCGGCTACTTCCTGAATGGAACTGCCGAGCACAGTTTAAAGGAAAACCTTTTTAGTTCAATTTTCTATAATTAACTAGGAGGAATGATATCATGACTGATTGTATTATTTTAGGATTAGATATATCCACCAAATCTACAGGATGGAGTATTGTACAATATCAGAATCAGAATCAAAACTTGATAGCCTATGGAACAATTACTAGAAAGAAAATGACAATAGGAGAGATGTTAGTTTTTTTTGAACAAGAATTAGAACAGATTATTTCTTTATACAAACCGACTGAAATTTCAGCTGAAGCTCCATTTGTAGGTAGTAATAGACAAACAATACAAAGATTGAGTATGTTTCATGGTGTAATGATATTACTAGCTGAAAAGCATCATTTAAAGATTACTTACTATAGTGTTATGACTTTAAAGAGTAAAGTATTAGGTGGAATTAAAGCTAAAAAGCCAAATGGTACTAAGAAAACTGGAGATGAAATGAAAAAAGAAGTATCTGATAAGATACATGAATTATTCCAAATTCAAGATAGAATAGAAAATAACGATATAACAGATTCCATATCTGCCTGTGTTACATATATATTAATGGATGGAAAACCTATAGAAAAGAGGAAAAAGAAATGAAGGTAGTATGTTTTTCAGATTTACATATTGGACAAAAGAATTACTGTAAAGTAGACCCTGTTACAGGTTTATATCAGAGAGAAAAAAATGCTATAAATATACTAAATCAGATAGTGGACACATGTATTAATGAACAAGTTGATGTATGTATATTTGCTGGTGATATGTTTAAGAATAATCTTCCTAATCCAACTTTAATTGATAAAGTCAATGAAGCTTTTATTCGATTATCACAACATAATGTTTATACTTTAGTATTAGATGGGAATCATGATGTTAGTAAACAAGATAGTTTTTGTTCGGGATTACATCAGTTTGAATCGCTACAAGTATCTAATATTATTCAGACAAGATTTTTTAAAGTGGTATTGAAGACATTTCAAGGAATTACTTATCAGTTTGTATTCTTACCTACTCATCATAAAAAAGAAGATATTATTAATTGCATGCAGCATATTTCTAAAGATTATCCAACTATAGTAATAGGACATTTAACGATTAAGAATGCATTCTTAAATGACTGGAATATCATATCAGATGATGATTGTATTGATTTGGATGTTTTTAATCAAAAACAAATTCTTGTCGTAGTATTAGGACATTTACATAAATATCAAGTGTTATCTGAACAACCAAAAGTATTTTATTGTGGAAGTTGTGACCGGATAGACTTTTCTGAAGAAAAACAAGATAAAGGATATATTTATATGGAAATCTCTGATAAAATAGATGTATTTGAATATCGAAAATTAAATGTTCAGAAATTTATTACTGTAAAAGTAGATTGTAGTAATGAATCAGAATCAAATGAAGTTAGAGATATGATTATTAGTAAATTACCAAAACGTGGCTTAAAGGATGCTATTCTTAGAATCAAAGTAAAGCTAAGTAATAAAATGAAGATAGATGAAAAGGATATTATTCAGTATGCTTATGATAAAAAAGTCCAGTATCTATTAAAGATTCAATATGATATTCCTAATGTACAAAATGATATTGTGATTAATAATTTCTTACCAATACAAGATGTAGTAAAGCAGTATTTTAAAGGAAAGCCTAGAGAAAAGGAATGTAGTGAGATAGCTTATAATATCATTAAGGAGGTGGAAGAATGTTAATGCAGCCAATATCAATTAACTTATTTATCTATTATGGTATTATTGTTTCTGACGGAGAATTACAAACCATTATGAAACGTCATGATAGCAAAGATATGTATTTATTTATTTACAGTAATAAATTAGATTATAAATGTATGGGAAATAGTAAGCGTGGAAGCAGATTTGTTATTGGCAAAGAAATTTATGCTAAATATGCTTTCGATTATATGAATCTAAATACTAGTGAGGGTTTGAAATTCTGTGATGAAAATAATGTACCTTTCGAAATGAAATTATCCTCAGAACAAGAATTTGAAGTAAAACAAAAATTGCATGCATTAGGATTTTTTAATATTGCAGACTATTACCTGGTATTCAATTTTGACAAGAATAAAGATTAGGAGATTAAGATATGTTACCTAAATACTTAAAGATACATGGCTATCGGTCTTATATAGATGAAGTTATTCATTTTGATCAGTTTGGAAAACTATTTTGTATAGTAGGCGAAAATGGTGCAGGAAAGAGTTCAATTATTGATATGATTACTACTGCATTGTATAATAAAAGTCCTAGTTTAGAAGGAACAAATACGACATTAGATGATTTAATAAATAGTTCATGTGATTACTTTGAATTAGAATTTTGTTTTGAAATGTCTGGTCATGAGTATTTGATTAAGACAAAGAAAAAGAGAGAAAAGTCTAGAGAATTAGAATTCTTTATTGATAAAATTTCTCAAACAGAAAAAGTAGTAGAGACTCAGAAAAAAATATTAGATACTATTAAACTTGATTATGATGTTTTTTTAGATACAATTTGTATTGGACAAGGTAATAGTGCTCATTTTATGAATAAAACTCCGAATGAACGAAAAGAAACGTTAGCACAGATTTTAGACTTAAAACGATATGAGCAATATGAAAAATTAGCTAAAGAAAAACGAAAAAATATTAATGTATTAATAGAAAAATTAAATGATGAAATTAGTTTTATCACATCACGCCTTCCAGATGTGATTTCTTTAGAAGATGAAATAAATTACCTTAATAAACAAAACAACACTCTTAGAAGTGATCTAGATGATTGTCAAAAGGAATATGATGAATTAGTAAAACAAAAACAAGAATATGATGCTATTAAAGAAAAGAATACATTAATCTTAAGTCATAGAAGTCAGTTTGAACGTAATCTTAGAAATATTAATCAAAATAAAGTATCTATAGAAAATCTGTTAGCAAATATTATTATTGAAGATATTGATTATGAATATAAATTATCTGAATTAGATAAAGAAATTGAAGATTGTAGAGAACAAATCTTTTCTATAAAAAATGACATGACACAATTAAATACTGAGAATGATTTTTATAAGAATGAATTAAACAAGATTAAAATCAAATATGACCGGCTAGATAAATATAATGAAAGTACTTGTGAATTTTGTGGAAATGCTATTACATTAGAACATAAAGCATATCATTTAAATGAATTAAAAAATCAATATGATGATATCATGAAAAAGATTGATATAAATAACGAAAAACTGAATCAATTGAAATCTCAAGGTCAAGTTATTTCAAGAACAGGTAAAGAAAAATCTCAGGAACGAGATGATATTAAAAAACAGTATCGAATAAATGAAGATAATAAAAAACAAATGCAAACATTAAAACAACAATTATTAACATATAATGAACAATATGAAATTATTCAAAAACAATACGAAGAAAATTTGCATATTGTAATTACCCCATTAGAAGATAAAAAATTTAATATTAGCGATTTAAAATATAAATGTGATAATTATCAAAGGAAGATTGCTTCCAATGATAATATTATATCTGTAAAACAATTTGAGATTAATAAAGCAAAACAAGAACAAGAAAAATTAGATGATTTGAAAAAACAGTTAAATGCACAAGAGATTTTATACAATGATTATAGTGAAGTAGTAACTGCATTTGGAAAAAACGGAATCCAAAAAAGTATAATTAAGAATGATTTACCATTATTAGAGAAAAATATCAATGATGTATTGTCTATTATTAGTGATAATGGTATGTCAATAGAATTTATTACAAATAAGCAAAATAAAAAAACTGTCATGGAAACATTTGATATTATTGTAAATGATGGAAATGCTTCGAGAAGCTACGACACGTATTCGGGTGGGGAACGGTTTAGATTAGACTTTGCTTGTCATATTGGTTTAGCAAGATTTTTAACAAATCGTGTTGGAGCGAATATTGAATTTTTCGTTATAGACGAAGGATTAGGTTCTCAAGATAGTTTTGCTCGTCAGAAGTTTATTGAAATGCTACATAGAATTAGTAGTATTTTCAAACAAGTAATGTGCATTACTCATATTTCTGAATTGCAAGATTCTTTTAATTCTAAGATATTAATCGAAAAAGATAATTTAGAAGGTTCGAAAGTAGTGATGTTATGAGAATTAGTTCTATTATTACATATACTCTTTGTCTTACAGAACTTATTTTTGCCGTTGCTATGTGTTTTTGAGTTGATTGCAAAAATTGTTTTACTGGAGTATTGTTTTGCTTATTCATAATATTTTTCTGTAATGAATGAAAGGGGAAAAGAAATGGAGATTCAAGAACGTCCTAATTTCAAACAATATTATGATGATTTAGGAAAAAAGCCAGATATTGAAAAAACAGATAATTCATTTAAAGACATTGAGGATATTTGCATAGATATCCTACAGTCTTTACCACATTTGGATTATGGTGCATATGAATTAGAAATGTCTGAAATGGTTATTCATACATATGAAAATCCCACTACATTTCAGTTATTAGAGGCATTAGACCAAGTACAGCAATATAAAAATAGATTAAGCGAAATTATGAATGATATTGAACAAGAATATTCTGTTCGGAAAACGACATTAGAATTATTAGAAGGAGCTAATAATGTAGCTAGTATTCAAAAATCTGCAGATAAACGTAATGGAGAAGCAATGATGCGTTATCCGACTTTATATCTGAAAAAAACTGCTATTGAAAGTTTAAGAACACTTGCTATGAGTACGATGAATAATCTTAAAGCTATAGGTGATGTGGTTTCCAGACAAGCTTCTATAATTGGTTTTCAGATTTCTCTTGGTGAATATAAAAAGAAAAATTCTTTGGATATTGCTATGGCTAGAGAGGATTCTGAATATGATTATAAATCAGGTGTTTCCAGCGTTGACTGGGGAGAAACATTGAAAGGATGAGAGTTATGATTCGTTGTGATTTTGTAGAAGATTCAAAAGGCAAAAAAGTTACTATTGCAAAATTTGTAGAGGAAGGATCTGATATTCGTTCAATTTGGGAAAAATGTTTGATTCATCATGCTTTTAATTTGATTGATAACTGCAAATTTATTTTGATGGATAGTAAAATTTATGACTTAGTTTATGAAGTACTTGAAGACCGGAAACTTGTAGGTATTGCAAAACTTCATGATGGTGATGAATATGACCGGCAAACGGGAATTAAATTAGCAAGACAAGATTTAAAAGATAGATACGAAAAAGCAGAATTGCAATTAGAAAAGCGTTTGTATCAAGAAATTGAAAAACAACTAAAACAGATTAAAGCTAGTTCAAAACATCTTTAATAGCAAAAGACCACTTAAAGTGGTCTTTTTTAGTATAATTCATATATTACTTTTTATTTAAAAAATAAAAAGGTGATACAATTGAATTGTATAAAAAAACGGTTAAGAAGAAAATTGATTATTGCTTCGTTGCAAGAAGATTTAAAAAAGTTTAATCAATTTAAAAAATACTTTATGACTGAAGACGAAGATAAACAAAATTTTTATAAAGAAGAAACATATGATGAATTTTATGTTTATCAAGACCCATCTTTAGGAACAGAAAATCCTATTTTTGGAATGTGTCAATGTGTTTGCATGAGAAGAAAAGGCTATGATGACCCAATTTCATTAGCTGGCGTGTATCGTGTAGACGATAATGGCGAGATTATAGGGACATTAATTGGTTACGATAAAATGGAAGGACCATTATCTGAACTAAGAGATAAAATTAAAAACAATGGAATAAAAGGTTATGGAAAATTATTTTTTGTTGGAGATAAATTTTATAAAAATTTTAATGAAATAAAAGATTATGCCGAACAACAAATAAAAAATAAGAACGAAAATTTAATACAACAATAAAAAACTATTTACAACCGCCTCTATTTATGGTATAATTAAATCATGAATGGAGGTGGTTGTATTATGAATAAGCAATATATGATTAAAGGTTTAGACAGATATTTGAATTTTATAAAATTAATTATGAATAAAAACATTAAGGTTGCAATGTATTCAAATATAGATTGTTATAGTATTCTTCGTTACTACGATACATATATTTTTGGTATGTTAAAACCAACTGTTAAGGTAAAATTTTCCGGATTAATGAAATTTGATGAAATGTGTGACTATAACATTGAGTTAAATCATTATGAATCAAATGATAATAAAGTTGAATTTGATTCAAGTGAAATTTTTACGAAAAAAATTGTAAGATTTAATTTTCATTGTTCTAAAAATTTGCTTGATAATATAACAATTAACATTATTCAACCATTTGGTAAACAATTCAAACAGTCTATTAAAGAATGGAAAAAAACACATAAAGATGAATCTGGTTATATGCTTCAGCCACCAGAAAAATCAGACCCGAACTATAAAGAATTAATGAAACGTTATTGGTATGAATATAATCAAAGAAATTAAATAATAAATGCATCATTTCTATTTGCAAAAAAAGATGTTAATTTAGTCTTTTTTTTGATAAAATAGTAAATAAAATAGTAAAAGGAAAGGAATGATGCATTTTGTCTTATTTAGAAGAAATACAAAAACTTCAACAAGAAAACAATAATCTTACAAAACAACAAAAAGATGTTATTAAAAAATTGTCTAATAAATCGCAACTATATATGAAAGATGTAATAGAAAAATTACCAAATCCTACATGTTGTGGTCAAATTTCATCAATGTTGTATTATATTTCACCAGCCAGCAATTCCAACGTAGATTTCTGCATGGTAGATTTTGATAAGTTTGAAGTCTGTTATTATAAAAAGCCATTAGAACGTTTAATTCATCAAGAAATTTCCAGATGCGATATGCATATTAGTGATTGTGAAAATGAGATAGCTAAAATTGAATCTTCTGGAATTTATGAAGGAAGAAAACAATATTTTTTGAAAAATTTAAAATCATTTCATGTTTGTTATTTAAATGAAGAGGATTTCATTAAAGAACAGTATGCAATGAATAAAAAAGTAAGTATGTATAAAGCTCAGATTAATAAATTAAATCAGAGGAAAAAGGCATTAACTTATGGAAAAGACCATTATATTTTTTATCTCGATCAATTGTATCAAAATATAAAAAATAAATTTGGCCAAAATTTTTCTTATATAAAAGAAAGTATTCCATATAACGATATTCATAGTAATGCTATTATTAATGATATCATTAAGTATTATAATGTGTTTGGATTAAATAACCAGAAAGAAATTGAATGTGACCGATTTATATTTTTATGATATTTAAATAGGAGAATTTTTATGCATTTTAATTCTTTGTATTCTAATATGTTTGAATCACAAGTTAGTTATTATCTTCCTGATTTTTTACAAAAAGATATAAATTTGAATAATTATTTTGATAATGAATCAAATTATTTTTATGACCCTTATTCTTATTATGGAAATGATGAAAAATATATTTTAATAAAAAATCAAATTTTGAAAAATGAATATCGTGTGAATATAGATTCATATCCCACAAATTTTGTGTATTATAATTTTATGTGTGAAAATTTAAAAGGAACAAAAAAGACCATTGAACGAAATGTAATAAATGATTTAAAGAGATATACATACACAAAAAAATATAATGGTTTTATTATTTCATTAATTTTTAGAATAGATAATTCCAATTATACTAAAGGTGTATCAATGCTTGTAAGTCGCGATTATGATGTATACATGAAAATTGGACATATTGAATTGGAAGATTTTAAGATTATTTTAGATAAAATTAATTTTGATGAATTTGAATTAGATGATGTTTATACGCATGAAATTCTCGATTTATTTGATTTTGTCAATCAAAATGAAGAACAATATTTGAAAAGCGATAAACAATTTTTTAATTATAAACCAATAGCAAAATTAAATGATATAGATATTTATTGGAAATTTAATTATAAAAATATTGTTTTGTATTTAGATAATAATGATTTTTTCTTTGCAAAGGGAACTGACAAATATATTCCTGAAACATTAAAGGAATATTGTTTATTGTGTCATGAAGGGCAAAAACAGATTAAACAGAAAGATGAAGATATTGAATTAGACATAAAATTTGAAACGAGTGAATATCGTGAAGTTAAATATGCATATACAAATTTAATTCAATTTGATTATCAAAATGAATGGATTACAATTCCTACTTCATTGCCTCATCAATATGATAAAGAATACGAACAAATTCATGATGAATTAGAGAAAAGAAAACGGTTATATGATAAATTAATGGGTGATAATGATGATTAAAGAAATAGAACCGGAATTAGATGAAAATGGAATAATAAAACCGAAACAAAAAGCTTGTGCTACATGTAGAAAAAGACAAATATGCGAAGATTTTTTAAAAATAGTAGAAAAAGATGATAATGAATATGCAGGATTGGTATTAGCTTTATATCATATTTGCGATGATTATGAATCAATGTTTATTCAATATCCAATAATAGTAGAGAGTATTACAACAGATAATGCTTTTGATTATTATAATGAACAAAAGAATGTAGGTAGATATGTGATAATCAAATTAAATTTAGAAAATTATGATGAAGAAGTTCATTTGGGATTGTTCTTGGGTGAACTTCCTACTTCTGTTATAAGTTTATTTGATAAGCATGATAAATCTATACGAAATAAATTCCAAAGAACGCCAGCAATATATATCTTTAAATTTAAAAAGATGTTTTATGGTTCCTATCAACGATGGAAATTTATTGAAAATGAGTCTGAATTTGATTTAATTTCCAATGAAGATCCGATTGCTTATATTGAATTAGCGAAAACAGAAATCGAAAAAAATAATAAATAAAAAGCGAAAGTTACTTCTATTATTTAATAGAGGTAACTTTTTTTATAAAAGAAAGGAAAAAAGTAAATGAAAACATAAAATTTTAGCAAAAAAGCAATGAAAAGCAAATTTATTAGCAATATAGCAAAGGAGAAGAATAGCATGGATATTTCAAAAGTAAATGATGAATTTCAGAAGTTATTTCAAAGTCAAAAGACCAATAATGGTCCCAGTGTATTTTGTGGTCTTCCTGATGGAAAAAGTCGTTGGCGTTTTGTTTCCGCTGGTTATCCTGAACGTCAGCATTATGTAAGAGATTTTGATGATGACCAGAATCATTTTGTTCCTTGTCCAGGAAAACGTTCCTGCCCGATTTGTCAAGCCGGTTTAAAAGCAGGATTTAAATATCGTTTCGTAGGTATTAATAAAACAAAACATCCTGAAGGAGATTTTGATTCTGTTGAGGATGTAGCTGTAAAGTTTGTAGCAATTCCTGTTGGCGTATCTGATACGATTTTTTCAGTAGTAAGCGATGGCAATTCTGTTATTGACCAAGACTTTATTATTGAAAAAACTGGTAAAGGTATTAATACAAAATATACCGTTTATCCCAGTACGAAAAATGCTCCACTTTCTGCTATTGAATTAAAAGCAATTGAGGAATTTCCGGAACCTGAAACTCTTTTAAGAAAGCCTCCTACGTTTGAAGAACTTTCTATGAAGAGTTATGAGGACCCAAAAGATAAAAAATTGGTTTATCATGGTCGTAATAGTAAGTGGAAAAATCAAGCTTCTATGACTTCCAATCTCGCTCCGGCAATGCCTCAAAATAATTTTACAGGCAGTGAAAACAAGATGAGCGATACGAGTTGGGACGATTTTAATTAATAGATTAAAAGGGAAGATAGATTCATTCTATCTTCTCTTTTATTTTGCATTTATTAAAAAAATAAGTTTTATTTTTTCTCCATTTTTTAAAATAAAATTAGAGGTGATAGAAAATGTCTCAGTTTGATAAGATTTTTAAGTCAATGTGTAAAGATATATTAGAAAATGGTTATTATAATGAGAGTGATGATACACGAGCTCATTGGAGTGATGGAACACCGGCACATACAATTAAAAAATCATGTGTAGTAAATCGCTATGATTTATCTAAAGAACCTCCAATTATGACTTTGCGTCCAGTACCAATAAAGTCATGTATTCAAGAACTTCTTTGGATATGGCAAAAAAAATCTAATAAAATAGCAGATTTAAAGTCACATATCTGGGATGCTTGGGAAATGGAAAATGGAACAATAGGAAAAGCATATGGTTATCAGTTAAGTAAATTAAATGTCTATAAAGATGTCACTAAAGAAGGATTGAATCAAGCTTTTGGAAATATTCCTTTAGATAGGGGAATTGGAGACCATGATTATGCATATATAAATGGAAATTATGTAGCTTATCATAGAAAAGATAATAATTATTGGGAAATGGACCAAGTTAATAAAGTTATTTATGACTTGAGAGTAAATCCCAATAGCAGAAGAATTTTGACATCTATGTATAATTTTGATGAATTGTATGAAATGGCACTTTATCCTTGTGCTTATTCTATGACATTTAATGTACAAGGAAATAAATTAAATGCTATTTTAAATCAGCGTAGCCAAGATATTTTAACTGCTAATGCTTGGAATGTTTTTCAGTATAGTTGTTTAGTATATATGTTTGCACATGTATCAGGATTAGAACCAGGTGAATTAGTTCATGTTATCGTAGATGCACATATTTATGACCGGCATATTCCACAAGTAAAAGAATTATTGGAAAGACCAGAATATGATGTACCAGAATTGGTTATAAATCATCATGATAATTTTTATGATTATATTGTAGAAGATTTTAAATTAATTAATTATCAAAAAGGTAATCAAATAAAAATTGAAGTTGCAATATAAGTGAGGTTAAAAATATGAATGTAATTGCAAAACGTTTAAAGAAAGCTGCGGAATGGAATGATAGTTTTTCTATAATTGGAAATGTAGGAACATATGGCTGGGTTACAGGCGATTCGCAAAATGATGATGGCGAATATGAATTTGTTGATGAAGAAATTAGTTATCTTGGCGTAAACGAAGAAGGTGCAGAATATGCTATTAATGATTTTGATGATGAAACGAAAGAAATCATTAAAGAGCAGTGCCAAGAAAAATGTCAGGAAGGTGAAGTAGTAGTAGACCTTCAATTTGATTGTGATGATAAACATAGTTATATGCATGTTTATTGTAATAAACCATTTTCTCAAGAAACAAAAGAAGCCATTATGGATGTTATTAGTGGACAATACAGTGATGGATGGGGAGAAGGTTTAGAACAACATCCATTTAGTTCTGGAGAAAGTGAAGATTATTATGGAGCGACTGAAGAATTATGTGTTCAACTTTCTCCAGATAATGTAGATTTACATATTGGTTAAGGTGATATGATTGAAAAGATTAAAAAAAGCAGACACAATTTATAACTTTAGTATTGTTGGAAATTATAAAGTCGCTGTTTATAGTTTAAATTCAAGTGATGAAAAAGTAATATCCCCAGAAGAATTAGATGATGATCTTTTCATGAAAATGATTGAATTTGTTGAATCAGAATTTGAGAAAGTAAAAGATGCTTTTAAAAATGATATTCAAGGAATGTGTCAGAAAGATGAAATAGTTACTAATGTAAATTTCGTTTTGGGAACGGAAAAATCTAATTTAAACATCATATGTAATAAACGTTTTTCTAACGAAACAAAGAATAAAGTTTTAAATTACGTAAAGCTTAATTACTATAATGGGTGGGGAGATTTCATTGAGACGCATGAATTTCAACGTGATAATAATAATGTTTACTATGTGCATCTTCTTCCGTCTAATGCAAATTTAAGAATCAGTTAAAATAGCAGTTATGCTGCTATTTTTTATACGAAAGGATGAAAATTATGAAAGCAATTGTATGTGTAGATAAAAATTGGTGTATTGGTAAAGATGATAATTTATTGTTTCATTTAAAAGATGATATGAAATTTTTTAAAGAAACGACTTGGGGATATGGAATTATTATGGGAAGAAAAACATTTGAATCTCTTCCAAAAGGAGCACTTCCCTTTCGGCTTAATTTTGTTTTAACTAAATCAGATAAAACATATCAAAATGCAATTTCCATTCAAAATATTGAACAAGTTTTATCAATTATTCCTTCTAATAATATTTTTTTAATAGGCGGAGAAAGCATCTATAAACAGTTTTATAAATGTTGTGATGAAATTTATGTTACTAAAGTAGATGCTATTAAAGACGGAAATAAATTTTTTCCCAACTTAGATGAATTAAATTATAAAAAAGAGGTTATTAAACAGGGAACCTCAAATGATTTAAATTATACAATATATAAGTACATAAGGGATTGATTTGATGAATCAACTTGTTTATAAAAATTTAATTACTAATCTAGGAACAAATCCATACTTATATGAACAAGATGGAGTTCTTCATGTATTAGTAACTTGTTATAGTGAAGATTTACAGTGGATAGATTTATATTTATCATATGATAATGGTGAAACATGGATATTGGATTCCTATTTACCACCTGATATTTATCATCTTGATGATGCTAAAATGATAGCAATTGGTGATGCTAAATATGTATTTGCTCATGGAAGAAATGAATATAATGTTGATACTATCAGAATGATAAAATATGCTATTTATCAAGACGATGTATATGCTTGGGACGATGATTGGCAGGATTTATTTGATGGATATGTATTTGATGCGCGTATCACAGATGTTAAAGTAAATCGTGAAAGAACCCGTATCTATATTACATATGATAAAATGAAAACCACGGGATTATACGGCGTTTATTTTGCAATTTATAATATTGATACTAATGAAATTGTTTATAATAATGCTATTTCAGATTCTCAAACATTTGAACAGCATGGTGCAAAATTAATTGAGCTATATAATGGGAATATTGCATTTGTATTTGAACAATTAAATCAATACAAAAAGGGAACAATTCAATATAGTGAATTTGATATTATTAATTTAACGTATATAAATTCATCACAATTATCAAACAATGATTATTATAGTTATTATCATCCGAGTTTTGTTCAAGATAGTTCTTCAGGAATAAATGTTTCTTGGTTAGTAACAAAAGATAATTATGATACTTGTTTTATAGAATATACAAATATCATTAATAATATTCAGGGTGATATTATTACATTGAATGAAACATCAAAAAATAATAAATATCCTTGTATTATTGTTGATGAAAATGATAATTTATATATTCTTTACAATTATGTTCCTGTAGGCTTGGGTCAAGCTTTAGCCACAGATACTTATACTGATATGTCCATTTATTATATGATGAAAGCATATAATAGCTTAGAATGGAAACAGATTGATGATTTGACCATGAATAATCATAGTATGATTTCTGGTTGGTGTTATAATAAAAACATTTTTTGTCTTGCAGAACAATTAGGCGAAATTTATTTTGTCAGAATAGATACAAGTATTAATGAAAAAATTACACCAGTAACTGATTTTCAAATTACTGATATAAATAGTTCACAAATTTCATTTAAATGGTCAAAACCAAGAAATGCTGAAATTATAAAATTAGAGCAGTTGGATTTAGATAATTATAAAGAAGCTACTTTAATAAAAGATTTAGAAGTAGATGAAAATTGGACGAAAGTAGTTAATTTAACTTCAGGAATTTATAAATTTCAGTTGAGATGGGTAACTAGTACTGGAGATGTATATAACAAAATTATCTTACCATCTACATATATAGACACTAATGAATTTGAATTGACTTGGGAATTAGAAGATGATATGGTCAAACAAAGTATTTTTTATACTATAGAAACATGGTCTGATACAAATTTAGAAATTTCTAATATATCAGAAGAATGTACGTTTGATTATACATATATAACAAGATTTCGTTTAAATGTTATTGGAGGATTAGGCGAAGGAATTTCTAACGAAGTAGCACCGCTGAATATTGATTATGATGATAAGATTATTCTTACATGGATAATTCCTAATGCTACAGAATTAGAAGTTCAAGAAAGTCTAGACGGAATTTCATGGTTTAAATCCATTCCAGACCAGATTATATCTCCAATTTCTACGCAATGTACTATTTCTACTTCTCCAAACGTATCATATTATTATCGTATAAAATATATCTATAATGATAATGAAATGTATACAAATGTTGTTAATTTTATTAATAATGTTGTTTGTACTGGGATTGGATATAATTATATTACTATTCATTGGTGTGATATGATTGAAAATGAAACAAAGATATTTGAATATTCTACAGATCATGGAACATCATGGAATCAAAAATTATATTCAATTACTAATAATTCGTCTGCTATAACCAATTTAGATTATGATCAAGATTATTATATTAGGATTTGTTATCCAAAACGATATGCAGGAAAATATTCTAATGTCATAAAAATAAGGACATTAAAAAAACCAATTGATGATTTAAAATTAGAATCATTAACCGGATTAACTGCAAAATTATCATTTACTATATCTGATGATTTTAGTGATGTGAATATTACAGTTACCGAACCAGAAAATACAATAACATATCTATTATCTGAATTAGATTATTCTAGTGAAGACATTGTTATAAATGGTCAAGTAGTAGGACGAACAATTTCTTTCTATATTCATTTAGATAAAGGCCTTCCTTATGAAGTTACTGTAGAACCATTAAACAGTAAACGGGGAAATATTTCTAATGTAGTAAATATTCAAACACTTGGCGATAATATTAGTACATTAGAAGTTACAAATACGAATGCTCATGATATAACGTTACATTTTGGTGATTTAGACAGGATTACGGAAGATAATGTATCTCAGTATTTGTTGTTAAATTATTCCATAGATGATGTTAATTATACAACTATTCCTATTACTACTGTTCAAAATTTCACAATAGAAAATTTATATCAAAATACTCAGTATTACTTTTATCTTACATGTAATTATGGAAAATGTTATGGCGTTAGTAATAAAGTTACTAGTATTACAAATTCTACTAATTTTAATCCTCTTAAAGGCACCAGAATGCCTGGAGAACGTTCTTTTTGTGTTTTGAATGGATTCTATTACATCATGGACAAAGGTGTTCTCTATAAGGTTTCTGATGATGAACAAATTGTCTTGAAAGATTTTAATATTCCAGGAAGACGCACATATAATTATATTACTTGTGATAACGAACAATTCTATATTTTAATCTGTGCAGATAAAATGTTGTATTACATAACATCAAATGATTTAGATAATCCTCTTGTATTAAAAGAAAATGTTTTAGCAAATGAATTTTGTTATCCAATTATAAAATGTGATAATGAAGGAACTAAACATATCTTATATCAAGAAAATTTTGGAAGTTATAGTGATGTTATTTACGGTACTATTTCTGATACAATAACATTTAATACATTGACTTCTGGAAAATATGGTGTTATGGATATGACTTTAAAAAATCCTAGTGATAGAGGATTTAATGGATTATATATTATTCTGACTGGCGTTAATAATTGTTATTTAATTGAACAGATTAATTATAACCAAATGGAATCAGAATTATATAAAGGACGTAATTATCAGATTGATGTTATTCCAGTAGAAAATGTAAGTTTTTCTAATAAAAACATTTATATAGAAAGTGATAATTTAGATACCCCACGTATTACATGTCCTTTAAATGAAAATTATATGTATATTTTTAAATTAGATGGAGACCTGCAGATGCAGTATTTTATTGCAGATAAGATGCAAATGATTCCTAAGCAAGAATTAATTTGTGCAATGTATAATGACAATAAGTTTTGTACATCTAAATATAGTGCAATAAAAGATACATTCACAGATTATTTATATAATTCTGATATTATTGATACACCAGATTTTTATTACGATGACCAGTATGTATATGCTATATCATTTAAAAATGGTGAATTCCAAACAAATAAAGTCAATTATCAAGATATTAAAGATAAAAACAATTATATAGATGATACATGGATTAGTAATGTTAATACTTTGACTGATGGAGAATATTCATTTACTGTCTGGACAGATGGAGATGTTTTCAATTATCCTAAGATTTGTCTGCAGATTAATGATTTAGTTAGTGATATTACTAAGATTGCAAATAATCCAAAATTAGTTGAAATTACTAAAATAGAATTAGAAGATTTAATTTTAAAGATTTATATTAATGATGATGTTATTGATTTTGATATAACAACACGTACAAAATTAAACTGGGAGGAATAATTTTGGAAGAATTAGAAAATAAGCTAAATGATGTCTTAAAAGAAATGAATAAGACATTTCAGATAGAAATAGACCAATCAGAATCAATAAATGATGAAAATATTGCTACGAAATTAGTAATTAAAAATATGACTAATGATGGCAGCGAATTTATTGAAAAATTTTGCAGTCTATTTGGACCATTAATTACTATGGTTACTGAAAATAAAGAATTAGTCTATCAAGAAGATACTGGATTGGTTATTAATTATACAGATGTTATTGACAGAAGTCAAGAAAATTAAGTGAACATCTTTAATGTATATTGTATTAGTAAAAAAAATATTTGAAAAGAGGTAATAAAAACATGTTTGAACCTAAATTTTATTTAAGTAAATTTGAACCGGTTGAAGATACTAATTATTCTAAGCGTACTGCTAGTATTCCTATTGATGCCACAATGACAAATGCAGATGTTCAGGCTAAAATTGCTGAAGGTTATGAGAAGATTACTTCAGAAGACTGGAATTATTATGTAGGAAATATGGGTGCTGGCGATAATGGCACGGGTTACGTTCGTGATAATACAACCAAAAAGCCAGTTTCTGCTCCTCCAATTGTAATTACAAAAGCTCAGAAAGCATCTAGTTTGGCTTCCGAATATCAGGGGAAAATTAAAGAGCTTGATAATGAAATTGTTCTTGCTCAGGCTGAAGGAGATATTGAATTAATTGAAGAATTAAAACAGGAAAAGCAGGCTCTGTTAGATGAATATCAGTGGAAATTAGAAGAATTGGAGGCTGAATGATATGGTACAACGTTGTGTATTTTGCAAAAAGAAGTTAGACGAAAAAGGTCGTTGTCAGAATAAGTCTTGTGTTGATTATAAACGTACCAAAATTCTTGAGGAACAAGATAAGATTGACGAAGCAAAAAAGAAGAAGAAGTAATTAAGAAAGCAGAGTAAAATTTTTACTCTGCTTTTAGTCGTTCGATTTCTTCTATTAATCTATCAATTTGTTCTTGTAATTTATCGATGTCATCACTAGTAGCGTTTTTTACTACTTTAAATTTTGCATTTCCATCGGTAACTACATCATCTTTTTGTAACATAAAATCACCCCTTAATCGATTTATTGTTTTATATGCTTCATTTAATTTTCTTCTATATTTATCACATTCATTTTTGGTAATAGTAAAACATAAAATTATACTAAGTAAAATTACGATAAAAATATAAGATAGCATAAAAACCACCTATTATTCATTTTCGCCATTTGTTTTATAATCATTGTCTTTACTCTGAGTAAATGATTTTCCTGGTTCTGAATCGTTTGTAAGAGACATGACACCTTTGATAGAAAATTCGTTTGGATCGAGCATTTCCACATCTTCTATCCACGATGACCATGTATCTATTTTTATAGAAGCTATATAAATCTTATCAGAATTATATTCAATTGATGAATCTCCTGCATAAGAAACATTTTTAATAATTATTCCCTGATTTTGAATAAACCTTCTTAGAGAGAATCTGAGGGCTTTTGAAAGTAAATCTGCAAATACTTCTCTTTCTAATGTCGTTTTACATCCAATATCTATCTGAGTAGTAAATTCATAAGCTCCCTGATATCTCCAAGCTATAGTATGTCCATCTCTAGGGTCATGAATTGACTGACAAAAATCTGATAATCCCATAGTGACCATTGTCCCACCAAATGTAGTCACAATTACAGTCGGGAATTTTCTTAGTTTTTCAGGTTCGCAATCATAAAAAACAGCATCTTGAAACCGGTCTTCAGGAATCTGACGAGGTAATTTATGACGATAATTTTTAGGATTTCGAAAATATAATCTTAGAAATGCAATGATAATATCCTTAATGTGCCGTTCAGCGTGTTCAATAATCACAATTACACACCTCCCTTTTTATTTAAATAAACTATTTACAATAGTTGTAATTTATGTTATAATAAATTTAGGAACCTTTTATTCTGAAATAAGAGGTGATTAATTTGAAACGATTAAAAAAAGCAAGTCTAAATTTAAGTGAATTGTTTAAAACTTGGAAGGAAAAAGGAGAAAACCCTGACGAACGATTATTTGCTTATATTATTCAAGGAAGTTATAAATTTGAAGATTTAATAGACGATATATGTGAACGAGCATATAAGAAAAATCTTCGTTCCACTGAAATCAAACAAGATATGTGTAATGATTTGTATAACGAATCAGATTACGAAGAAATTATTAAATTTATTAATAATAGAGAAAAAATTGATTTTGATTCTGAAAATGAATTAAAAGATTACATTAAACAAAAAGATTTTTTCAAGTTTATTTATGAGTATATTCAGGATTGGTATCGATTCATCATATCAGAAAAAAATCAAAATGAAGATGTAGATATAGAAGAATGTGATGAATTAAATACTATTAAAGATGAAATTGGCGATGAACATAATGTAGGAAAAAAATTTACAATTGATGTTCCTGTTAGAGATTATTGTTTTGTGGTTTATAATGGAAAATGGTATATGGGTGATGAATTAAATTGTAATTCTCATACAGAAATTATTAATCATATTTTTGGTGATAATAGTGCAAAATCTATTAATCTTAGAGATATAGAAAATGTAGAAAATGCAGATCTAAATGCTCCTATTATTTTTGGAGATGGAATTGGGAATTTAGGATTTATAGAAAGTTATCAAAATATTTCCGAATCCGAAGCAGTTAATATCGTAAAAAAGAAATTTAAAAAAGTTTATCAATATCATCAAACAGAAAATAAAGTAAAAAGATTAGCAAAGAAAGTGTGATAAATATGACATTTCAAAATTGGCAATACATTTATCAAAATAGCGATATCGAATTTGATATCGATTTTCTTTTGGAGAAGATGTATAATCGAGGAATGCATTGTACAAAACTAAAACTACGACATGTAAAATCGATATTAAAAAAATATGAATTACCAGATAATGCATTTAAATACATTTATTTTACGGTGCAAAGTTTGTACTATATATATGCTAGAGAACAACATGTTCATAATCAATGTGATATTTATACAATTGATGATTTAAATAAATGCAAAAAAGATGTTTGGTATAAAACAGACTTGAATTTTAGTGTAGATGCTCCTTATAGAGATTGTCCAGTTATCATATATGACAATCAATTATTACAAGGATGTAATTCACATAAAGAATTATTAGAAAAAAATTTTTCAAATGTAGAAGTTTTATCGAATAATGTTCGAAATATGGAAAATATATTGGGAATAAAAAATAAACCAATACTATTTGGTGACAAAATTGGTGATAAAATCATTATTGAAAAAAATGATGGAGTAAACTGGAAAAAATTTTTTAAACAAAATGTATATGAATTTGATTTTATTCACAATTTAATAAGGAGAATACAATGACAAAAATACAAAAATTATACACAATCATTATGATATTCGTAATGTTAATGTTGGCGTTTGCAGTTGGATATATATACTATCGTGATTATCAAGATAAAAAATCATATCTTGCATGGTTTTACGAGAATTCTGTAAAAGTATATGATAAAGATTATCATATTGATAATGAATTAGTCCCTTTTGAAGATAATGTATATATCAAACAATTACAAGTTGGCGATGATGTTTTTTACATTATTAATAAGAAAACTGGAAATCATGTAAATCCAGAATTAATTTTAAGAAAAAATATCATTATTCATCAGGATGAACATGCATATTGGGGACATGAATTTATTCCTTATCCTCATAATAAACATCCTGAAGAAGTTCATTATATCATTCACTATATCATATCAGTACCTAATACAAACATAAAAGATGTAAAAATTAGTGAATAAGGAGAGATGAAAATGTATAAAAGAAAAGGTTTTGTGAATTATTTATTAATTACGCATAACGATTTAGATGGCGTGGCTTGCGAAATTTTGGCTAAAATGGCTTTTGGAAATGATATAGAAGTTTGTCTAGTAAATAATCCTCAGGAAGTTACTAATAAATTAATTGACTTAAAAACTACCGGAGAATGGAAAAAATATCAATTAATTTATATTACCGATTGTTCATTTGATATGAAAAAGTCTCATGAAATGCCAAAATTAAAAAGTCAAATAAAATTATTTGATCATCATGCTTCCGCAGTAGAACCATTTAAAAATTGTTCTTGGGCTATTGTTGTTCCTACATTACATGACAGGCCAACATGTGGAACGGAATTATGGTATGAATATTTATTAAGAAAAGGTTATATTAATCCACGTCCTTTTTTCGTTGAATTGGTTCGGTTATATGATACTTGGGAATGGAAAAAACAAAATTCTCGTATTCCTGAGTATTTGTCTACATTATTATATGCAAAAGGACATAGCTATTTTGTACAAACCTATTTAGAGAGATTGAAAAAATCAGATGTTAATGAATTAAATATTTTTAATGCTTATGAACGTGATATATTAGAATATGAATTTTATAAAAAAGAAGTGTCTCTGAAAAAAGCATTAGAAAATATTAAAATTATTCAAACAGAAAAATATAAAATTGGATTTACATATGCTTCGGGAGATTTATCAACTTTAGGACATGCAATATGTAATAAATACGATGTAGATTTTGCTATAATGATTAATTTAAATACAAATACAATTAATGCAAGAACTACAAAAGATATTGATTTATCTCAAATTATGAAAACATATTTTAATGGTGGCGGACATCCAGCTGCTGCAGGTGGAAAAATGGATAATGACATTACAACATATTTAATTGGGCATACTATTGGAAAAATTTCACCCATTATAGGAGAAGAAAAATTATGACAAAAGAATGGTGGGAAAATACTATAAATCATTTTGAAAAAATGTCTATGGATGATTTTAAAGAATTGGTTGAGAAAGTAGATAAAATACAATTACCTATTATTGATGATAACATAGTACTTCCTGAAAAATCATATACTTTTCATCATGAACTTGAAAAAATAAAATAATTTTTACATACTAATAAAGAGGAGTAAATCTCCTCTTTTTATTTGAAAAAATCATAAAGGAAGATAAATAAAAAGTCTTTTTTTATTTTGTTTTAAAAGGAGTGAACACTATGTTTCAATTTAATAAAATTGATGTAACTGATACATTGGCTATAATTGCTTTGAGTATTGCTTTAATTATGGCAATTGTATATGGTATGAACGAATTATCGATGTCTTTAGCGACAGGATTTTTCGGATATATAGGTGGCGTTGCTACTACTTCTACTAAAAAAGAGAGGGAAAAAGATGAAAAGATTAATACGCAAAGCTGATGTAGAAATTGATGAAACAGATTATTTATCTCACTTAGATAAAGTTGATGAAGAAGTAAAAAATTTATGGGCTGCTTCAAAAGCAATTTTAGAAGAATCTGATACATTGGATAATTTGCCAAAATCTTATTTTGGTACCATGACAAAATATAATAATCCTAATATTGAGGCTAATTTTTATGCACTTACAAATACATTAAGGTCTTATATTGGAAAAATTGATAAATTATCTCAAAGCATTAGAAAAAGTATTGATGTAAAATAAAAAGAGAAATAAATCCTCTTTTTTCATATATTTTTTATATAAATTCCTTAACAAAATTATCATTAATACAAGATGCAAATAAAATAATCAGCATCTTGTATTTTATTATAAACGATTTTGTTAAGGAGGAAAAATATGTCAAAATTAATAAAAGCAAATTTAAAAGATTTAAAAACGATTAAAGATTATCAACGTTATTTTGTTACTGAAGAAGATGCTAAAAAACATTTTCAAGAAATAAAAAATAATACTCCATCTGGACAAGACTCTAAAATTTATCCAGAAGACCAAGAATGGTGGGTACAAACCGGTGAAACATATTTTTATATGTATGAAGAACCACCTCTTGGTGTTATTGATATCATATATGGTTTATGTGAATGTTGTGAATTTAGGAAATACGGTTATGATGATGTAGTAACATTAGCATCATTCTATAAACTTGATAGGAAAGGGAATAAAGATGGTAGAATGTTAGAATCAAAAGAATTTGATTGTCAATTAAATAGTGTTTGCAAAAACATAGAAAATGATGGTGGAATTTCTGTAGATAAATATATATTTTCTTCAGGGAAAGGTTCTCCATATGAAACATGGGAAGAAATGAAAGAATATGCAACAAATGAAGTTGAATTAAAAAATAAACGTACAGGCATAGATAAAATTAAATAAAACTATTTACAATTCCTTCTTGCTATGGTATAATATAATCATAGAGGAAGGAGTTGTTTTATATGTATAATAATATTATTATGACAAAAATAAATATACTTGAAAAATTTTTAAACAAATTATTTGATAAAGATTTGATTTTATGCATTACACATGATAATCATATACATATGAAAAATTTTTCAGGATTATTTGAGAATTTACATAAAAAGAAAGCAAAAATTATTCCCAAACGATTTGTTGATGCAAATAAATTTTTTGATAAAAGTATAATTCATTATTATATTAACATTAGCCATAAAATTCAAAATCAAACAGATATTATAATTGATAAATCTCAAATGATATCAAATAAACAAATAAATATAGTTATTTGTTATTCAGATAATGCAAGTTATCATCAAATTCAATCGGAATTTAGTAAATGGGTAATGAAATATTTTGATGGGTCAAAAATTCATGAAAAAACAGTAAAAAGATTACATATCGTAAAATAAAGAAGAGGATTATGTCCTCTTTTTTATATTGAAAATTTTTTCTTGTAAATCTTGATTTTCTTGATAAAGTTTTTTAATTGTTTCTGTCTTATCATCACAAATTCTTTGATAACGATTTACATTTAATTGTAAATGACGATTTTTTGTATATTCTACATTTAGTTCGTGACGAATTTGTTCTAATTCTGTTTTTGTGCGATAGTGTGATACATATTCATTAATCATCATAACAATGATAACAAAAAATAATACTAAATATATAAGTATAATCATTTTCCATCACCCTTTCATTTAAAAATAAAGAGGAATAAATCCTCTTTATTTTCCATAATAATAGACAACAAGATAACTATTTAAGTAATTCCTATTTAAAAAACATAATCGCAGTTAAAAGAACGAATATACAAATTGACATAATTGTTAGCATTCTTTTTCCTTCATTAACTTAAATCCCTCCAAAAAAATTTATGTATCTTTTCATTAATTCCGTATCTAAATTGTAAACATAATCTAAATTATGCATTGCTAAGATATCATAAATTATAATTAAAAAAATCAAATCTGTATCATTCATTTGCATTTTCCCATATAATTTTTTTGGTTGGCTTGCATTAAATTTAAAATAGTTTGACATTTACTCATCCTTTACTACATGAGCTCTTCCGTTTTTCATTACAATCTTATGCATTGCCGAATCACATTCATCAAAATCTTGATTTTTAAATAATTCAGCCAATCCACTAAATTGTTTCAAACGTAAAATCTCATCTTTATCCATCCCAATGTGCTTGCTAATCCAAGCATCACTTCGACCAAGTTTATGAATAGTCGCTACAATATTACTCATTAAAGTTACATCATGTTGACCACGTGCTCTATTGTGTCTAATAGTAGAAGCCATACGGTCAGTTAAAGGTTTGTCAATTATAGTAACCGGTAAATATCCACCTTCACGCTTCATGATGTCCTTGTGGTTCATCATAGTTTGATATCTATGGAATCCATCCACTATAACATAAATATCATCTTCTTTATTGTAGTAACAAACAATAGGCATTGTATATCCATCTTCTAAAATTGATGTATATAACAGTTGAGTTTCTGGTCCGCCAACAGCATTAGGATTATATGTGTTTGAAATGATTTTATTGATAGGAACTTTTAATACATGATAAGCTGGAGATTCAAAGTCTCCTTCTTTTTTGACTTGTTCTGTTTGATAATTTTTATTTACCCATTGTAAATTAGCAATACGATTATCTAAGATATTACCATTTTTATGGATTAATAAAGGAAGATTTTCTGGATTAAATACTAAATTTTTAGCTATTAGTTCATCTACTTTATATTCTTTGTCATTAAGTTTTACATAGAATTCATCATTTTTTAAATACTGAGGAATAGTATTTTTTTTCTCTATATCAAAAACCAATCCTAGAGGAGATAAATAATATCCTTCAAATTCAACCATTAATTCTTCCATAATAAAAACCCCTTTCAAAATTTTCATTGATACTATTATAGTAATATATAATCTCATTTATTTTTTTATAAAGTTTTATTTCCTAAATAATTTATTAATACAAATGTAAGATTTTTTCCTTGCATTTGTATTTTATTTATATAAATTATTTAAGGAAGTGAAAAATATGTCAAAATTAATAAAGGCAAATTTAAAAGATTTAAAAACCATTAAAGATTATCAACGTTATTTTATTACCGAGGATGATGCTAAAAAACATCTTCAGGAAATAAAAGACAATACTCCATCTGGTCAAGACCCTAAAATTTATCCAGAAGACCAGGAATGGTGGATTCAAACAGATGAAACCTACTTTTACATGTATGAGGAACCGCCTCTTGGTGTTACTGATATCATATATGGTTTATGTGAATGTTGTGAATTTAGGAAATACGGTTATGATGATGTAGTAACTTTAGCTTCATTTTATAAACTTGATAGAAAAGGAAATAAAGATGGCGGAATGCTAGAATCAAAAGAATTTAATTGCCAAGCAAATAGTGTTTGTACAAATATAATAAATGATGCAGGGATTAAAGTAGATAAATATATTTTTTCTCCTGGAGATAGAGCATATGATGATTTAGAATCTATGAAAAAATATGCTGTAAATCAAGTTGAATTAAAAAACAAACGTACTAATATAGATAAACTTAAATAAAACTATTTACAATTCCTTCCTTTTGTGGTATAATATAATCATAATAAGGAAGGAGTTGTTTCATATGTATAATGATAAGTTAATTTTGAAAATAATTTCTCTTGAGAAATTATTAGATAAATTATCAGATAAAGATTTGATTTTGTGTGTTAGTAATGACGGATTTATGCATATGAAACATTTTTCGGGATTTTTTGAAAGTATGAATAAAAAGAAAGCAAAAATCATACCTAAAAGATTAATAGATGTAGATAAATATTTTGATAAAAATACAATTAATTATTATATTCATTTTTCTCATAAAATACAAGATAAAACAGATATTCTTATAGATAAATCTCAAATGATGTCAAAAAAACAAATTAATATTATTATTTGTCATAGTAAAGAGAAAAGTGATTATTATCAAATTCAAGGTGAATTTAAAAACTGGGCTTTAAAATATTTTGATGGGTCAAAAATTCGATCAAAATCAATAAATAGATTACGTATTGTAAAATAAGCATATTTGTAAAATAAGGTGGAGATTTATCTCCACTTTATTTTTTTACCATTTAATAACAATTTTAGCTTTACAAGTAAAAAAATCTTTTAATTCAATATCAAATCCATCAGCAATTAATCTATCTTTTACCCAATCAATATTTTCTGAACTTCCCGTATATAAAAGAAAAATGTTTTCATCAAAAATATCAATATGAATTTCATTAATATCATGATCACGAATTTTGTTTTTTAACATGCGCTCCATGATTTTACGTTTAATACGAAGATAAACTTCATTTTGAATATTTTCTAATTCAATATCTATTGACTGAATCATTTCAGACTTATTCATGATAAACTCCTTTAGACAAAAACTAATCCAACATTACGCTTCAAAATAATACAATCTTTAATTGGAATACTTTTTTCTCCAAAATTATTTGAATAAAAATATTTTCCTTTTGATTGTTTGTCAGCAATATAACGTTTTCCTTGATATAAAAATTCAACTCCTGGCATAATACGATGGCGATTAGCAAATGATTTACTTCCTTTATAAATGAAAATCATATTACTAGAATGAACCATTCTATAAAAAGAACTATTTTTACGAACTTTATTTACATCTATTATCATATTTGTAAATTGAGGATTTTTTTCTAAAAATTCTTTTAAAGAATTATTTTTTTGACCAAATTGTTTGCGTCTATTTTGACAAATAGTTTTTGTTTTTTGCTTATAATATCTATCTAAATTTTTATTAACAATTTGTCTATCATGACGCCTAAATTGTTTAATATCATATTTATTTTCAATAATAGGTGCATTATATCGCTTTAATGAAGAAACAGCAATACACCATGCATCAATATAATGGTCTTTATTTAAAATTAAATCATTACGAATTCGATATGTTTCAAATCCAGTAGTACAATTTAAAGGGAATATATTACTTAACTGTTCTACAAGTTGGTTTTTAATCTGATTTAATACAGATAAAGCTCCATATTTTTTCAATAATCCACCATGTTTTTGAACACATTTATCATCCCATTTTTGTTCTTTATGAATCAAATCATGATGTTTTAAACAAACTCCTGCAATATTATCAACAGTATCACTACCACCTTTGGATAACCATACTACATGATGATAATATTCAATGTTATGTTTGCAAAACAAGCAATGACCATCTTGTTGATGAGAAACATATTCATTTTTATTTTTAAATCCAAACAATTTACCTTTTTGATATTCCCAATTTTTAATATTAGGATTTTCCATTTTAGCAAAATCAAAAGAATTTAATTCCAATGTAATCTCACTAATAGGTAAAAACTTCTGAATCTTTTTCACAAGATTTACATGTGTACGAAGTAATTGAGTAGCAGTAGGAGTAAGCCATCCTTCTTTACGCTTGCGATTACAAAAACGCGATTGTTTATTTTTGATTAATTTAAATTCTACATCAACACTATAATGAGGCAATCGTCGAATAATAGTATTGTTTTTTAATTGAGGATTGTATTTTAAAAATCTTCTTTTTCTTCTTAATCTTCTATATTTTCTTCTAAGTTGTCTATGTCCTAAACGTTCTTCCATTAAATTAGGAATCTGTTTGTTTCTAGTAACAACATTACTGCTAAATAATTCTTCACCTTTCTCATTAATAACACATAATCCAATGTTAGTACGACCAGGGTCAATACCTAATATACATTTATCTACATTATGTGTTGTTTCTCTAAAAAATTGGATAGTAAAAGGCTTATATTTAACAATTTTAGTCTCTTTCTTTTTTAACCATTTTTTTACTCTGCCATAACTATGACAGGGCATTAATGGTTTTCCATTTTTATCTAATACATAAGCTACTATTTTCATAATAAACTCCTTATTGAAATTTTTAAATGATTGCAAATCACTGAATTTCAAAACAGTTCCTCACACAAGGATACTGAAAGCATATTCCTTATGAGTCTCCATGACATTCACATAAATCTTTGTAGAGCTTCAAGCTTGGAGCATTTCACGCCTAAAGGTACCATTATATAAAAATATAAACGATTATGTAAATTAGCGAACGTTGGATTAATAACCATAAAAGCCTTCGAAGAGTTTTACATTTTACCTTTTTTATGACTATCACGAATAGCATTAATTATTTTTGTTTGTTCAGCTGTTAATCCGAATCCCATGGTTTGGCAAGCGATATCGTTTTTCAAAATACATTTGCACATGCGTTTCCATGAAGGAACGTCTTTATTCGGAATATCATCTGTATTATCAGGTAATAATCCTTTAAAGATGATTTTTGTTTTGCCTTGTCTGGAAAACGCCGAGGTGCCATTTTCCTCGATATTATAGCCTTTTTCCTTTAATAAATTAATGGTTTCATTATCAACAGCTCCACCAATTTTATGCCAGAATAACAAAGATGTCATAAATTTTGATTTATAATGGTCTCTAGTTTTTTCTGGCAAAGTTCTTAACAAAAATCTTGTGAATTGTCGCCAATTTAAATTGTTTGGTGGATTTTTTAATTTTTCGCCAAATAATTTAGTATTTGCATACCTTGCTGTGAAGGCTGCGCCTTGTACACGATTGATTAACTTGTCCCAAATTTTCGGTTCAATGATTTGAAATAATGCTAATGTTTTTTGAGCAGCATCGTGAAATGGAGAGGCGACTCGCATTTGTGATGGCGTTGCTCCTGCTAAATGCATTTTGTCATAAATCTTATTATAGTCAAATCCAAATTTGTAATTACATACCCAAATATCATTGACTGAAAAATCGAAAATTGGATAAGCTTCTACTAAATCTGGAATCTCTTCATTGATTAAACAAGTCCAAGGAATTCCATTATGCATATGTACTTTATTATATACAGCACGATAACGATTTAGTGATTCTTGTGTACGAATACCTGATAAACAAATCATTTTTTTACCAGGATTTTGACTGTAAATATACTCTTCAAATGCTTTAAAATGGTCATGATAATCCATACCAAAGTAAAACCCAGGAAAATTAAAATTTTCTTCGGTTTTTACGGGAAAATCAGGTAATGGTCTTACCCACTTATCCTTTTCTTTGTTATTCCATGGAAACCATGAAAACTGATGAACACTTGTAGCCACACCTAAACGAATTGGTTGACAACACCAATAGGGTTTAATTCGTCCCTCCTCTGTTAGTTTTTTATATGTTCTAGTTACATATTCTGTAGTTAAAGTATATTGTGCTTCGACATCTTGATGCATAACCAAAGGTTTTATATCAAGATGATGGTCATCAATATATTTCATAACTAAATTTAATAAAACTCCGGAATCTTTACCACCAGAAAATGATATGCAGATTATATCGAAGTTTTGTGTAATATATGCCATACGTTCTTGAAATGCTTCATAAACGTTCATATCCTTCACCTCCAAAAATATTTTAGAAGGATGACTGATTTATCTACTTTATTTTTTTAGTAAATGTGTTAAACACCCTTATAAAAAACCAATTGTTTTTTTAAAATTTTAATATACATACAAGTAGTGAATATTTATAAAAAACATAAAAATATGTTTAAAATAATTAAACAATATGGTATAATATAAAAAGAGGAGGTGATTTCTATGAGTAATAGTATTTCAAAATGGTTTGTTATTAAAAAGATAAATAAAAATCACAAAAAACTATTAATCAATTATGCTATAAATATTCGTAAACAAAAAAATATTTTATCTGATTTAATCAGCAAAAATATATGTATATCATATACATATAAAAAAAATGAAATTATTACATCTACTATTTTAGAGGAATTATTTTTTTACAATAAACGATTTACAAAAGATAAATTTGTAAAAGTAATGACTCCTTATAGAAATGAAGATTTAGTAGATGGAGTAGCATATCAACAATTATGTAGACAGTTATACACTTTAT